TTCCTCTCCCAGACAGTGTACTTGCTCGTACTGGGAGTGGTACTGGTTACTTTAACTTATCTGTTCTCAGACAGTTTGAAAGATTAAACGTACCAACTTTACCAAATTCTCAAGCAATTGAAGCATCGAAGGATAAGATGTATGCTAGTCAAATTTTGGCACAAGCGGGACTTCCTATCCCAAAGACGATGCTGACAAGATTTCCTTGTAAATCAGAAACAGTTGATAAGCAAGTGGGATTTCCTTGTGTTATGAAAGTGGTGTCTGGTTCTCATGGTGCTGGTGTTTTTCTTTGTGAAGATGCCAAACAGTTTGAGGATTTGTCAGAACTTATTTCTTCTCTTGAAGCAAAATCTTCTATGATTGTTCAGGAGTATGTGAAAGAATCGGAAGGAAGAGACCTTCGGGTCATTGTTATTGGTGGTAGAGTTGTCGGTGCTATGCAACGAAAGTCTACTGATGGTTCATTTAAAGCCAATATTTCCCGTGGAGGTAAAGGGGAAGCATACGATGTTGATGACGAATTGGAAATGCTTAGCATTCAAGTTGCAAAAGTTCTCGATCTTGATATTGCTGGTGTTGATCTTTTATTTTCTAGCGACGGATACCGAATCTGTGAAGCAAACTCCGCACCTGGATTTAAGGGGTTTGAAGAGGCACTAGGAATTAATATTCCTCAAAAAGTATTTGATTATGCTAAGTTGAGAACTGTATAAGAATGGTCGATCTAGGAACTGTCACAGCACTCCTTCACAGGGGTGCTTTTTTATTGTATAATACTCTTATAGTCAATCAGACATTATGACCTACGAAGCAGAAGTTCAATTTAAGTTTGATGCTACCTTCACTCCCACCTATGGCACATCATCCTGGACTGATGATGATTACATTCCCGAAGAGCATTATCTGATCACAGCACCAGCAGCAGATCTTAACTGCAAGCAGTATTTCAGGTTATTTGAGAAGTTCATGCTCTGTGTAGGCATGGATCCCCAATCTATTCGCTCTGCTGCCATGTCATTGGTATTCAATGACTGTGTGTGTGAGGAAGAACAGCGTAAGGTCTGTAAAGAGTATGAACTGACCATGGATGAGGACCTGGAGAAGAAATACCAGGACTTCAAAGAGCGTGATGCTCAATGGGAAAAATTGAATGCCCATTATGAGAATAACTTTGGTAGTGAACCCAAGGACTGGGGTCGTTTCCAAGCATTTGCCAAATACACTGATAATGACTTGAAGAAGATGAGAACTATGTATGATACTCTTTATTCCGAAAATGTAGATAGTGCTAATGGAGTAGCATAATGGGAATGTTTGATTATGTGAGAAGTTCCTATTTTTTAAGTGAGGAATTCTTTGGAAACTGTCAAACAAAAGACATTGAAGATGGTATTGGTGGCACCATGACCCAATACTGGATTTCTCCTGATGGACAACTTTATATCATTGATTATACGCAAACTGCTGACTTTGTGGAACTCAAAGAAGGTGATGATGGATATAATGATAAGTTAGCACTCTTAAACTTTAGGTGGATTCCAAACGGAACTCATGGTAAAGTAAGACCATATTCCATTAGCAAATATGTTACAATCCATCCAGAAAACTGGGAAGGAAAGTGGGAAGATTGGCCAGAATGCCGTATTCATTTTAAAGATGGTATGCTTCAAGACTTTGAAATTTTATCTAAAGGAAACCAAAAATGAAACTAATCACACTTAAGCATCGTGAAGATTATGGACATGATTGGTATGTTCAGTTTTTGATCATTAAAGGTTGGGCATTGTTTCAAGGTTCTGTGAGTTGGAATGATTATGCCAGTTGGCCTTATCTTCAAATCAAATCAGGCAATGGCAGCACATTGAGTATCATGTTCTGGGCACATCGATTTGGTATTGATGTTGGATTCATCGAGCGTTATTGGAACTGGGATTACATGAAGAATGATGCGAATGGAGATCAGGATATCTACAAAGATTGGGTAGATCATTATTATCCAGAGGAAAGTGAAGATGTTCAGCACACCACTTAAAGGAACAGCACCAAAGAAAAATAGAACTACCATGAACTGGTTTGAATACTGGTTTGGTCATGCCTGGATGACAGGATGGCAGAGTATGCGAATGACATTCCGCATCTGGGCAAATCTGATGACATCAGATTATGATGGGTATGCTCTCATGAAAGAGGACGACCCTGAAACAGAATGTGTGGAATGGTTCTGGGCATCAATAAATGAAGATGATGTGTATCCCAAAGAGTTCCTGGAGTATTTGATGCAAATGGTTGAGGACATTGAACTGGGCAAGGTAGAGACATATTCTATGGATGAAGTAATGGATCGACTCAAAGATAGGTGGGATGATGAAGATGACTAAACGAAACTTTACCAAAGAACTCCTATACACATGTTATGAAGATATGGAGAATGGAGATGACTGAAGAATACGGACACATTTCTGATGCCTTTGATAATCTACCAGAAGAGGAACTTCTTATGTCTGAACAAGAAAGAAAAGCATTAGAAGCACTTGATAAACTCTATAAAGAGAATGGTAATGCGATGACAAAACTTGCTAAATTAGATGACTGAAGAACAAATCAAAATGCTCCGTTGTCTCATCAAAGATGAGATTGAATGTGCTCAAATTGATGGTATGGAGCATGGTCAATGGGGATGGGCAGAGAAACAACTTGATGAAGGATGGAAAGCATTTCAGGAGAGTTTTGATGACTAATGAGTTTCGTAATGGTGTGGCATTCAGTATTGCTCTCACTGCCTTTGCTTTTGTAGTGATTGCCATGGTTGTTGGTGATGGCAAACAAATCAGTGAATCATCATTTGAGGTGGTTGATAAGTATAAAGAGTGTGATGTGGTAAGATATGCACCACACCAAGTTGCCGAGTACAAGTATTTCATGTATTGTGAGAAGAACAAATGATTGACATTACAATTCGCCAATCAAATCCTAACTGTTTGGTGTATTATACTATCACGGTAGGAGATTGGATCTATGATGGTGATGCCCTTGATATTAATTCGGCACTCACAATGATTCAACACAATTTACAACACAATTGCCCTAAAAACAAATGAGTATCCCACATTTCAAAAGCAACCACGACTGGGAAGCATTTACCCAAATCTTTGATAGTCAATGGCATTGTAAGCGAGCATTGTTGAATCGTGTCAAGGATGATCTTTTCCCCAATACATCATGGAATGGACTATCATCTGGACACATGGAAGTGATCAACGACATTGTATCTAATCTCCTGTATGATGTAGATCGTAAGTTCAAAGAGACGCATCAGGACTATAAGACTGATGATGAGATGTTCATTCCTTATCGTTCATTCAAAGAGAATGTATTGGAAGCACTCAAAGAAGCAATGCCGTGTGCTCTCGAAAAACATAATCAGGAAGTTCTTGCTAAACTGGAATGTCCTCCTTGTGATACACTACAATGTGCCGATCACTTAACTGACGAATAAAATTTTGATATAATGGGGATCGCAAGATCCTCTTTTTTTGTCTATACATATATTAGAATATTGGTAAGTATGAAGATTGATTTTAAAAAATTAGGTACTATACCTTATATGAAAGATTATTCCTGCAATGATCAGTTTCAAAAATGGTTTGATGAATATAGTGATTTTTGGAAAGAACAAACACCTGAAGGTCTTGATAGCGTTGCTCTTATTCGTGCTATAGAGTGTACGAATGGGTGTGTGCAGTATGCTTTTAGGGATGAAGAACCATATGCACTAGATCTTGAACAGACAAGAATGTGTATGAAAACATCGATGTCATTTATAAAAACTAAAAAATTAGAATTGGATGATGGCACCGTTGTTGAATGTGATCCATCTATTATCAATGCATTGAATAATGTGAGAGATCTTTATATTAGGGGATTTAAGAATGGAGATGATTCTGCAATGATGGAATTTTATGCACAATCAATAGCACAATTTTATGTGATTGGTAAAGATAAAATGAATGAAAAATTTGATTGGATCGAACAAAAATTATCTAATGTCTTTGGTGAATTATTTTTAAAAATAGGGAGACAATATGTTATGGGGTATATAAACGCAGTCGCATGATAGATATTGGAATTATTGGTGCTGGAAATGCTGGTTGTATTACAGCATTAACTTGTCAGTTGTTTAAACGAAATAACCCAAATACTATTGGAGATATTTTTATTTACCATGATCCTTCTATACCTGCAGAAATTGTGGGGCAGGGTACAACACCTCCAGCAGCATATGTTATTGGAGATATGTTAGATATTGATTACAATAATAATTCAATACTTTATACCCTAAAAAATGGTAATATGTTTGAGGGATGGGGTAAAAAGAAAGATAAACATTTTCATCCTTTTTTTCTAGGTAGTAATTCTATACATTATGTCCCAAAATTGCTTTCTAAGGAAGTTTTAAAAAGTGGATATTTTAGAGTTATTGAAAAAAATATTTCAAATCCAGAAGAAGAATTGTCTCATGATCTTATTTTTGATTGTAGAGGTAAGTTAAATCGAGATAGTAATTTTTATGAAAAATTACTTAATCCTTTGAATGCCGTAATTATTTCAAATAAAAAAACTGATTCTATGATTAGAAAAAATAATTCTAATTGTAAATTAGAAAATGACTTTGAATATACACGAAGTGTTGCAACTCCAGATGGATGGACTTTTGTTATTCCAAATCATGACAGTGTTTCTTATGGATATTTGTATAATTCTAATATAACAAAAGAAGTAGATGCTAGAAAAAATTTCAAAAAACAGTTTGGAATTAACTCTGGATTAAAGATTAACTTTGATAATTATATTGCAAAAGATGTATTCTCAGGTAAAAGGACTGTTTTAAATGGAAATAGGTTATTTTTTTTAGAACCTTTGGAAGCTACATCTGTTTCTGCATATAATACTATTTGTGAATGGATTTTAGAATCTGTAATAGAAGGATATTCTCGCAAAAAAATTAATAGTGAAGTTAAAAAATATATAAAGGAACTAGAAACTTTTGTCCTATGGCATTATCAATTTGGTTCTAAGTATGATAGTGATTTTTGGGATTATGCAAAATCTTTATCCTTTAAACCAGACTCTAATTTTAATGAGATGTTTGATGTTAAAGATGATAGAATTTATGGAGCATGGAAAAAATTTAGTTTTGATAACTGGTTGCAGGGAGTAACATGATAAAAGTTTTATATTTTTCTAGAGAGAATAGAGATGGTGTTTGGGAATATGATTATATAAAGAATGAAATATTGAACGGAATTGAATTCAAAGCATATTTTCTTTCAATGGATGAAGTTAAGAAGACTTCTGAAAAATTTGACGTGTTTATCTATAGTTGTAGAGATCCTGAAAAATATCATTGGGGATATATGCCATCTTATGAAGATGCTTTAGAATGTGTTATAAAACTACAACCTAAAATTGTCATACAACTTTCGGATGAATATTGTCATGAAGATTTGGGTAATCATAATGAATTGTCCAAACACTGTAATTTGATGTTACGACAATATTGTCATGATAGTGTAAGAAACGATCTTTTTGGTACACCAATTCCCAAATATGAAAATATGGTTCATATACCTTTGGGATATTTGAATGATTTTATTATTGATAGGAAAGATATTTTACCGATTCGTAACAGGAGATATGCTTGGTCTTTTGTTGGTAGAGTCAAAGATCATCAATTTTATTATTACAACTTTGATTATAAAAAATGGTTACCAACGACTGATCGTCAACAAATGCTTGAAATTTTTTCATCTAGTATTAATAGATTTTATTTTAAGGAAAATGGTGTTGATAAGAATGAATTAATTAAAGTATATAATAATTCAATTTTTGTTCCCTGTGGTAGAGGAAATACATCATTAAATTGTTTTAGAAATTATGAAGCAACTATTTGTGGTGCTATTCCTGTTGTTGTTGGTAGAAATTATGAGGAGATAGGTAACGCTTTTAATTTTACAAAATTACCTCCTTGGTTATATGCTGATACGTGGGAACATGCCACAGTGAAGTGTAAGTATTTGTTGAATAATCCTGATCAATTGCAAAAAATGCAAAATAGTATTCTTGAATGGTGGGATGATGTAATAAATCATATAAGAAATGAAGTTTCAAATAAGCTGGAAATAATATGAATAAATAAATATAAACCTGTTTTAGTTTATGCATCCACTCCATTCTTCTGAGCATTACTTGTTTAATTTATATACAACATCATCTAATAATGCAAGGAGAATATGGAAAAACGCTATAAAAGAAAAATGGAATTGGAAATGTGCCTATTGTGACTCTGATGAAAATTTAACATTGGATCATGTAATTCCTAGAAGTCTTGGTGGTATAGATGCAACTCCTAATGTTGTTGCCTGTTGTGAGTCTTGCAATCATGATAAATCTCATAACAAATGGGATGAATGGTATAAGAAACAAGATTTTTTTAATATTAAAAGATATCGCAAAATACTAGAGTGGATTACTCCTGAAAAAGTATCAAACTTATATTCTTATAAGAAAAGGAGGAATAATTGTACTTAAATAAATACCAAAGAAGATTGATTCTTGACCCAACTGAGACTTAAATCGAAGAATGGCAGACATAAGAGCTCGTGTAAATACTCAAAATCAATCGAACGTTAGAGTCGGGCAGAGTAATGCCGTAAGGGTTGCTTCGACTAGTTCTGGATCGCAAGGTGTACAGGGTACACAAGGTGTTGGTGTTGATGGTGCACAAGGTGCACAAGGTACTCAAGGTGTTGGTTCACAGGGTACACAAGGTCTTGATGGAAGATATGCTGGAAGAGGTGATGATGGTGCACAAGGTGTACAGGGTACACAAGGTGTTGGTGTTGATGGTGCACAAGGTTCGCAAGGATTCCAAGGATTACAAGGTCTCCAGGGACGTGATGGAGCAAACGCTGGACAGGGTGTTCAGGGATTGCAAGGTACACAAGGTGTTGGTATTGATGGTGCACAAGGTTCGCAAGGATTCCAGGGATTGCAGGGAAACCAGGGAACTATTGGTGCTCAAGGATTCCAAGGCACTCAAGGAGCTCAGGGATTCCAAGGCACTCAAGGAGCTCAAGGAAGGCAAGGTGCACAAGGATTTCAGGGAACTCAGGGATCGCAGGGATTCCAGGGATTGCAGGGAAACCAGGGAACTATTGGTGCTCAAGGATTCCAAGGAACTCAAGGAACACAAGGTTTACAAGGTAATCAGGGAACTCAAGGATCTCAAGGTTTACAGGGACTCCAAGGAAATCAAGGAACTATTGGTGCTCAAGGATTCCAAGGAACTCAAGGAACACAAGGTTTACAAGGTAATCAGGGAACTCAAGGATCTCAAGGACTTCAGGGTACTCAAGGGTCACAGGGATTCCAGGGAACACAGGGATCTCAAGGTCTACAAGGAAATCAGGGAACTCAAGGTTTACAGGGTAATCAGGGGTCTCAGGGATTCCAAGGAACTCAAGGAACACAGGGACTCCAAGGAAATCAAGGAACTATTGGTGCTCAGGGATTCCAGGGAACTCAAGGATCTCAAGGACTTCAGGGTACTCAAGGGTCACAGGGATTCCAGGGAACACAGGGATCTCAAGGTCTACAAGGAAATCAGGGAACTCAAGGATCTCAAGGACTTCAAGGATCTCAAGGATCGCAGGGGTTCCAGGGCACTCAAGGTTTAAGTAATCAGGGTGTTCAAGGAAACCAGGGAACTCAAGGTCTTCTTGGACAAAAAGGTGATAAAGGTGATGATGGAACTTCTGTTACTATTATCGGATCGGCTGCTTTAACAGAAGGTAATGAAGATTCTGAGTTAAACAGTGCATTTCCAAGTGCTGGAAATGGTGATGGTGCAATTAACAGCAACACTGGTGATCTTTGGGTATATGATGGAGCTGATTGGAATAATGTTGGTAGTGTTAGAGGACCACAGGGTGTACAAGGATTACAAGGTTTAAGTAATCAGGGTGTTCAAGGATTACAGGGAACTCAAGGATCACAAGGTTTTCAGGGAACACAAGGATTCCAGGGACTCCAAGGAAATCAAGGAACTATCGGTGCTCAAGGATTCCAAGGTACTCAAGGGTCACAGGGATTCCAGGGAACTCAAGGAACACAAGGTCTTCAAGGCAATCAAGGTGTAATTGGTTCTCAAGGATTCCAAGGAACACAGGGACTTCAAGGAAATCAGGGAACTATTGGTGCTCAGGGATTCCAGGGAACTCAAGGTTCTCAAGGTTTCCAAGGAACACAAGGGACACAAGGATTCCAAGGCACTCAAGGATCACAAGGACTTCAAGGAAACCAGGGAACTATCGGTGCTCAAGGTTTTCAAGGCACTCAGGGAACACAAGGTTTCCAGGGTGTACAGGGATCGCAAGGATTTCAGGGAACACAAGGTTCTCAAGGATTCCAAGGAACTCAAGGATCTCAAGGATTCCAAGGAACTCAAGGAACACAAGGTTTACAAGGTAACCAAGGTGTAATTGGTTCTCAAGGATTCCAGGGTGTTCAGGGATCTCAAGGTTTCCAAGGACTCCAAGGTAACCAAGGTGTAATTGGTTCTCAAGGTTTCCAGGGAACACAGGGATCTCAAGGTCTTCAGGGGAATCAGGGAACCATTGGTGCTCAAGGTTTTCAGGGCACTCAAGGATCGCAAGGATTCCAGGGAGTTCAGGGCACTCAAGGATTAAGTAATCAGGGTGTTCAAGGTAATCAAGGAACTCAAGGTGTTCTTGGTGAGAAAGGTGATAGGGGTGATGACGGAAGTTCGGTCACAATTGTTGGATCTGTTGCATCAGTATCTAATCTTCCATCTAATGGTGATACTACTGGTGATGGATATATCACAACTGATACAGGTCACTTACATGTTTGGGATGGTAGTTCTTGGGTTGATGTTGGTAACGTTACTGGACCTCAAGGTGTTCAGGGTCTTCAGGGATTAAGTAATCAAGGTGTTCAAGGTTTACAAGGAAGACAAGGTGCTCAAGGACTCCAGGGTCTCCAAGGATCTCAAGGTTCTCAAGGATTCCAAGGAACTCAAGGAACACAAGGTTTACAAGGTAATCAGGGAACTCAAGGATCTCAAGGTTTACAGGGACTCCAAGGAAATCAAGGTTTACAGGGACTTCAAGGAAACCAGGGAACTCAAGGATCTCAAGGTTTACAGGGACTCCAAGGAAATCAAGGAACTATTGGTGCTCAAGGATTCCAAGGAACTCAAGGAACTCAAGGTCTTCAAGGCAATCAAGGATCTCAAGGTCTTCAGGGGAATCAGGGAACTATTGGTGCTCAAGGATTCCAAGGTACTCAAGGGTCACAGGGATTCCAGGGAACTCAAGGAACACAAGGACTTCAAGGAAACCAGGGAACTATTGGTGCTCAAGGATTCCAAGGTACTCAAGGAACTCAAGGTTTACAGGGTAATCAAGGAACTATTGGTGCTCAAGGATCTCAAGGATCTCAAGGACTTCAGGGTACTCAAGGGTCACAGGGATTCCAGGGAACACAGGGATCTCAAGGTCTACAAGGAAATCAGGGAACTATTGGTGCTCAAGGTTTCCAAGGAACACAAGGTTCGCAAGGATTCCAAGGATTACAAGGTTTAAGTAATCAGGGTGTTCAAGGTAATCAAGGAACTCAGGGTGTTGTTGGGCAGAAGGGTGATAGAGGTGACGATGGAACTTCTGTTACTATTATCGGATCGGCTGCTTTAACAGAAGGTAATGAAGATTCGGAATTAAATACTGCATTCCCAAGTGCTGGAAATGGTGATGGTGCAATTAATAGTAATACTGGTGATCTTTGGGTATATGATGGAGCTGATTGGAATAATGTTGGTAGTGTTAGAGGACCTCAGGGAACACAGGGAACACAGGGTCTTCAAGGACTTCAGGGAACTATTGGTGCTCAAGGTTTCCAAGGCACTCAAGGATCTCAAGGTTTGCAGGGACTCCAAGGAAACCAGGGAACTATTGGTGCTCAAGGATTCCAAGGTACTCAGGGATCTCAAGGATTCCAAGGAACACAAGGTTTGCAAGGATTCCAGGGAACTCAGGGATCTCAAGGATTCCAGGGAACACAAGGATCTCAAGGATTCCAAGGTACTCAAGGAACTATTGGTGCTCAAGGATTCCAGGGAACTCAAGGGTCACAGGGATTCCAGGGAACTCAAGGAACACAAGGTCTTCAAGGCAATCAAGGTGTAATTGGTGCTCAAGGATTCCAAGGTACTCAAGGATCTCAAGGTTTCCAGGGAACTCAAGGTCTACAAGGTAATCAAGGAACCATTGGTGCTCAAGGATTCCAGGGAACTCAAGGGTCACAGGGATTCCAGGGAACTCAAGGAACACAAGGTCTTCAAGGCAATCAAGGTGTAATTGGTGCTCAAGGATTCCAAGGTACTCAAGGTTCTCAAGGATTCCAAGGTACTCAGGGAACACAAGGTCTACAAGGTAATCAGGGAACTATTGGTGCTCAGGGATTCCAAGGTACTCAAGGTTCTCAAGGTTTCCAGGGAACTCAAGGTCTACAAGGTAATCAAGGAACTATTGGTGCTCAGGGATTCCAAGGCACTCAAGGTTCTCAAGGATTCCAGGGAACTCAAGGAACACAAGGTTTACAAGGTAATCAAGGTGTAATTGGTTCTCAAGGATTCCAAGGAACACAAGGACTTCAAGGTAATCAGGGATTCCAAGGCACTCAAGGGTCTCAAGGATTCCAGGGAACACAGGGTCTTCAAGGTATACAGGGATTAAGTAATCAGGGTGTTCAAGGTAATCAGGGAACTCAAGGTCTTCTTGGGCAAAAAGGTGATAAAGGTGATGATGGAAGTTCAGTTAGTATTCAGGGTTCTGTTACAACATCTTCCAATCTACCAACAGAAGGAAACACTAGTGGTGATGGATATATCACGACTGATACAGGTCACTTACATGTTTGGGATGGTAGTCAGTGGAATGACGTTGGTAACGTTACTGGACCTCAAGGTGTACAAGGATTACAAGGATTAAGTAACCAGGGTGTTCAAGGTTTACAAGGAAGACAAGGTGCTCAAGGACTTCAGGGATTCCAAGGTACTCAAGGTTCTCAAGGTTTACAAGGAAACCAGGGAACTATTGGTGCTCAAGGTTTCCAAGGCACTCAAGGATCTCAAGGACTGCAAGGAACTCAAGGTTTACAAGGAAGGCAGGGATTACAAGGCACACAGGGAACTCAAGGTCTACAAGGTAATCAAGGAACTATTGGTGCTCAAGGATTCCAGGGAACACAGGGAACTCAAGGGTTCCAAGGTACTCAGGGATCTCAAGGATTCCAAGGAACTCAGGGTAATCAAGGTTTACAGGGAAATCAGGGAACTATTGGTGCACAAGGGTTCCAAGGTACTCAGGGATCTCAAGGTCTACAAGGTAATCAAGGAACTATTGGTGCACAAGGGTTCCAAGGTACTCAGGGATCTCAAGGATTCCAAGGATTACAAGGTTTACAGGGTAATCAGGGTATCATCGGTTCTCAAGGATTCCAAGGTTTACAAGGTTTACAGGGTAATCAAGGAACTATTGGTGCTCAGGGATTCCAGGGAACTCAAGGAACTCAAGGTCTTCAAGGAACCCAAGGACTCCAAGGTGCTCAAGGACTCCAAGGCACTCAAGGATCTCAAGGTTTACAGGGAAATCAGGGAACCATTGGTGCTCAAGGTTTCCAAGGCACTCAAGGATCTCAAGGTTTACAAGGACTTCAAGGAAACCAGGGAACTATTGGTGCTCAGGGATTCCAGGGAACACAGGGATCTCAAGGATTCCAGGGAGTACAAGGTTTAAGTAATCAGGGTGTTCAAGGTCTTCAGGGAATTCAGGGTGTTGGATTCCAAGGATTGCAGGGAACACCAGGAACATCTGTTAGAATTATTGGATCGTTTGCTTTAACAGAAGGTTCAGAAGATTCTCAGTTAAACAGTAACTTTAATAGTGCTACTTCTGGTGATGGTGTAATTGATACCAATACTGGTGATCTTTGGGTATATGATGGAGCTGATTGGAATAATGTTGGTAATATTAGAGGACCACAGGGAATTCAAGGAACACAAGGTTTACAAGGTAATCAAGGTGTAATTGGTGCTCAAGGTTTCCAAGGCACTCAAGGATCTCAAGGTTTGCAGGGACTCCAAGGAAATCAGGGAACTATTGGTGCTCAGGGATTCCAGGGAACACAGGGATCTCAAGGTCTACAAGGTACTCAAGGTTCTCAAGGTTTACAAGGAAACCAGGGAACTATTGGTGCTCAGGGATTCCAGGGAACTCAAGGATCTCAAGGACTTCAGGGTACTCAAGGATCTCAGGGTTTACAGGGACTCCAAGGAAATCAAGGAACTATTGGTGCTCAAGGATTCCAGGGAACTCAAGGATCTCAAGGACTTCAAGGATCTCAGGGAACTCAAGGATTCCAAGGTACTCAAGGTTCGCAAGGATTCCAAGGAACACAAGGATCTCAAGGACTTCAAGGATCTCAGGGAACTCAAGGATTCCAAGGTACTCAAGGAACACAAGGATTCCAGGGAATTCAAGGATCTTCTGCAGAAAATTATTGGGTATCTACTGAAAATGTTGGACTGCATACACTTTCAGCAGTTGGTATTGGGACAACAAATCCATTAGCAGAAGTTGATTCTGGTAATCAAACAATTCTTGCTGCTGGTATTGTTACAGCGTACAAGTTCTACGGTGATGGATCCGAACTACAGAATGTAGGATCTACATTAACTGTTAGTACTAAAGCAGGATCTAGTGGAATTAATAGCACAGATGCAGTCTCTGATGTAACTGCTATAAGATTTGATAAAACAACTGGTTTCTCAGTTTCTGATCTTGGTTCTGGTGAAGTATTTGTTGAACTTGGTAGTACCTTTAAAACTTGGACAGTTGATGGGCAAACAAGCTTAGTTGCGGTTGGTGAAGATGAAATAGAATTCATTGCTGGACCAGGAATTGCTATTACAACTAAAGCAACAGATCCAAAAGCAATTACATTCTCTGTAGATGAATCTGAATTAACATTAGATACTCCTACGGATGGATCATTAGTATCTCCAGGTGCTCTCAATACTTTCGATAATCAAACTAAGATTATTGATAGTATTGATGATCTTAATGAACTTGCACTCAATATGATGAAGAATACTGCTGTTTCAAATCTTGACTTCACATCATCTACAACAGCTGGTGGATCACCACTTAGTATTTCTGCCGTAGCAACTTTCACTGGTAGTGCTGATAAATTTGATGTTGATTGGGGTGATGGAACAACAACATCTGATTATACAAATACTTCTATTCCGCACACATACACTCAAGCAAATGGTGGGCAGTTTACAATTACAATGACTGCTAAGAATTCTTCTGGAATTGGTGCTGGTAGTTCCTTTACAACAACTAAACAAAATTATATTACTGTTTATACTCCAGATCCTGTGGTTTCTTTTGCTCTTTATAGAGGTGCTAGTGGTGGATCAGCAATTTCTGGAAATAATTTATATGTTATTGAGGGTGATGCAACATATGGAACATTATATATGGATAACAATACAACAAATACATCGGGTGCAACTGTTGATTACACTATGAATTGGGGTGATGGATCTACTAACGATTCCATTGCCAACGATAATGCTAATGGTGGTGTAAGTGGATCTAGACTTTCTCATAGTTGGAGTGAAGGAACATCTTCAGGTACATCTAGAGATACTTTAAGATTAACTTTAAACAATCATAATACTGCAGATCCTAATGTAATTCCTACAAATTCAATAGTTAATCTTAAGGTATATGATGATGCTCCTACAGCTCCAGATGGATTAAGCACGAAAACATTAACGATGATTGTTGATTCTCAATCAGGTCCATCTATTGGTAATTTCCCTCTCCTTGCATATAACTTTACAGATAATGTTTCTGGTGGAACAGCATTGAGTGCTTCTTCATCTGTTAATCGTGCAATTCCTGGACAGACAGTTAATGCTGGACCATTTAGTGGATATGCATACGATGCTTCTGCTGGAATTTTAACAGCATATGTTGATGGAAGTGCTGATGGTGATATAACATTAACTAATACATTACTTACAGATCCAGTGACTGATGCAAGTCTTCAAATTATTGCCGAATCTGATTATCAATTATTAGATTCTTCTGGAGAAGCAGAATCATTTGCTCAGAGTATCTACCACCCAGATCTATATCAGGGATTTTTAGCAAGAGTTAGAAAAGAAACAAACAGTATGGCAACAGGTGCTCACAGTATGCAATTAGTGCACAGTACTACTGGATCTACAAATACGATTTCATTTGTTAAAGATAATATGACAAATAATCCAGTGGTAAATATTTCTTCTGCAACGATACAAGAAGATACTTCAGGTACTTATCGTTATATTTCTGGTATACCTTATTATAACTCTGGAAATCCATCTCTTACATTATCAAATGTAACAGTTACAAATCTTGTTGGACAATGTTATACAGATCAGAATGATATTGTTGAGGTTGATCCAGGCACAACTTCTGAAGGAACTGGTGGTATTATAGATGAGACTGGATTTGCATATAGTGAAATTAATAATTCGGGTTCACCAATGCTTAATGGAACAACACCTATTGCAAATACAGGTATATCATCTGCATACACAATTGGAGATTTAATAGTTCCAATTACGACTGTAAATGTTAGATCTGTTGGTAAGGTGAAAGTGCGTGCTAAGAATGTGAATGGAAATAGTAATTATACTTCTAGTATTAATACCAATATTCAGGTTCATAAGTCTAATCAAAGTGGAATTAGTGAGATTGGAATTGATGTTTCAAATTCTCTTGGTAATGGTGATTTTACTGATGATGGTATTAGAATATTTGATTTAAGTAGTGAAACATCAAATACTCCTGCTTTTAGTAGCACTACAAATTACTACAGTACAACAACTAATCACTATAGTGAAAGTTCTGACCCTGGAATTTCTACAACAAGAGAAAGTGTTGTAAGAATGGGTGTAATTAAGCACGATACTAATAATTATTCTTCTGGTTATTTACCTGTTGGACCCGATCTTTCATCAACATCATCCCCAGATAGAACTCAAGTTCAGTACTTTACTTTTGCATTCAGACGTAGAAATGTTCAGAACTTTGACATACAGATTGCGAGTGGTAGTACTGGAATAAAAGGACTTTGGATTGCTGCTCCTGGAACCTTTATAGATAGTACTAGTGGATTAAATGGATGGCTAAGAGCAGATACTGCATATGGAGGATCTGGTACGCCAGGAAGTGGAACTGGTGGTAATAATAGTGATGGATGTGCTTATAATGATGGTGATAGGATACTAAATGATACTCAGTTGTTTACAACAAATAGTCATACAATGACTCTAGGTACTCAAAACTCTACATCCGCACAAGATAATGTTATTTTAGTTAGAATTGCATTAGCATCGGGTCAGACAGTTACAAGCCTTAGCATAGAGGAGCCTAGCATAGAATAATGTCGATTAACAACAACCAAAAGGTAGATTATCTCTGGAAAAAGTTAGGGTATGGTAAGGCTAAAACTGATACCAACTCTCAGAAAAAGGCTGTAAATGAATCTATAGCAAGTCCTTTATTAATTAGAGGAGATATTATATGGGCTGATGCTGGTCTAATTCCATCTACAATACCTTCAAGTAGTTCTGGTGTTGTAACAGTTTATAGTGGAACTTCTCCAGTTGAATGTTCTGTAGATCAAAATGCATCTACTAATAGAACGTGGTTAACTAATATTACTGATTGGATTAGTACAGAGTTTGGTGCAACGTATATTGTAAACGTCTATGTTCATGATGAAGGTGATGCAGCAAATGCAGTTAGTAGTGGAGTTAAATTAACTGCTACTGGATCAGGTAATGATGATGAATGGTTTTTTGATTATCAATCTGGTGTTTTAAATTTTATAGGTGATAATTTACCAAATAATATAAACTTCAGTGGTAAAAGTGTTTATATTACTGGTGCTGTTTACAGTGGTGATATTGGACTTGCTGGAGCTGGCGCACAAGGTGCTCAAGGTATTCAAGGTCTCCAGGGATCTCAAGGATCACAAGGTCTCCAGGGAACACAGGGATCGCAAGGTCTTCAAGGAACTCAAGGAACTCAAGGTTTACAAGGTGTTCAGGGATTAAGTAATCAAGGAGTTCAAGGAACTCAGGGAAATCAAGGAACTCAAGGTCTTCTTGGACAGAAAGGTGATAAGGGTGATGACGGAAGTTCGGTCACAATTGTTGGATCTGTTACATCGGAATCTAATCTCCCAACTAGTAATAATAGTAATGGTGATGGATATATTACATCCGATACGGGACATTTACATGTTTGGGATGGTAGTCAGTGGATTGATGTTGGAAATATTACTGGACCACAGGGCACTCAAGGTATCCAGGGTTTAAGTAATCAAGGTGTTCAAGGTTTACAAGGATTCCAAGGCACTCAAGGATCTCAAGGTCTACAAGGACTTCAGGGAAATCAAGGTGTAATTGGTGCTCAAGGATTTCAGGGAACACAGGGTACTCAAGGTCTTCAAGGACTTCAAGGTAATCAAGGTGTAATTGGTGCTCAAGGATTCCAGGGAACACAGGGTACTCAAGGTCTTCAAGGTCGACAGGGTGCACAAGGTTTACAAGGTTCCCAAGGTTCACAGGGATTTCAAGGCGTACAGGGATCTCAAGGATTTCAGGGATTACAAGGATCTCAGGGATCGCAAGGATTTCAAGGCACTCAGGGATCACAAGGATTCCAGGGTGTTCAGGGATCACAAGGATTCCAGGGTGTTCAGGGAACTCAAGGGTTACAAGGAACTCAAGGATCACAAGGATTCCAGGGTGTTCAGGGAACTCAAGGTTTGCAGGGAACTCAGGGATCTCAAGGTTTGCAGGGAACTCAGGGATCTCAAGGTTTGCAGGGAACTCAGGGATCTCAAGGTTTGCAGGGAACTCAGGGATCTCAAGGATTCCAAGGTACGCAGGGCACTCAAGGATTCCAAGGTGCTCAAGGTATTCAAGGTATTCTTGGTCAAAAAGGTGATAAAGGTGATGATGGAACATCAGTTACTATTGTTGGATCATTAGCACTTACTAATGGGAATGAGCAGACTGAATTAAATGATAGTAATAATAGTTGGTATCCAGCTGGATCGGGTGATGGTGTAATCGACACTAATACTGGTAATCTTTGGGTATATGATGGTAGTCAATGGGGAGATGTTGGTACTGTTAGAGGACCTCAAGGTCTTCAAGGACTTCAAGGTAATCAAGGTGTAATTGGTGCTCAAGGGTTCCAAGGAACACAAGGTTCTCAAGGATTCCAAGGATTGCAAGGTTTACAGGGAAATCAAGGAACTATTGGTGCTCAAGGATTCCAGGGAACTCAGGGAACTCAAGGATTCCAAGGCACACAGGGAACACAAGGATTCCAGGGACTTCAAGGAATTCAAGGAACTATCGGTGCTCAAGGTTTCCAGGGAACTCAAGGTTCTCAAGGATTCCAAGGCACACAGGGAACACAAGGTCTTCAAGGCAATCAAGGTATAATTGGTTCTCAAGGATTCCAGGGTGTTCAGGGATCTCAAGGTTTCCAAGGAACTCAGGGTAATCAAGGTTTACAGGGAAATCAGGGAACTATTGGTGCACAAGGGTTCCAAGGAACTCAAGGTTCTCAAGGATTCCAAGGTACGCAGGGTACTCAAGGATTCCAAGGTACTCAAGGACTACAGGGTATTCAGGGTAAAGAAGGAATTCAAGGAAGACAAGGTGTTCAGGGTGTTATTGGTGAACAAGTTGTTGCACAAACATTTACAGTTACCATAAGTAGTGGTGATTTTGTAATTAACGGTGTTGTAAAAGATAGTTTACATCTTATTCGTGGTCAAAAATATATTTTTGATCAAACAGATAGTTCAAATCAATCACCAGCAGTTCATGAATTACTGCTTAGGGAAGTTGGAAGTTCTTCACAATATACTGATGGATGGACTGATAATGGTGGATCTATTGGATCAACATTGATTTCAACTTTTGTTGTTCCTTATGATGCACCTGATAATCTTGAATATTATTGTTCACAACATTCAACTGGTGATGAGAAGGGTGATATAATCGTTAGAACTTTAAATGCTTTAGATCTACAAGGTCTTCAAGGATCTCAAGGACTCCAAGGAACTCAAGGATCTCAAGGACTTCAAGGTACTCAAGGATTACAAGGTGTTCAGGGTCTTCAAGGAACTCAAGGTTTGCAGGGATTCCAAGGAACTCAGGGTACTCAAGGACTTCAAGGACGACAGGGTGCACAAGGACTGCAAGGTACTCAAGGACTGCAAGGTACTCAAGGATTACAAGGTACTCAAGGATTACAAGGTATTCAGGGAAGAACTGGACCTGTTGCTGGATCTGCAGATCAAGTAATTTACAAAAATAATTCTGATCAGGCAGTTGGATCTAATAATTTAACCTTTGATGGTAATACACTAAATGCTAATGCATTAACTGTTTCAAATAACGCCAGTGTTGGTGGTGATTTGACTGTTACTGGAAATCTTTCTATAGGTGGTACTGCATCAAACGTAAGAGTGCAGGACTTGAGGGTTACTGACAAAGATATAATTCTTGGTGTAACAACTTCCTCAAACTCTGAATATCCATCTGTTGATCTTTCAACAGATACTACTGCTAATGGTGGTGGTATTGCTATTGCTTCAACTGAAGGAAGTCCTTTAGTTACGATAGATGTTTCTGGTATTGAAACACATCCTTCCACATATAAGAAACTTATGTGGTTTAAGGCTGGCACTTTTGCTGGACTTAATACTGATGCATGGTTAAGTAATTATGCAGTAGGTATTGGAACTACACACATGGTTTCTGGTACCGTTCTTGGTGTTGGTGGTGATGTTTCTATCAGAGGATCTATAGCAGATAGTAGTGGTGATAAGGGAACATCTGGTCAAATATTGACCTCCACTGAGACTGGTATCAATTGGATTGATCCTTATGCAGCAGGTTTACAGGGTTTACAGGGATTACAAGGAACACAGGGTGTTCAAGGTTTACAGGGTATTCAAGGTTTAAGTAATCAGGGTGTTCAAGGAACCCTAGGAAATCAAGGAACACAAGGACTCCAAGGTATTCAAGGACTCCAGGGAACGCAAGGTACTCAAGGTTTACAAGGAACACAGGGGACACAGGGATTCCAGGGAGTTCAGGGCACTCAAGGATCTCAAGGATTCCAGGGAACACAAGCAACACAAGGACTTCAAGGTCTTCAGGGTAAAATTGGATCTCAAGGTTTCCAAGGACTTCAAGGAACTCAAGCTACTCAAGGAAACCAAGGAGTTCAGGGTGTATATGGTGAACAAGGTAATCAAGGCGCCCAAGGTATACGCGGCGTTGATGGTATCATTGGTGTTGATGGTGCTCAGGGTGCTCAGGGTGTTCAGGGATTAACTGGTCCTATCGCTGGATCTGATACTCAGGTTATATTTAATGATGGTGGAGTATCTGGTGCAACATCAGACCTCGTATTTGATAAAACAAATAAAAGGTTGGGTATTGGAACCACTGCTCTATTTTCAACTCTTCAAGTTGATGATTATGGAGTTGCAGTTGGAACTGGAACTTTTATGGCTTCAGCTGGAACTGAGTTTGAATTGGATGATTATAATTTCTTGCAGAGTGATAATAGTATACATAAAGTATTTGAATACACAATTTACATAGAAAATAGTGTAGGAATTCAAGTTCAAAAGATTTTATTAATGACTGATGGAACTAATGCCTATCATCAAGATTATGCTATCATGAATACATCTTCTTTGATAGTTCAGTTTGAATCTGGTTTGCAAGGATCTGGAACTACTCAAGAGGATATATATTTGGCTGCAGTACCTGAAACTGGTGTCAGTGGAATAACTACTTACAAATATGTGAGAAAAGTTTTAATTTAATTATGATTAAAAAATATCAAATAAATAACTAATAAAACATATATCTAATGGCAGATAAGAGTTTTGGTGTAAATAATCTAGATATATTTGGGGATTCCATTAGAAGTGTAAATTCTGATGGGACGTTAAATATTGAGTCAAATACTCTTGGAATCAGTACAAATTTAAATGTAACAGGAGTAACAACATCTTCCAGCTATAGAATATCTGGATATGGTGAAGTAATTGATTCAAATGGTAATTGGGTAGGCGAGGGATCTAATTTACAAGGAACTCAAGGTCTTCAGGGTTTACAAGGACCTGGTGGTGGCACAGGTGTTGATGGAGCACAAGGAACACAGGGAACACAAGGACTTCAAGGAAACCAGGGAACCATTGGTGCTCAAGGTTTTCAGGGAACACAGGGATCTCAAGGATTCCAAGGAACTCAAGGTTCTCAAGGATTCCAAGGAACTCAAGGAACACAAGGTTTACAAGGTAATCAGGGAACTATTGGTGCACAAGGTTTTCAGGGACTTCAAGGTACACAAGGTACACAAGGATTACAGGGAATTCAAGGATTTACTGGTGGTGTAGGTAGTGATGGTGCTCAGGGATCTCAAGGAACTCAAGGTCTTCAGGGTCTCTTTGGTGCTGTTGGTGGTCAAGGTTCTCAAGGCACTCAAGGATTACAAGGAACTCAAGGTTCACAGGGATTCCAGGGAACACAAGGATCTCAAGGATTCCAGGGAACTCAAGGGTCACAGGGATTCCAGGGAACACAAGGATCTCAAGGATTCCAGGGTCTTCAAGGAAGAACTGGTCCTATCGCTGGATCTGATACTCAGGTTATATTTAATGATGGTGGAGTATCTGGTGCTTCTAGTGATTTAACATTTGATAAAGATAATAAAAAACTTACAATAGGTTCAAGTAATGGTATAGGTATTAACACTAATACTATTACTGGACCTTCACAAATAACAATTGATCCTGCTGCTGTTGGTGATGATACGGGATCTGTTAGAATAAGAGGTGATCTTTTTGTTGATGGTGAAGAATTTATTGTTAAGTCTGGTACTATTGAGTTAGGTGATCATGTTGTTGGAATTGCTACAACTTCAACAACTGATACATTAGCTGATGGTGCTGGTATTGGCATTGGAACTAACAAGTTTTTCACTTTTGATAATACTAATACAGCATTTAAGTCTACTGAAAACTTAAACCTTGAGACTGGACACACATATAAAATTGATGGAACAGATGTTCTTTCCAACAAAACACTTGGAACTGGTGTAACAATATCTAGTTTAAGATCTGTTGGATCTGGTTTAATTAGTGATAGGCAAGAAGTATCTCCAGAATCTTCTGATTTTATACTTTATTATGATTCTTCTGATCAAACTCTTAAAAAATCTACAATTGAAAATGCTGCCCTTCAAGGACTTCAGGGACCACAGGGGGTACAAGGATTCCAAGGAACACAAGGCACTCAAGGATTCCAAGGTACTCAAGGATCTCAAGGACTACAAGGTCTTCAAGGTTCTCAAGGTGATGCTGGTATTGATGCTTATGGCATTACATACAACTTTGATAGTTCCACAACTGCTGCAGACCCAGGAACGGGAGATTTTAGATTTAGTATTGATTGGACAACAGGATCACCAGGAAATTCTTACAATGCTTATGTAAGTGAAACTGATAATAATTCTATAGGTATTGGTCCACTTCTTGATACTTTAGATGACTCCTCAAGTACTAATAAAGCTCTAGTCGTTCTTTACAAAAAAGATACTCCAACAGTAAATGCTAAGTTCTATGTAACTGGTCAAACTGATAATGGTGCTTGGAGAACTTTAGATATTGACTATCTTGATAGAGATAGTTGGGCAAGTATTAGTAATGGTGATGAAGTCTTTATGACTATCTCCATTATTGGTGATGCTGGATCTCAAGGTGCCCAAGGTCTTCAGGGACTACAAGGTCTCCAAGGTACTCAAGGATCTCAAGGATTCCAGGGAACACAAGGATCTCAAGGATTCCAGGGAACTCAAGGGTCACAGGGATTCCAGGGAACACAAGGATCTCAAGGATTCCAGGGAACTCAAGGGTCACAGGGATTCCAGGGAACACAAGGATCTCAAGGATTCCAGGGTCTTCAAGGAAGAACTGGACCTGTTGCTGGATCTGCATATCAAGTAATTTATAAAGATGGTTCCAATGAACCAGTAGGATCTAATACCTTACAATTTGATGGACAAAATTTATCTGTTTCTGGTGAAGTAAACGCTCTTGGTGGATTTAACCTTGGTATTCATTCTGGTGGGACAGCGATTACAACTGGTATAATTACTGCCGTAAACTTTATTGGAACTGGTAATACAGTATCTTATAATAGTTCTTCAAAAGTTGTTGATGTTTCTATTTCTGGTGGTGATAAATGGATTCTTGTAGAAGATGATTACACAGCAACTGTCGGAGACCAAATTGTTGCTGATACTATAGGGAATCCCGAATCTACTTCTAATCCCTTTACAATAACTTTACCATCAAACCCTGTTTTTGGTGATACTGTTACAATAGCTGATGGTCATGATTGGAGTCTTGCAAATCTAACAGTTACATCTTCTGATAATATAGAATCATCATCATCTGATAGAACTGAAGGTACTCAACATGCATTAGTTAAGTATGTATATCTTAATTCTAATGTTGGGTGGAATAGATATACTCAATATGAGGCTCTTCAGGGTGCTCAGGGACTTCAAGGTTTACAGGGATTACAAGGGACTCAGGGTTTACAGGGAATACAAGGTAATCAAGGAACTCAGGGAAGACAGGGTCTTCAAGGAACTCAAGGAATAGGTAATCAAGGAACTCAAGGTCTTCAGGGTTATACTGGTGATTTTGGTTCTCAAGGTGCTCAGGGACTTCAAGGTTTACAGGGTCTTCAGGGACTTCAAGGATCAAATGCTGGGCAGGGTGTTCAGGGTGTTCAGGGTATTACTGGTTATATCGCTGATGGTGGTGTTGAGAGAACAGTTACATCTGTGATTATTGGTGCTGCAGCAACTGATAGAATATCCGCTAATTATACTGTTGGATATGTTGATGTCTTCTTGAATGGATCTAAATTGGATTCAAGTGAATATACTGCAACTAATGGTTCATCTATCATCTTTACTGAGGATCCTGTTGAGAATGATATTATTGAAACAATCGCTTATGAGAGAGTAAGTCTTGGGTCAATCATTGGTATTACTACATCATCGGCATATACTTTAGTTTCTACTGATGCTGGTAAATTTGTTAATACTAGTGATGATGTAATCATACCTCAAAATGTTTTTAATGAGGGGGATATAATTTCCGTTTATAATAATTCTGGAGCTACTTTTGATGTTGTGCAAGGTTCTGGAACCACTGTTTATCTTGGTGGAGTTGGAAGTACGGGAAATAAAACACTTTCAGCAAAAGGTCTTGCAACAATTTTATGTGTTGGAACTAATAAATTTGTAATTGTTGGTGCGGGGGTAGTATAATGTCAATTCTTCAAATGTTATTTCATCGCGAAGTTGCAATTATGACAAGCGGTGGAACAGTATTAGAACCAGGGAATGGATATAAGTATCACGTATTTACCAATCAAAATAGTACAGAATACTTTCAAATAATTAAAGCTCCTCAGAATCAATTAACATTTGATTATATTATTATTGGTGGCGGTGGTGGTGGAGGAGCGACTAGAACAGAACCCAATAATCAGAGTACATATGGTTCTGGTGGTGGAGGAGCAGGAGGTGTTTTGGCAGGAATTGGTACTTTGAGTGTTGGATCCTATGCTGTTCAATGTGGTGCTGGTGGAACAGGTGGAATTGATGGTGCAACTGATGCTATTGCTTATGGTAGGGGTAATAATGGAACACCATCCTATCTTTGGAATGGGGAGACTAATAGTGGTATAGGAACCGCTATTGGTGGTGGAGGTGGTGGATATGGTACTTGGAGTGGACCTGAGTCGAGTACATATGGTCCTGGAAATCCTGGTGGATCTGGTGGAGGTGGTGCTGCTCCATCAAGAACTAAGGGGTCTGGAACTCCTGGACAGGGAAATGATGGCGGACAAGCAATTTTTTCTGGAAATGTAACTGCTGGTGGTGGCGGCGGATCTGGTGGTAATGGTAGCAGTAATACTTATGGTGGTGTGGCTAACACTTACCCAATTTATCCAGCACCAATAATTGCTCCTGCAATACCATCTACAGATAGACCTGATTGGACTCCAACTGTAACTACATCAGGATATTATGCTTCTGGCGGTAATGGTGGAAGCAGTAGTAATAATTTAACATCTTTAGGTGGTGCTGGTGGTAACAGTGCATTTCTTAGTGTTTCATATAGACATGCTCATAACTACACTGGTGCAGGTGGTGGTGGGCATCCTGGAAGATTTGGTTATGCTGGTGGTGATGGTGGACATGGGGCTCATGGTCTTGTTGTTATTCGGATTGATGTTTCATAACATGTTTTACATTTATAAAAATAAATACTTAAAACCATAGGAATATAATGGGAAAGTCTAGACAAACTGGTAAGTTATCTTCAGATGGAATGCTTTTCCCCTCAGTTACTGATGGGAAGGTGGGGATAGGCACGACTATACCTTCTGAGACTTTACATATCCAGGGAAGTGCGAGACTTACTGGAGAACTGAAAGATTACTATAATGTTTCGGGAACTGCAGGGCAGATTTTAATCTCAACTGGATCTGGAGTATCGTGGACTTCTGATGGGTCTACAATTACTGGTGTTGGAGCACCTGGTTATTGGGAAAGTAATACGGTAGGTCTTTCCACAAATTCTCATGTTAGTATTGGCGCTGGTTTAAGTGTAACTGGTATTTCTACCTTTAAAGATCGTATACAACTTGGCGATACTTTAGGTAATGGATTATATGTTGGTAATGATAATGATCTTATAATATACGAAACTTCTGGTGATGTTGGGATTAACTACCAGACAAGTGGTGGAACATTGTTTATCCGTGGTGATAATGTTAAGATCGATACGGCTGGATCAAAAAGAATTCTCACACACTCTGCTGGTGCAGTAGATCTTTATTATGCTGATAGTAAAAAACTTGAAACTGCTAATACTGGTGTAAGAATTACTGGTGGACTTCTGGACAAAGATGGTGATATTGGATCATCTGGACAAGTATTAAGTTCTACTGGAACTGAGATTAATTGGGTTGATGCGGCAGTTGCTTCTCAAGGACTTCAAGGGGTTCAAGGTGTTAAGGGGCGTGGAGGTGGAGTAGTATATCGATATAGTAATACAACAACTAAGTCTAATCCTGGAGCGGGTTATTTTAGATGGGATGATACATCCGCAGCATCAGTAACAGAAATATACATTCATCATAATGATTTACAAAACATATCTCAAACTTCGTGGATTGGTAATTGGTCTTCTATAGGGGGAGCAAATCCTATAGGATATTTACATATACAATTATTTAATTATACTTGGACTTTTGAAGTTACTGATATAGTCGATGAATCGGTTAACCAAGGTACTGATACATATTACACACTTACTGTTAGTCTTTCATCTGGTAGTATCACCACAATTGGTAATAACAATCATTGTTCTATTTTCTTTGTTCCTACTGGATTGCAAGGTGTTCAAGGTGGATTATCTGCTCAAGGACTTCAAGGACTTCAAGGTATTAAGGGAGATACTGGCAACTTTGGTGGTGCTACATTTTATTATACCTTTGAAGCAAATACCACAGATGCGAATCCAGGTTCAGGAGATATTAGATTAGATAATTCAACTCAGAATGCTGCAACGGGTATCTATATTTGTGACATAGATGAGAACGGTAATGATATATCATCTTATCTACAAACTATTGATGACTCTACAAGTACTATCAAGGGTCATGTCAAGATTTCAAACAAAACAGATCCAAGTCAATTTATATTATTTACAATTTCAAGTCTTACAGACAACAGTGGATATTTTGATATTACGGTAAGTCCTGTAGATTCATCGGCAACTAATCCATTTAGTGCTGATGAAGACATTATAATAACCTTTGCTAGAACTGGTGATAAAGGAGAAACGGGTCCTCAAGGAAATCAGGGAACTCAGGGTGTTCAAGGATTCCAAGGAACTCAGGGTGTTGGATCTCAGGGAACTCAGGGTGTTAAGGGTGAAGACTCTAACGTACCTGGTCCTCAAGGTGCTCAAGGTCTTCAAGGTCTTCAAGGTCGTGATGGATCTAATGCTGGACAAGGTACTCAAGGTTCTCAAGGATTCCAAGGTCTTCAGGGGCAAAGAGGTCAAACAGGTGCTGGTACTCCTGGTTCCGATGGTGCTCAAGGTACTCAAGGACTTGTTGGATCACAACCTATTGCAAAACAGTATGTTGTTACTGTATCTGGTAGTGTTTTTGTTCTAGATGGTGATTCTCAACCATCTTTATCTTTATTCAGGGGTCAAAAGTATACCTTTGATCAATCTGATTCTAGTAATGTTAGTCATGAATTAGAATTAGAACTTCTAAATGGATCTGGATACACTAGTGGATGGACTGATAATGGTGGTACATTAGGAACAGATTTGGTACATACTTTTGTAGTTCCCTACGATGCACCAGACCAACTTAATTATAGTTGTGTTACTCATGGAACTTCTATGGGTAATACCATTAACATCTATGATCTTACTGCCTCTGACTTACAAGGTCTCCAAGGTATAATTGGTTCTGGTGCTCAAGGCACTCAAGGATCTCAAGGATTCCAAGGAACTCAGGGTGTTGGATCTCAGGGAACTCAGGGTGTTAAGGGTGAAGACTCTAACGTACCTGGTCCTCAAGGTGCTCAAGGTATTCAAGCTACTCAAGGTCTTCAGGGTCTTCAGGGAGTTGGATTCCAAGGTTTACAGGGACCAGCTGGTGCTGGTAGTGCTATTACAGTTCAGGATGAGGGTTCTGCTTTAACAACAGCAGCATCCGTATTAAACTTTGTTGGTAGTGGTGTAGTTGCATCAGGAACTGGTTCAACAAAAACAATTACAATTTCTGGAGGTGGAGGTGGTGGTAGTACTACAAGAACAGTTACTACTCAAACTGTTAGTAGTGCAACCGATACATATTCAGTTACTTATGATGTTGGATATCTTGATGTATACCTTAATGGTGTCAGATTAGAAACTGGTGAATTTACGGCAACAAATGGGACAAGTGTTGTATTGGATAATGATACTCACGTTGGAGATGTGATTGAATTTGTTGCATATAGTTCTGTATCTCTTACTAGTGTTGAGGTTAGTGATGATACGACTCCAGAATTAGGTGGTCATCTTGATTTAAATGGATATAATATTACTGGTATTGGCAGTATAAGTATTACTGGTGATATATCTGCTAATAATGTTCAGATGGCAACTCAAAATGATGCAATTGCATTTGCAATCGCATTAGGATGATAAATACTGATATAAAACTGAAAGGATACAATGGCAAAGAAGTTAATCTATAATTACACCTTTGATGCTTCTGCACAAACTGTAGTTATAAAGGGGTTATATAAACTTAGAACACTTCAACTGATCACAAATGTAACCGATCAGACAATTATTTACAATTTTGCCGATACAAATAAAGGGGGCACTACATCATATAATAGTGATAATGATGAGACGACTATCACTTTAGAATATGACACTACCACGATGAGTGATAGTGATGAGCTTCAAATATTTGTTGATGAACAAGAGAATAAAATTGAAGCAGGAGAATCACTATTAGATCCTGTTCATAAATTTAGAGTATCAAATCCAGAGAATTTAATTGATACTGACTTTGAATATGGATTACAACCAACAAAGTGGGAAACATTAGAACTTGTTAATAATATTCCATCAACATACACAAGAGCTCCTGGTATCTCTATTGGTGGAATTAGTCAGGTTAATATCACAAATAATAGTGATGAGGTTACTGTTGTTTGTACGATTAACCATGACTTAGCAGTTGGTGATCCAATTGAAGTTCAAGGAACCAATGTAAGAACAGTAAACGGAAAGTATATTATTACTGCAGTTCCATCTGATACTACATTTGTTTATAGAGCAGGTTCTATACAATCTACAACTGCAAATACAAAGACGGTATATACAACGATTATTCCTGGTTCATTTTTCACTGGATCAAATATTGAATATGAGAAAAGTAGAGGAATTGAGACAGATAATGCAGATCCATCAACATTAACAATCGAAACAGAATTTAATCATGGATTAACAACATCAACCAGTTTGTATATTACAAATACTGTAGGCAAAAGATCTATTGGTATTGCAAGTACAGCATCAAATGCTCCTGATGGAAGTCCTTTTGTGAATATAACTGATGATAGTTTTTATGCTGCTAATCACGGATTATATACAAATCAAACCGTATTTTTATCAGCAGATACTGGTGGAACAATGCCAACGGCAGCTACTGGAGCAGGTGGAGAACCTGAAACAAGTAGTGCTGCAATAAACACAATATTTGATGCCGTTACGACTGCTGCAGATGCAATTGTATCAACACATGGAGCAAATCACTCCAGAATTTATCATAATGCTAATATCTCAACTTCTGCATTTTATACTACTAATGGAGTAGGCATAACTCCAAGAGAAGGTGCTAGTGGTGGTGCAAATGATATACAGTATCAGGATTTTTCATATGGACAATATTCTGGCTCTTCGAATAGAGCTAACCCTCTATATTTCTATAACTCTTCTCTTGCTTTTAGAGCAGAATATCGTTGGTATGATTATGGAGAAATTGCATCCGTTTTATTTACAGGAAATCCAGTAGATGTTGGACAGTATTTTACAAGATATACTGATAATACTGGATCTGCTCCAGCAACACTAGCAAATCTAGGATATTATTATCAATCAACTGCACATAATTATCTGGGATTTACGGATCATATTATAACTGTACGATCATTTCCAGATCCAAGCACAGTTGAGTCAAGTATTGCCAGACAACGATACTTTGATTATACTTATTATAGCAAAGGAAGTAATACTTCTAGCGGATATAGTAATTATTATGTACAAAATACCAGACAAAATGCTGGTGATGGATGGTATTATACTTACCTTTGCCAGTATTATCGTGGTGATACTGCTCGTTCTGGTGCCGTAAAATTTAATATTTTCTTAGAAAATGATAATTGGAGTGCTCAGTATGGAGGAAATACTTTTTGGTCTCAATACCGTAGAAATATTGAGTGGGCATTTCATGGTACATTTTCAAATAGTACGCAAAATATAAGAGGACAATTTTACCTCATTGAAGTTTTATTTGCTCTTGATGAAGATACTGCCACTAATTACTATGATAGTGCTACTTTTGCATCAAGAATAAGTGATATTGTTGATCAAATCAAAACTGATACTTCAGTTGTTGGATTAAGTGGTGTTGGTATCAATACACTTACGGCAGAAGTAGTCGATGTAAATCGATTTAAATTAAAAGATAGTAATGGAAATGTTCTGGATTTTACTGATACGGGTGCAGCACCTTTATTAGTAGAAACTGCACAAACGACTGGTGTTGTTGATGATTACTATGATATAACTGGAATAACTAGTACAACAGTAAGTATTGGTGTTAGCAATAGAATTGTATCAAGAGAACTTACATTTGGTAACACAGGTATCACATCTGATGCTAATTCAGATTCATATTATATCAATATACCAACTGGTCATGGATTAAATAATCTTCAAAAATTAGTTTTTGATGAGGTCAGTGGTGCCAGTATTCCTGGATTAACATCAGGAACAACATATTATGCGATTGTTCCCAACAATGAATATGTTCAGTTAGGTTTTTCTACTAGTGATGCACAAACTGGTATTAATTCAATTACTGATCTTCAGGCATCTTCTGGTTCATATAAACTTACAATTCCTGGAATTGCTGGAAGAGTTGCAGCAGCAGGAACGGTTACTACAACAGAAACAGGAACAACAGTAACAGGAACAAATACGAAATTCCAATCAACATATTCTATCGGAGATCCATTTATTGTTGCTGGACTATCAACTTTCTCAGATTATGCTCAAGGAGAAGTTGCATCTATTGTAAGTGATACGAGTTTAGTTCTTCGTAATTCGATTGGTATTGCAAAAACTGGTGTAGAGCATTATGTTGATACAAAGATCAATGTAAGGGCAGATGGAACCTTTATTCATAGACCTTTTGATGGTGGTGTGGATATTACTGCTGGAACATCACCAAATTCAAAAATTATCAGACAAACAAGAAAATATTTCCGTTATCAATCTGGTAAAGGTATTCAGTGTTCAATGGCTATTAACTTCAATCCATATCAACCAGCAAGATTAGTTGAAGGATCTGGAACCACTGTTACCGTGACGACAGAATATCCACATAATTTAACTGCTGGTGATACAATTAAGTTTAGGGGTGCGAGTGATTCAAATTATAATGGAACTAATTTTACTGTAGCAAATCCAACAACATTTACTTTCCAATATACTGCGGGTGGAACAGTATCAGAAGCAAATCCAACAGGATTTATGGAATGGACTATTAACTCATATAGTGGTGCTTCTGTTCGTGCTGGATTATTTGATGATCAAAATGGTTTCTTCTATGAATATGATGGATCAAATTTATATTGTGTAAGAAGATCCTCTGTTCAACAGTTATCTGGAACATCAAATGTTACTTATCTGAGTAATAAAATTCTTGGTACAAATACAAGATTCCAAGATCAATTATCTGTAAATGATATGATTGTGGTTAGAGGTCAATCATATAAAGTTACCGCAATTCATGGTCAGGATGAGATTGATATACAACCAAAATATAGAGGATCATCAAATTCTGGTGTTGTGATTACACTTACTCAGGATGTAAGAACTGCACAGACATCCTGGAATATTGATAAGGCAGATGGGTCAGGACCATCTGGATATAATTTAGATATCAATTCAATCCAAATGGCTTATATGGATTATTCCTGGTACGGTGCAGGTAAGATTCGTTTTGGTTTCAAAGATACCTACGGTCATGTTAAGTATATGCACGAATTTATTCATAATAATAGATTGAATGAAGCATATATGAGAACGGGTAATGTCCCTGCTAGATATGAGGTTGCAAATACAACAGATACTCCAACATTTGTTCCTTCATTATTCCACTGGGGAACATCAGTTATTATGGATGGTGGATTTGATAATGATGATAGTTATCTATTTACTGCATCGGGCAATTCATTATCATTCACAAATGGAGATAGTGATACTGTAACTACAACCGCAGATGGTGCAATTAGTAGACAAAAAATTTATGGAAATTATTCAAACTGGTATTTAAGATTAACATTTTCTGCTGCTGATGCAGATAAGTTTACAAATGGTATTCCATTGTATACTGTTGATGATGAATTGAATGGCCAAGCAGTTGACTTCACTCAATATTCGGGAAATAGTTTCTATGTCTATATCTATCTTTCTACTGGATGGAATCAACCTGGAGTTTATCCACTTGTTTCTTCAGGAACTGCAGTCAGTATTGGTGCTCCGTCTAGTGGTGGTTCTAATAGTGATGTTGATCTTAATTCATTAATTCCTTTGATTAGTATTCGTCTTGCACCGTCAGCAGATAATAATTTGATTGGAGAACTTGGTGAAAGAGATATTATTAATCGAATGCAATTAAAATTACAAGAGATGGGTGTTTCCGTATCACATGACTCAAGAATTACTGTCGTATTGAATGGATCATTAAGTAATTTAAATCACTTAAATGTTGGTTCTCCATCACTTTCACAATATACTGCTCATGATTCTGGAGATACCATTCAAGGAGGAACAACAATTTACCAGTTCCGTGCATCTGGCGGACCTATTGGTATTGGAACTCAAGGTCAAGAAATTAGATCTGTTGCATCTGAAACATTTGATTTAAGTAGATTGACTGATCTTGGAAACTCTATTCTTGGTGGTGATGGTGTATTTCCAAACGGTCCAGATGTAATTACAATTTGTGCATCATCTCTTGATACTGCAAGTATCAATAAAGATTCACCTTATCAAATATCATCTAGAATTTCTTGGTCAGAATCTCAAGCATAATAGGGAGGAACTAACTAAATGGGAAGAACTAGAGAAACTGCAAATTTAGTTTCCGAAGGATTAATAACAAGAGCTGTTGATACGGATAGAATTGGTATCAACAGTTCTGTTCCTACTAGTTTACTTGATGTTCGTGGAACGATAACAGGAACTGATTATTCTGGTGATGGTTCTGCATTGAGTGGAATTGTAACATCAATTGTTGCTGGAACTAATATTACTTTAACTGGTGGTCCTACAGGAATAGTTACTATTAATAGTTCTGGTGGTGGTGGAGGAGGATCAAATCCATGGACTAGAAAGACTACAACTTATACAGCTTCTGCTGGTGATCAACTTATTGCCGACACCTCTGGTGGTAGTTTTACTATAACATTACCAGCATCTCCAAGTGAAGGTGATTCTGTTAAAATTGGTGACGGTGGAGATTGGGACACTAATAATTTAACAGTGGCACGTAATGGTAGTAATATTGAAGGTTCCGCTGATAATTTTATTTTAGATTTGAAGGGTGTCATTGTAGAATTTGTATATGAAGATGCAACAGATGGATGGCAAGTTTATTCATATACTGGTCTTGGTGGTGGAATAACAATACAAGAAGAAGGATCTAATGTTGGTGCTGCAGTAACAACTTTAAATTTTTATGGTTCTTCAGTAACAGCAGCAGTAAATAGTGGTATCGCTTCAGTTACAATTTCTGGTTCTGGTGGTGGATCGGCAGATCTACTGGAATCTATGTTATTTACCTAAATAAAATTAAAACGAAAATATAATGGCCCTAGCAAAAACTGGTTTAGGATTTCCCGTTTCCGTTTCAGCAAATAGTACTGGAACAGTTGTCCAAGTTCAGAATTCTCAAAAAATATACGTCCGAGGATTACTGATACATAATCTAGACACTGGTGCTAACACAACTTTTCACGTCTATGTGGTGGCTAATGGTGGATCTCCAGCAACATCAAACAAAATAATTAAAGGTGCAATGAGTGCTTCAGATACGGCATTTATTGAGTTCGCATATCCAATCACATTGACAACAAATGGTGATACGATTCGGGTTGAAAATGACAGTACAACAAATGCAATAACTGTTTTACCTTTGGGTGATAAGGAGTCCTCATAATATGCCAATAAAAAGTTATAATTCTGGTAGAAGAACTGTAGCAAAGACGGACACTTCTAGTAAAATAGTAACAGGTCAGTCTGAATTGTCATACCATGCTGCCGAGAATTTATCCGTAAAAATACAAGACGCATATATTACATTTAAGTATTATAGGTGGGGTGATTACATGGGAACTACTAATTTTTATTGGCACGATATTTCTGCTGGTACTCTTACTCAATTGCCTGTATCATCAAATAATGGTACAACTTATACCAGTGGTATGGGAAGTGAACAACACTCCGCTGATGGTCAGCCATGGCTTACTGGTACTATTAACATGTCATCTTATGAATCTAGTGGTTGGGGAAGATTTCTTGTACGTCAACAGGCTTCTAGTGATGCTTCAAATTGGTTTCTTGGTGATTTCCAAATGGATCATATAGAAATTCATGCTGCTAATGGAGTTATTAATAATTTAGATCCAGACTTGTATAGACAAAACAGTGCTCAATATTGGCAAAGATCTACAACTTATAGTACTGCTTGGACTACCTCTCACTCATGGACTGATGTTGCATACCAAGAAAATACTGATAGCATGTGGTGTTATGATGCTGGTGGAACAGGTAGCACCAATACTGGAGCTACTGCTAATTCTGATGGATCTGCTACTGAATATTATCTTTATTGTGAAGTTTCTGGTGCTGCTAGCAGATATTCTTATCTCCAAACAAAATATCAATATGACATGTTTACTGGTCAATCACAGTAATATGTGAAAGTATTATATGATATAATTATTTGAACAGGAAAATATAATAAATGGCATATCAGAGTATTTGGTATATGACTAATCTGCCAGAAAAGGTTGTTGAAGTCATATGTGAAGATTTGAATAATAATTTTGGGAATCAAATGAATGATTCTCTTTTATCTGGTGATTCTTTAAATAAAGATAAGAGAGCATCAAAAAATTCTTGGATTCCAACAACGCATTGGGTTGGAGGATTTGTTTGGCATTATATTCAAAGAGCAAATAGGGAAAATTTTCTCTATGATATCCGTAATATTGATGCAGAGAATATGCAATTTACTCAATATGATGTTGGTGAATTTTACACTTGGCATAATGATGCTGGAATATCATGCCATTACAAACCAATTTCTGTAGGAAATTATTCTGATGGTAGAGCACAAGATTTTGTAAATGAAAATCTAGAATTGGTTAGAAAACTTTCGTTTGTTGTTCAACTTTCAAATCCAGAAGATTATGAGGGTGGAAATTTACAATTACTTGCTGAAGATGGAAAAAGTTATTTTGCTCCAAGGCAGAGGGGAACTATAGTAATTTTTGATTCTAGAACTCAGCATAGAGTTTTGAAAGTTACTAAAGGACAAAGAAAATCATTAGTTGGTTGGGTTGTTGGACCTAGGTGGAAGTAAATTATGACTATTAGTAAAACAAATAATAGTGTTTTTGATGAACAAGGATACTTAGTTGTTAAGGATTTATGGAATCCTGAAGAGTTGTACAGGAATGTTCCATCTAAAACTGGGCAAATACATTACTGGGGTAAAAAATTAAACGAGTTTACATATGCTGGTGAAGATATGCAAGTAAATGGAGCTACTTGCTGTTATAATCACCCACAATATAGAAATATACACAACCAGATTAGATTGAAAATAGAAAAAATAATTGGTAAAAAACTTTATAATACTTATTATTTTGATAGATTTTATTTTTCAAATCAAAAATTAGAAAAACATATTGATAGATCATCATGTGAAATATCAGTATCAATACATGTATCTTCTAATTCAAAGAAACCTTGGCCAATATTTGTAAAAACACCAAATGGTGATGATGTTTCTGTGAATCTTTCTGCTGGAGATGCAATTCTATATAAGGGTTGTGAAATACTTCATTGGAGAGAAGAATTTGACAAGAAAAATTTTTCAATAACAAAAAATATTTTTAAAAAATATTATCATCAAATATTTTTTCATTATGTGTTGTCTGATGGACATAATGTACATTATGCTTTTGATAGTGCAGATAAATAGATCATATTAACCCTACAATATTATGCCCGATATAAGATTAACAGAGTTTTTAACTGGTACTAATTTTTCTGGAGCACAAGGTGTTCAGGGTCTTGCTAACCAAGGCACTCAAGGAACCATTGGTCTTCAAGGACTTCAAGGACTTCAGGGTCTCTTTGGTGCTGTTGGTGGTCAAGGTTCTCAAGGCACTCAAGGTGTTCAAGGTCTTGCTGGTGCTGGTGGTATTCAAGGAAACCAAGGTACTCAAGGTTTGCAGGGTCTTTCTGGTGAATATGCTGCTGTCGGTGCCCAGGGTGTTCAAGGTATTGCTGGTACTTCTGATGGTGGAGGTAGTGGCAGTGGTGGCAGTGGTGGTGTTATGATATCAATGATTTTTGGATGATATATAAATATTTGAACGCATGAAAAAGATTTTATATGGCTGATCCAAATATTGCGAGTGCTTCGTCAATTCATGGAGGTTATGTTGCGGCATCTACAACAACAACGTTAACATCTCTCCTGTCTGTTACCGCTGATTCTAATAAGGTATATAAAATAGATACTATATACGCTTCATGTTCAAGTAGTAGTACTCTAGGTGGAGTAGATATTTGTATTAGTGATGGTGTTAATGATCGTTATATTGCAAAAAACGTACAAGTACCACCTGAAAGTACGCAAATTATTTTAAACAGGTCTAGATACTTCTATCTTCAAGAAGGAGAGAGTATAAAAGTTAGTGGTTATAACACTCATGTTATTGTCGTTTATGATGATATTTACACCGCACCTGGTGTTATTACTGATGGTTTAATATTTCATGTCGATGCTGCTGATAGTGCTTCATACAGTGGAAGTGGCACTACTTGGACTGATATAAGTGGACAAGGCAACGATATGACATTAAATGGATCGCCTACACATACGAGTGGATCTGGTGGTTATTTCCAATTTGATGGAACTAGTAGTGAATATGCAAATGTATCTCTTTCAGATTTCAACAGTGGTCATAATCCCATCTCAATCGAAGCGTGGGTGAATATTGATGATACTGATTCAGCTTATAGACATATTTTTGGGGCGCGTGATACTGGAAGTAATAACTTTGGTTTTTATATGTTATTGCTTCTTGGTTCTAATGTATATAAAATGGAAGCTAGATTAGAAACAACAACTACTACTGATATTGTTTATAATCTTGGTTCGCACTGGAATTCTTGGCGTCAAATAGTGTTCACGTGGGATGCTGATGGTGATAATGCAATTAGACTTTATATAAATGGATCGCTTATATCGACTGGTTCGACAAATACTAATTCATTTGGAACTGCAGCTGATTTTACGGTTGCTAAAACTAGTGGTGATGCCTTTCCTACTCAAATGAAGGGATCTAAATTTTTAGTATATACTAAAGCATTGTCTGCTAACGAAGTTCTAAATAATTATAATTACTATAAAGATGAATTTGGACTGTGATAATTATACATAGTAAGTAGTGGGTTATTAGTTTTAAATGAAGATAGGAGTAAATCAGTAAATGGCAAATCCAAGTTTAACAAAATCTGGACTCGTTATATTGGGTAAGCATGTTTCAGGATCTGTTACTACATCATTATCATCTATTTTGACGAATAGTGCATCCTCAGATAAAGTATTTAAAATAAATTCAATTTACGCTGCAAATATTTCTACTGGAACGGATGCATGGATATCTGTTTCTATAAACGATGGATCAAATGATCGTTATCTTGCATATAGAATATATGTTCCTACTTCATCTACACAAATTATTTTAGATAAAGATTCATATTTATATCTTTTAGAGGGGCATTCTATAAAAGTACAAGCAAGTAGTAGCTCAATTCTTGAAGTAACTATCGGATACGAGGAAATCTACTAATGTCTATTAATAGTAGCAGTTTATTGACTGGAACGGTAAGGAAAGCCGCAATTCCTAGTGGTATGGTAAGTCAAAATGAATATCTTCGGAAAAAGGTTAGTGCAGATCTAGCATCTTCATCTCTTTCCGCAGTTACTGTGAATAGATATTTCAATCCAGTTGTTACTGGTCGAACAGCTTGGTATGATGTTCACGTTAGCCCCGATGGAACTAAAATGTTCTTGGCTACTAGTTCAGATTACATTAGACAATATTCATTATCAACACCTTTCGATCCAAGTTCAGCATCATATGTTCGTGAATGGTCTCATGTACAATATGAAGGTAATTCATATGGGTTTGATATTTCACCTGATGGTCAATATTTGATTCTGTGTGGACATGATAAAGATGGTATAATTTTATTTAATATGTCAACTCCGTGGGATTTATCAACAATATCTTACGGTGCCATTCCATATAAAAAATATGATAATTTAGCAACTGCAACTGGAGTATCAGATGCTTCTACATACTCATTTGAATTTAATAATGATGGAACTAAAGTTTATTTTGTTGCCCCGAATGATAGAGTAGCTCAACGTACTTTGTCTACTGCATACGATATAAGTACAGCAGGGGGTGTAACTTATTACACTATGTCAACAAGTCCACTGAATAGAACTGCTAGATCTATAAGATGGAAACCTGACGGCACAAAGTTTTGGATTTTGTGTGATGGATATAATGATTTATTTGAATTCTCAGTTTCAACTGCATGGGATGTGTCATCAACTGTTACTGAGGGTAATAGTGTTGATCTTGGGACTTGGGAGACAGGTCCATATGATTTTCAGTTTTATAATAGTGGATCTAATCTATTAGTTCTTGGAATGACGGGAGATGTATTTGATAGATTTAGTTTAAGTACTGCTTATGATATTAGTAGTACTTTAACTCATCTTGGAACAACAAGTGCAGTTGATTCAAATCCAACTGGATTTGATTTCAATTCTGATGGTACAGTAATTGCCTGGTGTGGTTATGGAATGGATGGAATTTATATTGGTGAATTATCAACACCTTATGATATTACTAGTATGGGCTCTAATTATGCTAAGTATGATCTGAATCATTACAGACAAAGTTCTGGGAATAATTCTTACTATGCTTATACCATAGCGTGTGTTAGATGGCAATCTGATGATATTTTATGGGTTGGTGACCTTTATACAACTGGTGACTATGATAGAATTTTTAGAATGAAATATGCTGGAAAAGAATCTACACATGTTGGTAATGAAAGATATGGATTAATAGCAGCATCTTTGTTTACAAATAATCAGAGTGCTGATACTCCACTTGGTTGCCGTTATAGTTACGATGGAACAAAGTTGTGGGCTATTGATAATAATATTGCATATCAGTATACGGTTGATCCTCCGTGGTATGGACTAAGAACAATAGAAGGTGATACTACTTATAATTATGATGGTTCAAGCATTGCATTAGATGATAATGCTAATGTTGAAGGCAGTACAAATGGTATTGCATGGTCTGAAGATGGACGATACTTATTTACGGCTGGACATAGCACTGATGAAATACAACAATATAAGACTAGTGTCCCCTGGAGATTAACTGGAGTTAGTTTAACATTTATGCAATCTTTTAAGGTAACGCAACAAGAAACTACTCTCAGAGGAATTCACGTTCGTGGGAGAAATATATATTTCATAGGATCTAGTTCAAATAAAGTTTATTGGTGCCCAATTCCATATTAATGTGCTAGAATAGAGTTTATAACTCCAAAATAAATATCAACAGTTGATTTAATAATATGAGTGAAGAAAATTTTGTAAAGATTGCCTTAGAAAATGGTGGATCTATACACCCACTGATTATTCCTTCAGAAGATCTTAAAGGACCAGCACTAACTAACCCATCAATTTATAATGATAATGGAAAAATCATTGTAAATCTTAGAAATATTAATTATACATTGTATCATTCTGAATTGAATAAGTATGAACATCATTGGGGACCATTAGTTTATATTCATCCAGAAAACGATTTACGTCTTCGCACTAAAAATATTATGTGTGAAATGACAGATGATATGTCTATTAAATATTATCATCATATTGATACTTCAGATTTTCCTGATAAAGAATTATGGGAATTTGTTGGATTGGAAGATGCTCGGATTATGAGGTGGGATGGTAAACTTTATATTTGTGGTGTAAGAAGAGATACCACTTATAATGGTCAAGGACGCATGGAGTTGTCTGAGATTGAGTTTACTGAAAATGGTGTTAAAGAATTAAAACAATATAGAATTCCAGTTCCTGGTGACGATCAGGGTGACAAGACTTCTTATTGTGAAAAAAACTGGATGCCTGTCCTAGACATGCCGTTTCATTTTATTAAGTGGACTAATGGAACGGAAGTAGTTAAGTATAATATGGAAACAAATAAAACTGAAAGAGTTGCTCTCTCAGAATGGCAGGATTTGGGATGTATTGATTTGCGTGGTGGATCGCAAGTTTTAAAATTGGATGATCAAAGACGTTTCTGTTTGAATCATGAGACATTCCTATATCAAAGTCCTGCAGGAAGAAAGGATGGAACATACAGGCATAGATTTGTTGTATGGGATAAAGACTGGAAGATTACTAAAGTATCAAAAAGATTTTCTTTCTTAGGTGGTTCTATTGAATTTGCAGTTGGAATGTGTGAGTACGGTGATGATTACTTGATGACATTTGGATTCCAGGATAATGCTGCATATTTGTTGAGAGTTCCCAAGCAAGTCGTTAAAAATTACATTTTTGAATAATGAAAATCGCTATATGTATTTCTGGTGCTGTCAGGTATCCAGAATTTGCTGTTCGTAGTATTGAGAATATAACTAAAAATTATGAAGATCTAAAACTTTTTATTCATACTTGGAAGATATATGATCGTGAAGATTTTACGACAACGATACAGGGTTTAGAGTTAAAGGAAAAACAAAACATTGTAGAAACTGATCTTGGTATTATTGATCAAAATCAATACAAGTATGAGACTTTACTCATTGAAGATTATGAAAGTAAAAAACATCATTTTCAAAAAATATATGATTGTTTAGATACCAATCCCTTTATACCAGATACATGTATTAAACCAAGGCATGATATTGGTTACATAAGTATGTTGTACTCTATTTGGAAAAGTAATCAATTAAAAAAAGATTATGAGAATGAAAACAATATTGTTTTTGATAGAGTTATACGGATGAGATTTGATAGTGATTTTGAAGGTAAAGAATTGGATTTGAAAAAGTTACCAGATTGTATTAATATTCCAAAAGGTGAAGATTGGTGTGGTGGAGTTAATGATCAATTTGCATTAGGTACATCACAATTGATGGACATATATTCTGATTTATATAATAATCTCACTAATATGGGTACCATTGATTATCATCCAGAATCTATTCTTCGTGATTATTTGAACAGTATGCAAATAGAACTTAATAGATTTCCTTTCAATGTTATTATCAATAACAAAAAAGATTTTAGGAGATACTGGTATGGTGAACACTATTCCGCAGAAACTCACGTTTACTAATGAAAATTTTATACGTCTATAACTTTGCATACCCAGAATATCAGGCAGATACTGTTTATCATGGATTAATTGATAGTGGATTTGATGTATATGAGACTCATTATCCTTCTTATATGATTAAAAATAGTTCTGATCTATCTAAATTATATGGAAAAGGATTTACTATGTTTGGAAAACTTGATTATGTTCCAAACGTAGAATCTCCAGAAATAATAGTTGAAAAAATACGTTCTAAGTTTTATGATATTATTATATACGGATGTGTATACACACATGAGTCATTTCCAAATAGGAGATGTTTAGATTATCTTGATATTGTTAGAAAATACTATTCTAAAGATAAAGTTCATTTTATTGATGGATCAGATAATTCTTGGAATTATTCTCACGCTTTTGGAATATTTCCTTATGGAATAATATGGAAGAGTCAATTAGAAAATATAGGAGCAGGAAATCCCATAAGTTTTGGTATACCTGAGTCACAACTAATTAAACATACTCCTAAAAAAGAAAAAGTATTTGCTGACATAATTCCTGGAAAAAAAGAAACGTATGTTTATACTACTGAAGAATCATATTATAGGGATTATGCAATATCTTATTATGGAATAACTTGGAAAAAAAGTCAATGGAATTGTATGAGGCATCTTGAAATACTTGCCAATAAGTGTGTACCATATTTTCCAGATATTGATGAATGTCCTGCATTTGTGATGTTAGATTATCCTAAAGAGATATTCAGAGAGGTTAATAAATATGCTAGAAAAGGAGAAATTCATCCAGAATATAATTCTTTAAATGAATATCTTTTTTCCCATCTAAAAAACAATTTAACAACAAAACAAATTGTGAAAAAAATTATAAATTATTAACTAAATGAACATATTAATAACTCCAGGAAATACTGCAACACATTACTTATTACGATGGTTGGGAAAAGGACCAACATTAGATGGATCAACTTATAGCGTTCATAGTAGATTTAAAAAAGAAGGATTGCCTATAGAATATTCTAATAATTATATAAAATATAAGAATGGACATAAAATTCATTATTTAATGTGTAATCCTTATGACTATATTTTAGCTTCCTTCCGCAGAGGATTTCCTAGTGAAACATGGGTTCATTGGAGAGAATGGTGTTGTGGCGATCCAACTTATTTTAAGGTTGGTAATACAATAACCCTTAAAGAATACTTACTAAATCCTTATGATGCGGTTCAATATAAATCTCACTTAACGGGTTATGTTGAAAATCCCAATAGTGAATATGAATTTTTATTCACCAAGTATGAGTCTTTGGGTGATATTAAAGTTCAAGAAGAGATTAGAAATTATTGGGGAGTCCCTAAAAACCATCCTAAACTTAATTTTAAGGAAAGAAAAACAAGTTGGGAAAAAGAAACAGAAGAAATAAAACAATTGTTGGAACAAAAATTGGGAGAGGAATATAAATGGTTTACTAATCTTCCTGACTATTTTAAACTAAAACCTGGAGAAGTATTATGAAATGGAAAAAAGATCTTGTTTGTGATATCAGAACTTTTACTGAATATGATGATTTAGATTATGAGCAAAATGATTTTTTTAAAAATTATGTAAGATCTGATAATTGTAAAGAAGTAACTGAATGTAATAGATCAAATCTTTTAGAACAATTTTTAAAAGTAAAAGATCATGCTAAAGCAATTCTTGAGATTGGTATTGCTAGAAATGATGAAGAATCATTTGTTCATGTATTAACTTCAAATAAAAGACATGAGACTATATACGTTGGTCTTGATCTTGAAGATAGGTCTTTTATAAGGGATCCAGATAATAACATTCATACCATTCAGAACAATAGTTCATATATTGATGAAAATGTTGGTATGTTTGACCAGTTTTGGGGAATTAAAAAATTTGATTTCATTTTTATTGATGGATGGCATAGTATTAATCAAGTATTGACTGATTGGGAATATACTAAATTGTTAGCACCGAATGGAATAGTTGGTTTACATGACACAACGTGTCATCCAGGTCCAAATAAATTTATTAATAATTTGGACAAAACTAGATGGGATGTTATTGAAAATGCATGTCCTCAAGATTGGGGAATTGGATTTGCTAGAAAAAAGAGATACAATAAGTTTATTGAGGTAAAGTGAATGAACATTTTAATACCAATGGCGGGTGAAGGAACTAGATTTCCTAGAGATACTTACAAAATACCAAAACCTTTAATTGATATACACGGTGTTCCAATGATACAAAGAGCTATTGAGTCTCTTGGTATGAATGGTACATATCATTTTGTAATCAGAAAGGATAGTTATTATGATCAGGTTTGCACATTACTTCACAACATTCTTCCCGATGCAAAAATAATCAGTGTAGAAGAAACAACCGAAGGTCCTGCATCTAGTTGTCTTTTATTTAAAGATTATATTAATAATGAGGATGAACTTGTTATTGCCAATTGTGATCAAATTATGTGGTGGGATTCTGATCTTTTCTTGACAACTGCTAGATATTATAAGTATGATGGTGTTGTTGTAACTTATAGCACAACTACTCCTAAAAATAGTTATGCTAAAATTGATAAAAATGGTTTTGTTAAATTGATAAAAGAAAAGGAGGTATTGAGTGACATTTCTTTAAATGGTATTCATTACTGGAGAAAGGGTAAGTACTTTGTACAAAGTACTGAGAGTATGATAGAATGTGATGATAGAGCACCTAATGGTGAATTTTATGTTGGACCTTCTTACAATCATATGATAAAGAAGGAGTTAAAAGTTGGTATTCATCATATTCCAAATTGGCAACATAATCCAGTTGGGGTTCCAGAAGATTTAGATTCCTTTCTTATGAAATATGAAAATTACTAAACTTTCCGATTACACTAGAGGGTGGATCATTGGTGATTTTGAACCCTCTATTTTTAGAACAAAAGATTTTGAAGTGGCAGTTTTAAATCATAAAAAGGGTGAAGAGTGGCCTGCACATTATCATAAAAAGGGTATAGAATATAATGTTCTAGTTTCTGGAAAAATGATAATTCAAAATAAAGAAATAAACAGTGGTGATGTATTCGTACTAGATAGATATGAAGTTGCAGATCCAGTGTTTTTGGAAGACTGCACAGTAGTATGTGTAAAAACACCATCTATACCATCAGACAAATTTGAGGTTAAATTATGAAATTCAATCAAGTACTTTACAATAGTTTCACATCTCCAACTGATTTATGTCATATTGGTGAAAAATATAAAACAGACAAATCTTCATTAGTATATGAAATGGGGCGTCATTCCTATACTCCTTTTTATAATTTTTTATTTTCTAATCTTAGACATAAAGACATTGTGTTTGGTGAGATTGGTATATATAAAAATGCATCTATGAAGATGTGGAGAGAGTATTTTTCGCAGGCTACTCTATATGGTTGGGATTGTAAATTGGAACACTGTACAGAAACTCGCTATCAATATGATTTTGTCCAACTTGCTAAAAATGATAATCTTCATAACGTTCATTATGATTATATAAATGTTAGGGATGAACAATCAATTCTTGAAGCATTTGAAAAAACAGGTACTAAATTTGATATTATTATAGACGATGCCAGCCATGAGTTTTGGGATCAGGTAAAAGTAATTTCAAATGTTCATAAGTATTTAAATCCTGGAGGAATTCTTATAGTTGAAGACGTTGACTACGCAATCCAATCATATGCAAATTTTCTTGAACAATATAATAATGATAAGTATTATTGTAATATTACTCAAGTAAAGACATATGGTTCTAATAAAACATATGGATTTGCTGGTGATGAGATATTGGTTTTTATAAAAAATGAGGTTAAAGTATGAAATTTTTTAGAGAATTAACAGAACAAGAAAAAAATCGTTGTGTTGTTGCTACATTTTACATCGAAACATATGAAAATATAGGCAACTTGCGAGATGCTGCTTGGGCACTTGCAATTGGACAAAGTGTGGGTAATCCAAAAGTTCGTAATCGTTGGGAAAGTGATGATCTTTTTGAACTTGCATCATGCGTCATTTACGACGATGAAGAAAAATTAACTAACATGACTTCTGGTGAAGTAAAGATTGGTTTCCCTAAAGTGAATACTGATTGGGAAGGTGATGGTATTTCTCATCTGATGTGTCAGTTAATGGGTGGACAACTTGATATTGATGTCTTCAAAACATGTAGACTCAGAAAACTTGATTTTCCTGCTGATGTTGAAGCACAGTTTTTGGGACCTAAGTATGGTATTGATGGTATCCGTAGGTTTGTTAATCGTTACGATAAACCACTTTCTGGTGCTATTGTTAAACCAAAAACTGGAATCTCTCCACAAACTCTTTCGGAGATGGTTAAAGAACTTCTCGATGGTGGAGTAGATTTTATTAAAGAAGATGAGATTCTTTCCAATCCATCTTTTTGCCGTCTTGAAGATCGTGTAGAACTTATTTCAAATCTTGTTAATGAATGTGGTAGGGGAGTAATTTACTGTTTCTGCATTAATGGTGATCACCATACTATCCTTGATCGTGCAAAGTTTGTTGCAAATAATGGTGGTAATGGTATTCACATTAATTTCTGGAGTGGACTTGGTGTTTACAATTCCGTGAGGAAGATGGATCTTCCAATGTTTGTTCATTATCAGAAGAGTGGAGATAAGATTCTGACTGATAAGCGTCATAACTTTGGTATCGATTGGAGTGTTCTTTGTGACCTTGCAGGTCTCTGTGGTGTTGATACTATCCATGCTGGTATGTGGGGTGGATATTTGAGTGATGATGAAGCAGAACTGCATACCGTGATGGATACTTTGCATCATAGAAATGTCCTACCAGCACTCAGTTGTGGTATGCATCCAGGTATCGTCAACACTACTGCTGAGAAGTTTGGAACTGATTTCCTAGCAAACTGTGGTGGTGCAGTTCATGGACACCCTGGTGGCACTCTCTCTGGTGCTTTAGCAATGCGACAAGCGATTGATAAGAATCCTGGAGAGGAATTCCGTGCTGCTATTGATAAGTGGGGATATGAAACTGGTGGTGGATCTCTTCCAGAATGGGTTTTAGAGTTTTGATATGATTATCATTGCTCATAGGGGAAATGTAGATGGTCCTAATCCTGAAAGGGAAAATAGTCCAGATTACATTGATGAAGCCTTATCGATGGGATATGACGTAGAAATTGATTTGAGATCGAAAGATAAACAACTTTTTCTTGGACATGATAAACCTCAATATCCATTGAAACTTGGGTGGCTTTATAAGCATAGAGAAAGACTCTGGATTCACTGTAAAGATCGTGAATCCTTAGAGTTCTGCTCTTCTACGGTCATGAATTTACATTACTTCTATCATGAAAATGATAGGTATGCTTTAACCAGTAGGGGTATTGGGTGGGTATTAGTAGGACAAATACCATATAATAACTCAATCATTGTTCTACCAGAGTCCATTTCTTATTACAATAAATACGAAGAAAGATACGATAGAATATTATCAACAAAAGGTATCTGTACAGATAATTGTAATTATTATAGGAGAGAGTTGTCTGAATGAAGATTTCATTAATATGTGCTTGTAAAAATAGAAATGAAGCATTAAGAGTTTCATTAAATTCTTGGTTAAATTACTCAGAAATATCAGAAATTATTATTGTTGATTGGAAATCTGACAAACCATTAAAAAATCTAACTCAACTGGACGAAAGGATTAAAATCATTCGTGTAGATGATGTTGAGTATTTTAATCAACCACAACCATTAAACTTGGCTGCTCAACAAGCGACTGGAGATTACATACTTAAGGTTGATTGTGATTATATAATGAGTCCATATTATTCCTTTTTCAACAAATATAAGATTGATGAAAATTCATTTGTTAGTGGAAAATCTTCTATAAAAAGTCCAGAATTTTATGATGAAGAGAGTGGTCTTCATAAATTTGATAAAATGAAGATGAGTGTTGAGCAAATGCAAGATTATTACGATTCTTATAGTTCATACTATAGGTATTTGACAGGTCTTCTTTTTGTTTCAAAGGAACATTTTATTAATATTGGTGGATATAACGAATCGTTTTCAGATTTTTACTCATTTGAAGATGATGAGATTTATAAAAGATTAGAGATTTATGGATTAGAGCACAAGAAATTAGATTTTGATTATCATCTAATTCACATGCCTCATCCAGACAATAAACGATTTGAAAACTTTCGTTCAACCTATGAGCAAAGAGAAATAAGAGATATTATAAGAGCAAATCTTTCTGGTTGTTATAGTGGTGATGATTTAGAATGGCAAACTGATTACGTTTTAGCAATGAAACACAATCAGATTAACCGTGCTAAAGTGGATGAAGTATCTGGAGCATACGTTAAGTGTGAAACTAAATGGATAGTTTCTTCTGAAGGTGGTCGTTATTACACAGCATCTATTGATAATAACCAACATCAACTGGATAAAAATAAATTAAAAAATCTTCCACCAGTTAATTTTATTAGTGTTGAACATTCTGAAGAGAGGAGAGAAAATTTATATAAAATATTTTCAGAGTATGGTATACTAGAAGATCATATAACTCCTCATATATTTAAAAAATATGATGATAGTGAGCATCAAATTCAAAGTGGGTACTTACATCGATTAAGTATTGGTAGTAGAGGTCCAGTAACTTCTCATTTAAAGGCCATTAAAGAATGGTTGAATGACACTGAAGAGGAATATGCTTTTTTCTGTGAAGATGATATCTCCTTAGAATCTGTAAAATATTGGGACTTTACATGGGAAGAGTTTTTTAACTCTTTACCTCCACAATGGGAATGTGTTCAACTTTGTTTACTTAGAGAATATGAGTATGGTTTAGATATTAAATTTAAAACTAGAGAATGGAGTGATTGGTCTGGATGTGCATACTTAATTAGTAGAAAATATGCACAAAAATTGATTGATACATATTATTATGATGATGTATTCCATCTTGATTCCAAATGTCACGATGTAGAATACAGACCAGACTGGGCTATTGTACCAGTTATTGAAACTATTATCTTTGGATTGAGTGATGAAGTTTATGTAATTCCTCTCTTTTTAGAAGATATTTCCTTTAAAGCATCATATCAAATTGACGGTGAAGATGATAATGTAAATGTTCACCATCATAATTCACACAATATTGTCCTTAATAAATGGAAAGAAATGGCATTTAAATTGAATCAAAGTAAAGAGATACCAAACAAAATAAAATTTGTAAACTTTCCTAGCGTTTACTATATAAGTTTAGAGGAAAGTGTTGAACGGAGAAATAAACTTAATAAACAATTTTTTAGTTGTGGTGTAGAAAAAACTGTTGGTGTAATTTCCAAGAGATTTTCTGAATCTGATGATAAATTAGAAGGAGAGCAGTTACATATACTTGATGATGGTACAAAGGGATGTGTAGTATCTCATATCAAGATGATTAAAAAGTGGTATGATGAAACTGATGAAGAGTATGCATTCTTTTGTGAAGATGATCTAAGCCTTGAGACTGTTAATGATTGGAATTTTTCTTGGACAGAATTTATTCAAAGTCTTCCAGAAGATGCTGAATGTGTTCAACTCTGCTGTGTACGAGATGGTCAGGAAGAAGTGAGATTGCGTGATAGATCAATGTATGATTGGTCTGTAACCGCATATATTTTAACCAGAGGGTATGCTAAAAAAATAATTGATCATTATTTTGATAATAATACTTATACTTTAAATATTCCAAACTCCAATTTTTATCCAATGCCAGAAAATGTAATTTTCTATGGACTTGGTAAAGTTTATTCTATAAATCTTTTTGTTGAAGATCAAAATCATCCTTCTACTTTTTATGGGAAAGAGGGATTATCTGATAAAAACAAAGCACATCATGTTGAAACATATAAATTTGTCACAGATTGGTGGAAAAATAACAATGTTTCACTTGGCGCACTGCTTTCTGTAACTTCCGAAAAAGATACTGAAATTGTAGAAGAAAAAAAAAGTATTGGAAGGGAAAGGACTGAGTTAGAGCAGTTATTGTATGAATATTCTTTAGATTGTGAGGATGCACAAAAAAATTACAACCTTGGAATATGGTATGAAAAAGAAGGGCACACTGCACCAGCACTTTCATATTTCTTGAGAGCCGCTGAAAGGTTTGAAAGTGAAGATATGCAATATGAAGCAATAATTAAGTGCCATCATTGTTATGATAAACAAGGAACAAGAGATGGTACAGCAGAATCATTACTGCAGCAAGCGTTATGTATAAAACCAACTAGACCAGAAGCATACTTTTTGCTTGCAAGATTCCATGAGAAAAGATCGCAGTGGAGTCACTGTTATCAATTTGCCTGCCAGGGTTTGACTTTATCTGATTTTGATTCTCCAAAAACAACACATGATGTTGAATATCCTGGAAGACTTGGTTTACTTTTTGAAAAAGCATCTTCTGGTTGGTACTGGGGTAAAGTTGAAGAATCTAAAGAAATTTTTCTAGATTTGATTGATAACTATAATCTTACTCCGTATTATCATAATCTTATTGTTGATAATTTGAAGCACTATGATATTGAACGCGAAAAAAAGTAGTCATGCGGAATAATAATGAGTATGAAAAACATGATATTATTCTGCAAGGAAAATATGATGAATTTACCAATGATGTAATAGAAAGTTATTTAAATATTCCTTTCGTTAATAATATAATTTTATCCTGTTGGGATGATGATGATTTATCATCCCTCAGAGATATTATTGATAAAAATGTAGATAGAATTGTATTAGTACCGAACAAAAAACCTACAAATACTGGAGATGATAATGTCAATCTTCAAATTTTCTCCTCTTTCAGTGGTATAAAAAAATCTACAACAGAGTATTCTATAAAAATGCGTACCGATCAGTTATATGATCATAAGAGTATGCTCAATATGTATGAATTTTTTATAGAGAACAGAGAGAAAGATCGTATATTTGTACCAGGATTATATCCACATCTTCTATTCCACCCCAGAGATCATCTTTTCTGGGGAAAAACTGAAGATTTATATAAATTATTTGATATACCATTAAAAACATATAACATTACAGATCTGGTAAAAATATCAAAGAATGATCTGTGGAAATATTATCCATATTTTACTAGATCTGAAACTTATATTGGAGCACATTATTGTTCTAATTTTGATGATCGTGTCAAGATAATGCTAATCCAACAAGATAAGTATCTATATGATAATTGTCAACAATGGGATGAATCTCATGAGATTAGCACTAATCTATCAAAAAGGTTATTTAAATCTTTCCCTAAAAAAGGTATTGATTTAAAATGGCCTAAAAAAGATCTTATGTCATACCCATATGATGATCAAAAAAATGGTTACAATGAATGTTGGCATGAGGATGGAGTATAGAAAAGGAGGAATTTAATTTTGTTTAAAATTTTTACTAGAAAAAATTGTAAGTATTGCTATAAAGTTAAACAAGTGATAGAATTAACAGGTAACTCTTATGAGGAACTTACTCTGGGAAAAGATTTTACCAGGGATGATTTTATTTCTAAATTTGGAAGTGAATCAACTTTTCCTCAAGTAATTTATGAAGATGAATACTTGGGTGGATGTACAGATACAATTAAATTTTTAAAAGAAAAACAATTTGTCTAATAACAATATAAATAATTCTAAGATTCCTATTAACCGAGGAGTTGAATTTGTTTTACGCGGAGGCAAAAAGAAAAAACCCAACGTTATACACTTTATTACAAATAAAGTATTAAATTTTCGTAGAAGGGAAATTAATCTTTATTTTGAATTTTCTTTAAATATAAAGAAAAAAGAAAAATAGTTTCCTAAGAGGTAAGAACAATGTTAGCAGTAAGTTTAGTTTTTGGATCATTTTTGACTATTTTGTTTCTTATACTAGGAACTGTTGTTGGGTGGACCGCGAGAGAATACATGATGAATTATCGGGAAGTACCAAGACCTCATCCCGAAATGTTTGATGGTAACGGGAACCTAATACCCGATGAGGTAATTGCATTTAATTTTGAAAACTATTATGACGACAACCAATCAGAAGAAGACGACGACTAGGAAAAAAGCAGCATCTAAACCTATTCCAGATCTTGCAAAAAATCCTTTTGCTTTTGAAGTTTTACAATTAGCTTCCAAACAGCGTAGTAAAGCAAAAAAAGTTGAGGTTCTTCAAAAATACGGAGATAATTCTCTTAAAGCAGTTTTTATTTGGAATTTTGATGAGAGTGTAATCAGTCTTCTTCCAGAAGGACCTGTTCCTTATGCTACTAATGGTGAACAAAATGCTTTTAGTGGTGATATGAGTGGCAAAATTGGTGATGCAGTTAAAAAAATGGAAGAACTTGGTAGTAACTCACTTGGCATGAATGATCAGGGGCAAACTACCATTCGTAAAGAATTTCGTAAGTTTTATAATTTTCTTCGTGGTGGAAATCCTGGTATGAATTCTATGAGGAGAGAAACTCTTTTCATTGATATGCTTAGGGGTTTACATCCTTTGGAAGCAGAAATTTTAATCTTAATTAAAGATAAAAAACTGCAAACCAAGTACAATATCACTAAAGATATTGTTTCTACTGCGTATCCTGATATTAAATGGGGAAATCGCTCATGAATGAGACTTATGATGAAGTAAAATCTAAGGAAACTGGAGGATCATCTGTGGAATGGAGTAACGAAGAAAAAGAAAATTCCACAGCTAGATATGGTTGTAGTATTTTGGTTGAGAAAGCAACTTTAGAACAAGTTAAAGATCCATCTTGGCCAAATGATGCCAGATTAATTTGGTATATCGTTGATGGTATTGAGTATATGGATCTTACTAGATGTAGTAAAATATCTAAGTTGTTTGATATGTATTATGATAAGTATGGTAAAGGATCAATACAGAAAATTGATTTTGGTTATGGTACAGTGAATCCAAAACTCTGGGGGTATAAAGCACCCACCGAAAAGAAAAAGCGAAAGTGATTTCCCAATAACCCCGAAAAAAATTCGCCAAAATTTTTAACCTGTAAGGTTTTTTAAAATTGTATCATAAGTTACATAACTACTTGACTACATAGTACATAGGAGTTATAATACTCTAGTACGTTCATCCAATGTTAGCACTACTGCTGGCATTCACCCTTGCCCATCATAATGACGCTAATCCTTACGATTGGCACATGTCTTGTGAAAGGTGGTTACAACGATCTACGGAAATCCGATTAGATCCAAACCTTGACCTTCGGTCGAAGTTGAGTCTAATCGCTTACCTCAAATCAAAAGTACCAGGTGAATGTAACGGAGTGTATACATAGGACGCAAGTAAGTCGCGGAACGGAGCGTTCATCCCATGCTAGAATTACTTTTATATTCAAGTATAACTTGTACTGATGCTGATGCATTATTGTTCAGGATCACAAAAAATAGATCAGAACTACCTCCACAAGTGGTGGTAGAATTGGTAGAGACCGTAAAGGAATCTGTACCTGAATGTGAATTCTACTGGGACGCAAACGACTGAAGGAACGGGAAAAAACGGATCCAGCGAAAGCTGAGAAGGTTAATTTTCACCCATTCTTTTAGGAGACCTACAATGAACACCCTCAATCTCATTAAAAAGCAAATTAAAAAAGCAGCAGCACTGCACGACGCTCAAATCGCAATGACCACTTATCGTGGTGTCAAGTATGAGTGTAAGCAAGGTGCTGATGAAGTACATGGTACTTTCTGCTATCGCGGTCACACTTATAATAAGTGAGGCAATTATGCAAGCATTATAAGTAGTATCATTAGGTTCTATTTTTAGTATTGCATTTCTTGGTTTAGTTTACGGAAAGTTAACACTTTTACATAAGAGAGGTTAAGAAACCTCTCTTTTTTTGTACTTACATTAAAAAGTTACAATAGTATATTAAGATACCAAAACATTACTACATAGAATAGAATTAAGGTTCTGCTTATGTTCTGAAATTTTTTCTTTATTATGATTTTCTAAATTAATGTTAAAATTGCGTTGGAGGTGTGATGCATAATCTCATTTCTCGCAACCAATTAGCAGAATGGAATCATTTTGAGAGTACGCTAAACCGATGTAATGAGGAATTAGATCTGGTAAACGATTACTTTGACTGCTTAATTGAATGCGACGAAGACCAAGCTACATGTAAGCGAATCTGCAGAATTCTATTAGACACTGAGGGTTGATCACCCTCTTTTTTTGTGCTATACTCTATAATAATGAAAATAATTTATGGACAAAGAAAGGTTAAAACTAATAGTTCGTAATTTGGAATTATTGGTTGATTCTCTAAAAGCTGAAGTTCTATCTGATGTGGAAGCATATAAATATCCAGAATCTACTTCAAAAAGAAAAGAACTAGATTACGATGAAATCTTTGAGGATGATGATGACTGATACGACAAGAGCTAAACGTCTTGTAAAATTGCTTGAAAGACTTATCAAGCAAGATCATCTTTATGATGAAGAAAGGATTGTAGAAATGAAAAAAGAACTTTCCAATCTTAAAGAACAAATTTCCGAAATTGAAAAACAAAATTACAAAGGATTTGGTAAATGACCGTAAAACTGATTAGTGTAACTCCAGATGCAGAAGAAACTATGGCATATGTTGCCAGAGTTTCTAATCCTGCAAATCAAGAAAACGAAAAATATGCAGGACTTTTGAAATATTGTATTAAACATAATCACTGGAGTGTATTTGAGCAAAGTTTCATGACTCTGGAGATTGAAACTACCAGGGCAATCGCAGCTCAAATTTTGCGTCACCGTTCGTTCACATATCAAGAGTTTTCCCAGCGGTACGCTGATTCATCTCTGTTAGGTTTTGATAAGATTCCACTACCAGAACTTCGTAGGCAAGACACGAAGAATCGCCAAAATTCTATTGATGATTTGGATCCTTTTGATGTTCAGACTCTGCAACTTCAGATGCAAACTCTCTTTGATTCTTCCATGGCTTTGTACAAGCAAATGCTTGGACGTGGTGTCGCAAAGGAATGTGCAAGAAATGTGCTTCCACTCTGCGTACCAACAAAAATCTACATGTCAGGATCATGCAGGTCATGGATCCATTATATAACTCTGAGGTCTGCAAACGGCACTCAGAAAGAGCACATGGATGTAGCAAATGGATGTAAGAAGATTTTTATTGAACAGTTTCCAACAGTTGCTGAAGCACTTGAATGGGTATAAATATTTTCGTATTGAAATTATAAAGAATGGCAACTTATCCTGTAAAACATAAAGAAACTGGTGAAACCAAAGAAGTGAAGATGAGTGTTCACGAATGGGATCAGTGGAGAGAAGACAACCCAGAATGGGAAAGATACTATACTCCATACAACGCACCAGGATTTGGTGAAGTTGGTGAATGGCAGAGTAAATTAGTTGCTAAAAATCCAGGATGGAATGATGTCCTTGGAAGAGCAGCATCTATGCCTGGCGCAAACGTAAAAAAGATTTAGTATTCTAGTATGGCAAGAAGAAAAAGAGGATCTGCAGAGCAACCTATTGGGGTTGGACTCACTGTAAAGCAGATGAAGCGTAGAAAACCATTAGGGTTAGAATATCTTATTGATATTGAACCTATTACTGATAATCAAAAAACTTATTTTGATTCATATAAAGAAGATAAACATCTAGTTGCCTATGGTTGTGCTGGAACTGGTAAAACGTTTATTACTCTTTATAATGCACTTAAAGATGTATTAGATGAAAATAGTCCTTTTGAAAAAATTTATTTGGTTAGATCGTTAGTTGCAACCAGGGAAATTGGTTTTTTACCTGGTACTCATGAAGATAAAGCAGACATTTATCAAATTCCATATAAAAATATGGTGAAGTATATGTTTCAAATGCCCAGTGATGCAGATTTTGAAATGCTTTACGGTAATTTGAAGTCACAAGAAACGATTAAGTTTTGGAGCACTTCTTTTCTTCGTGGAACTACTCTCGATAATGCAATTATTATTGTTGATGAATTTCAAAATCTAACTTTCCACGAACTTGATAGTATAATTACACGAATCGGTGAAAACTCTAAAATTATGTTTTGTGGTGATGCCACTCAGTCTGATTTAACAAAGACTAATGATAAGAATGGTATCTTTGATTTTATAAAAATACTGCAAACTATGCCTTCTGTCGATCTTGTTGAGTTTGATGTTAATGATATTGTAAGATCTGGTTTGGTTAAAGAATATCTTCTTGCAAAACAAGAAACTAATTTATGAATGATGTTATTGTTATAGATAATTTTTATTCAGATCCAGATAGTGTTGTAAATTATGCCTTATCACAAAAATTTTCTTCTGAGGTAGGTTCTAATTGGCCAGGAAAAAGAACTTCAATATTAGATAATAACTCTGATATTTTCACATCTTTTTCAGTTTTATTAAAAAATAAAACTAGTGTTGATGTATTCAATTATGATTTGGAAACTTCATTTCATAAAACATATATTTTTTCTCCTTTTAAAAATTCATCATTAAATAGTGGATTTGTACATACCGATCTTTATAAAAACTATTTTATAGATGGTAAAAAAACTCTTTCTGGTGTTGTTTATTTAAATAAAAAATCCATTAAAAGTTCTGGAACTAGTTTTTATAAATTAAAAAATTATACAAATAACATTTCAGATCCATCAACAAATAAAAAGTTTGCAGATCTTAGAAGAGAATATGACTACTATTTCAATGCATACAAAAATATGCTATACTCTTCTTATATTCCCAAACCAAATCCTGCTATAGACATTATTAAAATAAAAGATAAAGTTGATGAATTATTTGAAAAAACACATGAAATTGATAATGTTTATAATAGATTAATCTTATATAATTCAAATTACTTTCATAGTGCTAGTAATTTATTCTCTAATAACTTTGATCCAAGATTAACACAAGTATTTTTTATGAGTGAAAAATGATTTTTAACCATGTTGATATTGATCTTCCATCTCTTGAAAGAGAAACAATTGATGGAGTAAGATTTTATAAAGTTCCTGATGAAGAAGAACTCCTCCGACTGGTCTCCATTACATCTGTTACCAGTCACAGAAATAGAGAATTTTTTGCTAAGTGGAGAAAACGGGTAGGGGAAGAAAAAGCAGAACGCATCACAAAACGTGCCACAAGTCGTGGTACAGATATGCATACTCTTGTAGAGTATTTTCTAAAGAATGAAGAATTGCCAGAAGTACAACCTATTTCTGACTTTTTATTTAAAATCTCTAAGCAAACTCTTAAAAATATAAATAATATATACACCCTTGAAGGTTCGCTATATAGTAAACAATTAGGGATTGCGGGAACTGTTGATTGTATTGCAGAATACAACGGCGAATTAGCAATAATCGACTTTAAGACATCTGCTAAACCGAAACCACGGGAGTGGATTGATCACTATTTTGTACAGTGCATGGCATATGGTTGTATGCTGTACGAACTGACTGGTATTTCAGTCAAAAAACTTGTAATTATTATGGCTTGCGAAAATGGAGAATGCGTCGTCTATGAAGAACGAGACAAATCAAAGTACATCAAACTTCTCACAGAATATATTGGAGAGTTTGTTAGAGATAAATTGGAATTCTATGGAACAAAATAAAGATCTAAAAAACGTGTTAGAAAACAAGTTTTTAACACCATCAAAATTTGCAATAGAAATTGAAAAAATTGTTGCAAAAGAAAAGATGAATTATATTGATGCAATATGTTTCTATTGTGAGACTAACAATATTGAAGTTGATTCAATTACAAAACTTGTATCAAAACCTCTAAAAGAAAAGTTAAAGTGGGATGCTATTCGTCTCAACTTTATGAAAAAAACATCGAGAGCTAAACTGCCACTATGATCGTGACTCCCTTTGAAACTTACCAACATTATTTGTCACTAAAAAATCACTTCACAAATCCAAAATACGACTTTTTCAAATACGGGGCAAAAACCCGTGCGAGTATTACTTCTTTCAATAAAAGAAAAGACAAGTATTGGTTTGAAAAAACCTCTCGTAAGTATTCTGATCAAGAAATTTTGGATTTTTTAGTATCTAATTTTGCTGCTGCCGATAACCCACAAAACCTATGGATTGGAGAAATTATCAATTCTGGCGAAAGAGTGTACGCCGATTGGATGAAACGTCGTCAGAGTTCAACTTACTTGTTCAAAGAACAAAGCAACGAATTACTATCGAACAACGAATTAGAGAATCTCTTCAATTGTTCCAAGGGTCACCCAATTTTACTAAAAAAATTTCTTGGTGGAGAAATAAGTCTTGAAACATTCGTTATTTTTGAAAAAATTTTTGGTTTTTCAAAAAACTTTGATAAAAAATTAAAAGATCCTGTATGGGAAACCGTAAGTTTAAAATTAAAAAAATATAATCCCTTCATAAATATTGATGTATTCAAATACAAGAAAATTTTGAGAGACCTGGTAGATGAGTGACTTTTTTGAATCTGAAATTATTCAAAAAGAACTTGAAGAGATAAATTATCTTCAAGAAAAAATTTATGGAAGTTTATTGTCTTTTAGTGCAATGTCCCGTGAAGAAAAGTTGGAACATGTCCAAATTCTCACAGACTTGCTAGAAAAGCAGCAAGTGATGTATACTAGGTTATCTCTTTCAGACGACCCTAAAGCGGTAGAAATGAAAGAGAATCTTCGTAAATCAGTTGCTCTGATGGGTTTTCCACCAGAAACTGATATGATTATGCTTTTTGATAGTATGAATGCAACCATCGAGGCACTTAAAAAATACATTGACGCCTAACCGATTTTTTGTTATACTATCCAAGTAAATCCCCCCGAATCCAATTAATCCGAGGTAATCCAAATGTCTTTCGCAGACCTTAAAAAGCAATCCAAACTGGGCTCTTTGACCGCTAAACTGGTTAAAGAAGTCGAAAAAATGAATAATTCCGCTAACCCAGGAGATGAGCGTCTCTGGAAACTGGAATGTGATAAGAGCGGCAACGGTTATGCCGTTATTCGTTTCCTGCCTGCTCCTAACGGCGAAGATCTGCCGTTTGTTAAACTGTACTCCCATGCCTTCCAAGGTCCTGGTGGTTGGTACATTGAGAACTCTCTGACTACGATGGGACAGAAAGATCCTGTGTCTGAGTATAATTCCATGCTTTGGAACAATGGCACTGATGCTGGAAAAGAACTTGCACGTAAGCAGAAGCGTAAACTGACTTACATCGCCAACATTTATGTTGTAAAAGATCCTGCTAATCCTGAAAACGAGGGAAAAGTTTTCTTGTATAAGTTTGGTAAGAAGATCTTTGATAAACTCACTACTGCAATGCAACCTGAGTTTGAAGATGAGGAAGCAATCGATCCGTTCGACTTCTGGCAAGGTGCTAACTTCAAGCTGAAGGCGAAGAACGTTGCTGGTTACCGTAACTATGACTCTTCGGAGTTTGCCCGCTCCAGCGCCCTCCTAGATGATGATGACGCTATGGAAGCAATCTGGAAGAAGCAGTATTCTCTTTCTGAACTTGTTGCTCCCGATCAGTTCAAAACCTATGATGAACTGAAAAAGCGTATGGATTATGTTCTTGGAAATAAGGGAACTCCTAAATTCCAAGATCAGGAGACCCTTGAGGAAGAGGAAGAGTTCCGCCGCCAAAATCGTGGTGAGAGCAATCCTATGCCACAATCAATGAAAGAAGAATTGAATTCATTGAGTGATGGGCGAGACTTTAACAGCTCCGATATCACCAGTTCTTCTACCGAAGATGATGATACACTGAGTTACTTTGCTAAACTGGCAGAGGACTGATGAAAAAAAAGTTCAAGTGGTCATATGAGAGGGTCTGCCTGACCCTCCTGGTTGTGGCAACTTATTATATGCTTATCTTTAAGTAACAGCGGGGGGATTTAAATCCCCCCCTTTTTTATGGAGAGGTAATTCTAATATTTTCTGCTTTAATCAAAGTATCATTCACATATTGTGATGAGTCTTTGTATTTCATCAACTGTCTCAATTCATCTAAAAATTGCTCTAAATATCGAGATCTTAATACTGTAATTTCTCTTTTTTTATCATTTTTCATTACCTCATATTCAAAATTAGTTACAGGTATTGTGATATTTTCAACTCTCTTATATGAGTTGGTATCTGCATCATAATATTGAACATATGATTGTGTTGGTAATGTATCTGTTACTGGTTTTGGTACTTTGTGATTTTGATCTACAATTTCACCAGCAGGGAGAATAATTCTACCTTTCGCATCTTTTACTTCAATAGTTTCATAATATTTGACATCATTTAAAGTGTCACCATATAAATCATATGCATATGCTTCAAGATTACTATTTGATAAAGGCCATTCATTCCTAACATTTAGTATATTGGCAGATATTAAAACAACCCAATCTAAAGTGGAATCTTTATACAATTCGTTTGCAACTTGATCGGGGCGTGTATCTTCTACTATTGTATATTTTTCAAAAGCATTATAAATTTTTTCAAAATCACTACGAATTTTTACTCTTCTAAAGAGATTTTTAGCTCTAACAAACTCTAGTGTTGATGTTCTATCAACTAATGGTGATTGGTAATCTAGTTCTGGAAGTTCTCTGAAATAACCCATATCAGTATCCTACTCCTAAAAGACTATCAGTATAATCTTCTGCATAAACTGGTACAACTTCTTGAAAACTTAAATCAAGTTGCATAGAAACAGGAGTTCCGTCATGATATGTTGCATAAACATTTTCACCAGTATAATTAACTGCCATATTTTTTAGAGCACATTCTTTGAATGATGGTAGAAATGGGTGTTTAGTATTCCCCTTTCTATATTGCAGATCAAAGTAACCAGGAGTCTTAATAAATGTACCAGGGTCCTTTTCTTTACTATTATTCTTAGCACTCATATGCACTTTAAGTGTTCTAATTATTTTTTTAATATTATCTCTGTCCTCTTCATTTCTCGGTGTTAACTTGAATGAAAAGTTAAACTCTCTTAAAGTAACACCGTTGAACAATAATCTATTATTTTGATTTACGATTTGACCATAACTACGTGCCAGAATTTGATCTAGGGTAACATTACCACCAAGAACATTTACTGCTTCTGCAGATAATTGAGTTTTTCCTAATGTTATTATCTTATCCAAATCCAAAGAACCACGAATCGTTCCCAATTTCCCTTTAACTTCTTCTAATGATCCTTCGAGATTAAATAGGTCAATATCCATTAGTGCCCCTCCTGCAGCGACTCCTGCAGCAGTAAGATTATTCATCTTACTTTCACCCCAAGATACCGCATTGGAATCTTGCAAATTTGATGGCATTGGTAAGTATATGACTGAACCAATCTGTATGGATTCTTTTTTAGAATAATCAAGCAATCCAGTAACGGTAAAATTTGTGTTACCAATTCCAGATGCATCTGGATTTACATATTCCTTAAGTGTAATACTAAAATAATCAGTTTCCTTCTCAATTGCCATATCAGAAGGATACCTTATTGATTGTTCTGCCATTATCCTTTTTTAACTATTTAGACGAAAGTTTCCAAAAGGTATGGTTTGTAAATCTTTTATCTCAGATTGATAGACTTCATATATTTCCCCTACTATCTCATCCCAAGTATATTGTCTAACTTTTCCCCAATGAAAGTTTATACCTCTGAACCCCCATGAAAAAACATCTGAAACGGCAACAAATGGATTTTGATCATATTTTATGTTTGGTGTTTTAGGATTGTAAACAAAAATGTAGTATTTTCCAGAATCAGGAACTTTTCCACTTTCATTTAAAACATTCATTAATTCAATCATTAAATCATCTGGATGTTCAGTACCGACGATACTATCAGTTACTGATCTAAGACGATTTACATTAAAATCAGTATCAGTATTTTCTGCTGCTCTTTGCCTTAGTGTTTTTCTTGGCATTTTAGATACCTAGTTCGTCTTCTGTGATAATTTTAAATTTCCATCGACGATCTTCACAAAATTCTTGAGCAACTTTCCATTTTGCTTGATTTTTTGCCCATTCAGTAACTTCATATATGTAACCTTTAGTTTTTGTTTTTTTAACTTTAGGTTCAATAGTTTGTTTTTTGGGTTTTATTTCAATCAAATACTTTTGAATCTGTCCATTATTTTCTACAACTTTAATATAAAAATCTGGAAAGTAACGATGAATTCTGTTATCTAACGGTGATCTATAAGGAAGTGCAAGTTCTTCACTACCCCATTCTAATATTCTTTCATTTTTATCACAATAAACCATAAACTTTCTTTCCCATAATGATCTATAAACTATATTTGTAGGATCACCCTTGTATTTCTTGGGATAAGAAGGTTTGTATTTTCCTTTGTATGCCATCTAAATAGTTCATAACATAGCGTATAAAAGTATTTAGAAATGAAAGTTCCAGAGATTGGCACTGTAAATATGAGTATGTTGCCAACGTTTTTGAATTTATCGAGAACAAATCTATACGAAGTTTTTATTGGAAATTCTTGGGCTTCACCATCAACTACAACATCATTTTTAAAGTTTCTTAGTGATGGTACTCAATATGGATCTATCAATTTCAATGAAGATTTTGGTAGAGGTATAGGTCTTCTTTGTACTAATGCAACTTTACCAGCATCTTCATATGCAACTGCAGAAGTAAAAGATAATTTCATTGGTGTTGGGCAAGAATTTGCACATACTAGAATTAATACTGATATTGACTTCACATTTTATATTGATAGACAATATAAAGTATTAGGATTTTTTGAAGCATGGATGGATTTTATTTCTGGTGGCGCTGGTGGAGACATGCCACAACAAAACTCAGATCAATCAGCATCAGTTGGTTATTATAGAAGATATAACTACCCAAAGTATTATAAAACTAACGGAATTTACATCAAAAAGTTTGAAGCAGACTATGCAAAAGGTGGTGCAACAAACATATCATATCAGTTAGTTAATGCTTTTCCTAAGTCTATGGCTTCAATACCAGTTGCATATGGTGGTTCTGAAATTATGAAAATAACAGTTACTCTAAACTATGATAGATACATTGTACGTAGGGAGTTTGCAACCGAATCAATTGATTTGAACGGCAATATTGCATAACACCCTATAAATAAAAACACATGAATTGTATAGAAAATTATGCCTTTACCTAAGATTAATACGCCATTGTATGAGATGGAAATTCCATCTTCTGGTAAAAAGATTAAGTATAGACCTTTTCTTGTTAGAGAAGAAAAGATTCTAATCATGGCATTAGAATCTGAAGATATGAAACAAATTACCAATGCTATTGTACAAATCTTAGGAGATTGTATTAGCACAAGAGGTGTTAAGATAAAAGACTTATCAACTTTTGATATTGAATATATTTTCCTCAATGTTAGAGCAAAATCTGTTGGTGAATCAGTTGAAGTAAGTGTTATCTGCCCAGATGATGAAGAAACTCAAGTTAAAACATCTATTGATATAGATAGCATTTCAGTTCAGAGAAATCCTGACCATGAACAGATTATTAGGTTGGATGATGAACTTTCAATGAAGATGAAGTATCCTTCCTTGGATCAGTTTGTTGAGAATAATTTTGAATATAATACGGATGATGATAATGTTGACAAATCATTAGACATGATTGTCTCATGTATCGATATGGTATATAATAAAGAAGAGTCTTGGTCTGCAAAAGATTGTACTAAGAAAGAGTTGAAGGATTTTGTAGATCAAATGAACACCAGGCAGTTGAAAGAGGTTGAAAACTTCTTTATAACTATGCCTAAATTGATGCATATTGTTAATGTTACAAATCCGAAAACCAAAGTTGAATCTGAAGTCGTTCTTGAGGGCCTTGCAAGTTTTTTCACCTGAGTATGGCTCATACTAATCTTGAGTCATATTACCGTGTTAATTTTGCCTTGATGCAGCATCATAAATATAGCTTGACGGAGTTGGAAAATATGATTCCCTTTGAAAGGGAAATCTATGTTTCGCTTTTACAACAGCATGTTGAAGAAGAAAATCTAAAAGCACAACAAAGTGGAAATTAACCAAATCTATAGAGCACCATCTCTTCCCAAAATTAGTAGAAGAAATATAAATTCTTCTTTAAATCGTGGTGCTTTAGGATCTGGTATAAGTCTTAAAAAAAGTAGTTTTAGTTTTAAAAAACTAACACCAAAAATTACACCTAGTAAATTAGTTTCTGAAAAGAGTGAAAATCAAGAATCACGTGGTATAGTTAAATATATTCAGTCTAATTTAAATATATTTAAAGTTTTAGAAGAATCTAATAAGTTACTTTCTCAAATTAGAGAGCAGTTAAGTTTAGATTATGATGAAAGGATAAAGGAAAGAAATGAAAATTTAAGACTATCGAAAAAAAGGATAGCAAAAAATAAAATTAATGAAAAAGAAAAGAGGATAGAAAGTCGGGGTAAATCTTTAATTGGTAGTGCATTAAATACTGTAATAGCACCTGCTAAAAGTATATTCCAAAGAATTTTAGATTTTCTTTCTATAATAATAACTGGTATAGTACTCAATACTGCCTTTAAATGGTTATCTGAGAAAGAAAACCAAGAAAAATTACAGCAGTTCTTTAATTTCTTAAAAGATTACTGGAAAGAATTACTAGTAGTTTTTGGTGCAGTAAAATTACTTGGATTAGTTAAAAAATTATACAAAATTGGAAGAGGTCTTAGATCTCTCTTTGAAAATAGACTTAAAACACCTAGGGTTCAACCACCAAAATTCCCTTTAGAAGATCTTTGTGCAAAGCTTCCAAACTGTATCAAAGAACCATCTCCAGAACTGTCATCTGCGTTGGAAGCGCAAATGCAGGCAGCAATTAGTAAAACAGATTATAAACCTATTTTTACAGGTATTTTTAATGGACTTCTGGGTTTGGGAGCTATTGAAATATTAAAACAACTTATAGAGATTAGTAATCCATTAACTGCACTTGCCAAAGCTTCTGAATCTAGTGCTTCGGCTTCACCACTAAAACCTAAAGAGACGCCACCGATAGAAGAAGTAACAAAATCCGAACCTACACCATTAGAAATAATAAGAAGAAAGGCAATACCAGTAGGAGTTCAAGAATATGTTAATCCTTTACTTAAAAAATATTACAATGATCGTACTATTTTTGGACAAACAAAAACACAAAGTGTTCAAACTCCAATGGGTCAATTGATCGTTGAACCAACATCAAAAAATATATTCACTGGGGATGACACACCCAAATTCAGATTTATAAGCAAAGAAGAACAGGATTATAAAGCTCAACAAACTCAGTTGATGTTAGATAATCCGTGGATTAAAACCTTCTTCGGAGCTCAAACTGCATTAGATTATGCAGGTATGATTATGGCTGGAAGACCTGGAAGGGGAGTGAGACCGAAATCTCCTTTTACAAGTCTTAGATCTGCCAACCTAAGCAAATTTAAAGTTGCTGTTAGAAATCGTTTAGGGCAATTAAAACTTAAACTACCAGATCGTCAGGCAGATAGAGTAGTCATAGCAGCTGAAAAAGAAGTACAATCTCCAGCATTTCATAGAGCTCTCTTACAACAAAGAGCAAAAGAAGGTAGATTGGTAGTAGATGAAAATGTTGTTCTTGATGAGGTATTAAAACGTCTCATACAGAGAGAATTATCTGGAACATCTGGTGGAAATCTTTTTGTTGGAGCACCTAAAGAAGTCAGACAACAGTTAGAGAGAATATATGCAAATAGTCCATCTGAAAAAGTAAATGTTCAACCAGAAACCCAATTTAGAAGTATGGGTGGAACAGTATTTGGTTCAGGATCTCAAACAGTTGATAGTGTTCCTGCAATGCTTGCTCCTGGAGAAGAAGTTATTCGTTCATCAGCAGCAAATCCTTTCCGCCCACTTTTAAAGGATATTAATGATAATGCTGGAAGATTGTGGAAACAATTTACTGAAGCAACTATCAACCAAGAAAAAATTAATGCAGTAACTAGAAGATCAAACAGGGTATTTAAAGATTTAATTACTGAATTTACTGAATTGTTTGATGAAGAGAAGCGAGAAATTTCTAAGAAAAATAGAAAGGAAAGAGCAAAAACAAATCCACCAAGTGGTGATCCACCAAGTGGTGGTGGATCACCAGGATTAAAATCTAAAATTACTAGACCGAAAAGATCTAGACCTAAAAAAATGTCTGGACCAAGTATTCCAGCACCAAAATTTGTAAGTCAAAATAAACAATCACCATCAAGATCTCATTTTTCATCAGTTAATAATAGTATAAGACAACCCGTAACTAATAATATTGCTAAACCAGTAACAAATGTAAAAAATATTGTACAATCTCCTACAAGTACAACTGTCGTTCCATTTGTTATTGAAAAAGAAACTGGTTCTCCATCTGTTAATGTTGTTAATCTTGCGCCCAAGGTTTTAGATCTTTCTAAAAAATCTACACCAAAACCAAGGACTACACAATCAGATGCTACATCTCCAATTCCTTCTATATCACCATTTGATTCTAATAATGACTTTAATTATACAGTCCCAGAAACTTTAGGTATCTTGGTGTAATATGGAAAGTACAAAGAGCGTAAAAAAATTAAAATTTAATATTCTTAATATAAATTCTTTGATTTTTTCAAAAAGAAAAAAAATATCGAAAATAAAAAAGGATGAAAAAAGATTTAATTTTATTCTTTTAGGTAAATCAAAACGTAAGAAAAAGGAAAACAAAATAGAAGCGGGAGCACAAAAGTCTGCATTGACTAATATTGCTACAAGATTGGTAGCAAAACCAAAGAGTATGATTGATAAGTTCAAAGAAGTTTTTGGTGTTATTATACTTGGTGTTTTAGTAAATAATTTACCAACCCTTTTAAGGGGGTTACAGACTGCATTTACTACAATAAAGAAATTTTTTGAAGATAATCCTTGGTTAGGTCCAGCTATTGCAACAATATTTGATATTGTTGTAAAAGGAATGAAAGGAATACTTGATTTAACAAAAGTTTTATTACCAATAATCGGTGGATCATTCCAAGCAGGACTTGATACGATTAGAGAAGCTGGAAAACTTATTAATGAAACTGATAAGATGTTAAAAGGATTAGATTTTGATATCTTTAATTTAATTAAAAATCCTGATGAAGATGATAAGATTAAACAAGAATTGGCAGAGATAGAAGGAAAGTATTATTCAAGCACGACTAAGAAAGTATATGGTAGTTATTCTGAAGCACTTAAAGATCCTGCAGTAAAAGCTGTTGCTATTAAACCAGTAAAGGTAAAAGCACAACAAAAAATAAAAGCATCGGCTCCTGGTTACGATTCAAACACTGGAACTGTCTTCCTAAAAGATAAGAGTAAAGTAATCATGGCTCCTTTTCAGGGGAAAATGGGAGTTATGTCTCCTGGAGATAAGACTGGTACTGCAACCACAGCACCAGAATCTTGGCAGGGAATTGGTGAAGAGAAAGTATGGGATGCAAACGTAGAAAGATATGAATCTCAGCGTGCATACAATGATATACAAAAACTTTCAACTGGAGGAACAGTTACTGGTCAGAAAATGACAGTTTCTGGTGGATTAACTGGGAAAGCTAAAAGGGCAATCACATCTGTAAATTATTTTTCAAAATTAAAAACAAATACTGAAGAATCTAGTAATATATCGAAAGAATATGAAGAAAATAATTCATTATTTAAGACTTTCATGCAGTCTTACAAATCTTTATTGAAACTAAAATATCCTAGAGAGAAAAGACCAGTAGGACGTTTACCATCCGATTACAAAGCGACTGAGCAACAGGCGTTTAAAGAGGAGGAATTGTGGAATAGAAAGAGGACTATTATTAGTCAAGATGCAACCGATGAACCTGGATATGAGATTACAGGTCCCAATCCTAATATGATTGCATTATTTGATGGTAAAGTTATACCACGTGGAATTGCTAATGATCCAGCAGACCCTGGATGGGACAAAGATCCTAGTAAAAAACGTGGATACGGAAATCATGTAATTATACGAAGTGAAGATCCAAATAATCCAGGAACTTATTTTGATGCACTATATGCCCATTTTCCTACAGGAGAACTGAAAGTTAAAGATGGGGATACTATTACTGCGGGACAAGTTTTAGGTAGAAAAGCAACAAGACAAGAATATCTAGATAAACCAAGAGAAGTTGGTAGTGGGACTGGACCACACCAGAGCGTTGATTTTTTCAAGGAAGGTGGACCTTATACTACTAAAGCAGGTGCATATCCTGGTTGGGCACGATTAAGACCATTAATAACAACTCAATTATTAGGTGGAGGTGGTCCTGGTCCTAATCAATTGAAACAAGGTGATATTATTGCTACTAATGCAAAAACATCTTATTATGATCCATCTTTGGGTGGAATTAATGCAAGTGGATATAAAACACCAGATGGATTACCAGCAACTTCTTCTGGTGAAGGTTATCGACCAGAATTATTTACTGCTGCAGCATTCCCAGAATTTTTGGCAAAACTTCCAAAATCTATGACTTATAGAGCAGATCCCAGATATATGCCTGGTGGTAGAACTTTATCTAGGGGTCAGGCTTTCAATGTTATCGTGACAAATACTAGAACAAATAAAACTGCAGTTGTACGTGTAAATGATGCAGGTTCTGGAGTACCAGGACACTCTAAAAATCATATGTTAGATTTTAGTGTTGCCACAAAAGATTATCTTGGAACTGGTGATGGCAATTACACTATTAAAATGGGATCACCAACGATGAAACCAGGTCCATATAAATTAGAACCACCAAAACCAAAAACCAATTTACAGATAAGTGAAAATATCAAAAAAATGATATTAAGTATTGGAAAGGGTAATAATATGATATTTGGACAAGAAAATATAAATGTTGAAATAGATAGTAGTGGTAAACTCATAATCAAAGATACTAGAGGTGCATTTGGAACTGGATTATTTCCAACTGAATATGAAACCACCAATGAAAAAAATAAAAAACTTTTGTTAAAAATTGAAAAATTGTTGGAACAGAGAATAAAAAACAATCAACAGATAAGACCACAGCAAGGAATATCACCAGCTACTCCTGGATATGGTGGTGGTGATTCTGCATCAATAACTATATTGAAAGAAACAACCGTAGCTGTGGTTTCTGGTCCAACTGAAATTGTTGAAGTTCCTGTACAACAAGTTGTTCCATTTGTTATCACACCAAAGTCAGGATCTGGATTACGTAATAGATCCCTAATCTCTTAAAGACATGCCATATAGTAATTCATCCCACTACAAACAAATATTAATTGGAAGACCAAAAGATAATACGGTAGTTCCTATTGAAGCAAAAACATTGGGATTTAAGTATTATGAAAGTATTTTTTCTCCAATACTTACAGCATCATTAACATATTATGATGTTGGAGATCTTGTAAGAGCAAGTTCTAATGTTGATGTTCAAACAAGACTTGGAACACTACGAGATAGTTTACCAATTATTGGTAAGGGACAAGAATCTGTACAATTTTTTATTGAGAATGAATCTGGATTTTTAGATTTTAGGACAACTCCATTTAGAGTTTCAAATCCAACTCCGATTTCTCAAGACAGTCAATCTGAAACTGTTACTTTAAGTTTACTTTCAGAGTCTTCAGTTATAAACGGAACTCACAAAAGTTTTAAGAGTTATCATAATACTATTTCTAGTTCTATTGAAAAAATATTAACAGATGAGTTGGGATTTCCAACAGAAAAAGTTTTTATAGATCAAACAAGTAATAGTGATTCTTTTCGTATGAATGGTAACAGACCATTTGATATTATTACTTCCATGGCGAAAAAATCTGTCTCTAGTACGGGTGGACCTGGATATTTTTTCTGGGAGACTCAAGATGGCATGAACTACAAATCAATTGATAGTATCATTCAATCAGATCCTGTTGCAACTTACACGCACACAGATGTAATGTTCAATACTGATGATAGAAAAAATGATTTTAAGATATTAAAAGAACCTGTTTATCATAATAATAGTAATGTTTTGAGTAATATGTACTCTGGTATTTCTATGATAAAGGAAGCATCTTTTGATATGAGTACTTTTGGATATGTTGAAAAACAAGTACCATTAGCATCTTATGGACATAGTACTCTTGGAAATAATATAGATTTTCAAGCTTTATATGATGATGAAGATAAAACTAATGTTAATTTTTCAAGAACTGTGTTTTCACTTGCAGATTCTGGATTCACTAATCCTGGAATAAGTTCATCTATTGTGAATGATAAAAAATTCTACCTATCAAGATCAATACAGAGATATAATTTATTAATGTCACACGTGATTGATATAATAGTTCCATGTAATTTAGCATTACATGCTGGTGATGTTATAAATTGTATTTTTCAGAAAATTTCTTTTGATAGTAAACATAAAGGTACCAAAAGTGAATTAAATAGTGGTAAATATATTATAACTCATTTATGCCATGATTTTAGACCTAGATCTTCATATACTTCTTTAAGAATAGTTCGGGACACACCTGGAATATATACAAATACGGAGACAACTTCTAATGTCATTTAATCCAGATTTTGTTGGAAAAGCACCATTAAAATGGTTCATAGGTCAAGTTCCCTTGGGACAAACAATTAATATTGAAAATCCTAAAGGGTGGGGTGATCGTGTTAAAGTTAGGATATTGGGTTATCACCCATCATTAGGTTCTGAACTTTCTGATGATGGGTTGGAATGGGCAGTGATCATGAGATCAACTAGTCATGGATCTCTAAATAGAAAGAGTGTTGGAATAACTGGTGGTGAATGGGTTGTCGGAGTATTTTTAAATGATGATCCAGAAAAACTATTACCTTTGATAGTAGGAGTTTTGGGGAGAAGTGATCCATCATACGAAATAACTGAAAGTGATCAAACATCGAAAAAAAGTGCAGAATTTAAAAAGACTAAAAATTGGTATAAAAGTGTGCAACCAGCTCTGTATCATATGATTAGTGGAAAAAAACCTGGTGAAAAAAGAGAGCAAACACCATTTCGTACAAGTAGGAGTTTTTTTAGAAAATAATGGCAAAAAGTAGAATACCAACAGATTATCTTAATAATGATTTAACAGGTAATTCTGTAAAAATTCCTAATAATGAAAAAATCAATATAATACAAGAAAATGGGTACTTTGATCCGAGTAAATTACCTGTATGTAGAACTTTAGCTCTTGATTCATATAGAGAGTTATGTGAGCTTCCACATGTTAAAGCTGCTCCATGTGGAAAAAATAATGCAGCAAATATATATGTTTCACTAAAAAAGTTTTTTATTTTTCTTAGAGGGTTGAAGAAATATGGAGATAAGTATATTAATGGAACTATAAAGGCAGTATCTAATTTACAAAGCGAAATAAGAGCAACAATATCAGAAATAGTTGGAGTTCTTAAGGGCATTACTCAAAGATCTAGAGAATGGGTTCTTAGAAAGATCAAGTCTGGTATTGATTATTTAATTTACTTAACAAATCCTCCACAAACCAAAGAAACGACCAAGTCAAAACTGGCAATTACACTTGATAAAGTATTTTGTAAATTTGATGATATTATTGATGGATTATTTAATTTAGTTGGAGATTTTTTATATTCATTTATAGGAAAAGTTATAAACGTTCCTTTTTGTTCTGTTGAAAATTATGTTAATGCAATATTAAATAAACTTCTTAATGATATCGATAGAGCAATGAAACCTTTTTTTGATTCAATCAATAAGGAACTTGCTCCAGTATCAAGAGTTATGGGGTCTGTTTATCAGGCGATTAATTTTATATTGGGATTTGAAGGATTTTTATGTGAACAACCAGAGTGTAATGAAGAATTAAAAGAATTTGCAGCTGGACCATTTGGTGGACCACAAAATACTAAAACTGATAATTGGTATAACTTTAGTTTTAGTGAAGGTATCTCTAAATCTGTTAATGGGTGGATGGATGACTTCTTTGGAGAAGGTGATCCAGAAAATCAGGGTGGATATGTTTCTCCAGGTGGTTGTTATAGTGGTTCTTTTGAATGTGGTGTTCAGGTTGAATTTTTTGGTGGAGGTGGAGCACAAGCTGTAGGTGGAGCTGTTGTTAATGCCATTGGAGAAATTGTTGGTGTTAATATGTTCTATCCAGGAAATGAATATGAATCAACTCCATTTATGTCCTTTGTAGATCCTGGTGGATGTGGTGTTGGTGGAAATGGATATCCAATTTTGGAAGGTGGTGAAGTAACTGATGTTGTAATTACAAATCCAGGAATTGGATATACTAATCAAATTAGACCTCAACCAGTAATTAGAAGTTTAGAATCTGTTCCAAGAGATGTTGAAGTTAATAATACAGTAACTATTAGATGGGAAACATCAAATGCGGATAAAGTAAGATTAAATGTTCAAGGTCTTGGAGATTTACCTGCTAATGGAAGTCGTACAATAAACATATCAGAAGATGATGTTAATTTTCCTGCTGGTTCCAATGAAACTGAAAAAATATATCAACTTACAGCGATAAAAACTTTTTCTGATCATCCACAGAATGAAACTAAAAATGATATCTCAGTTAGGGTATTTAAAAATGATGTTCCAGGAGATCCTGGAGATCCTATCAATACAGATCCACCGTCAATAGACTCATTTGCGGCAGAACCAGAAGATTCTGTTGTAGGAAACACAGTTAAGTTTATTTGGAGTACTAGTAATGCAACTCAAGTTTCTTTAGGTAGTTATAATCAACAGTCTGATACATCTGAAACAATATACAGTGGATTAGTTCCTAATGGATCAGCATCTTTAGTTATTCCACTTGATACCGAATTTGCTGAAGGTGAAACAACCAAAGAATTGTATTATATTCTTACCGCATTAAATACAAAAGCTTTATCTATTGAAAATACTGCTGTTGAAGTAATTCAAATTATCGTATCAAAATTAGAAGATCCTACAGTTCCCGAGGATCCTACAGATCCACCAGATCCCCCAGGTTCCGATGATCCTGAGGATGTAACTGGTGTACCAGGTACCGATCCAGACCCAGATCCAGACCCCGATCCAGATCCAGACCCCGATCCAGACCCCGATCCAGATCCAGACCCCGATCCAGATGTTGAAGATCCTACTGGTGATCCAGACCCAGATCCAAATCCAGACCCAAATCCAGACCCAGATCCAGATAATGATCCAACTGGTGATCCAAATAATCCAATTCCATCTGGTGGTGGTGGAAGTAATGAAGTACCAACTGGTAGTACAACCAGTACTTCACCTACAGGTGGCGGTGGAACGGGTGAACCATCTGGTGGTGATGATGATGGTGAAACTGATTCCAATCAAGACGGAGATGGTAGAGATCAGAATATAATAAATCTACCAGGATTAATTGCATCGATTGATGATGATCCTGATGAAGATCAAGTTCCTGAAGATTCGTCACAAGTAGTTTCTGAAATCAGTAGAATTATAATTGTTAGCACTGGAACTGGATATGATGAAGAAGATACCGTTGAAGTAGATGGAGATCTTGAAGATCAACCAGAGTTTGAACTTGAAGTTTCTCCAGATGGTGAAATAGTTGATATTAGAATTGTATCATCACCAAGAGGATACACAGTTCTCCCAGATATTACAATAAATAGTAGAAATGGAGTAGGAGCTAAGTTTAGAACAGTGCTTAAATTCACACCCATTTCTGCTCTTGAACAGGAAGAATTGGATGCTATTGGTACAGATAAATTGTTAACCGTAATTGATTGTATTTCAAGATGACAACACCACCATCAAATCCAGCACCAGATTATACAATTGCAAATAATCCACATGCTTATGTTCATTGTGGTCCCATAGGACCAGGATCACAGGATGATGGTAGAGATTTTTGTATTATTACATCAACAAATAATCACTGTGTTTATCATAAAGATGGATCTAAAGTTGAACATATACAAGACGCATGGCACGAAGTTTCTGGTCATAGTATAGATGGAACAAAAAAAGAAGCTATTGCAAGATCTATCGTTGCCAAAAACGGTGATTTAATTATTAATGCTGAAAGAGGAAATATACATCTTAAAGCAAAAAATATTCATATCGAAACAACAGGTGAAAAAAATCAAGGAAATTTTTTAGTATCTTCAAATGGGCATGTAATCATAGCTTCAACAAAGGAAGTGCGTATTGCTGCATCTAGATTATGTCTAAATGGAACTAGTGGAGTAAATATAGTTACAGAAAACTTTGTAAATGTAATGGGATTATTAGAACAATTTCCTCCTCAATCAATGACAAAATCGATTACATCATTACTTCAAGGAAATTGGGAATCTTTGTTAAAGGGTCTATCCCAGTCATGTGGATCTACAGGAACAGTAAAATAAAATAATATATTATGTCATCAGCAAATTTTTCGGATATTTCGACAAGTTATTTAGAAGTTAAAGCACCAGTTGTTGGCGCTGCATTAAACATACCACAAGCATTCATCCCACCAGGAAGTGCAAACATATATCAATGTTTTGTCGGTTCTGGTATGAATAAAATTGTTAATGCAGCACTTAATGTGATGTCTAACACCACAAATCCAATAGCTGTTGAAGTTGTAGGACCATCTAATTTAACAGGTGTAGTTACTATTGTTGGCGCTACATCCGTAAATGGTGCTACTAGAATTGAGGGTCCTACCCTAGATGTAGTTTCAGTCACAACAACCGTTAAAAGTACAAAAACTGCAATAGCTGGAACTAAGGGACTTACTTTAACTGGTAATAGTGTTCTTATGAATGGTAGTGGTAAAGTTGATATATCTGCACCTACTATCAATTTGAATGGTGCTGTTCTTGTTGCTGGAGTTGGTAATCTTCCATTAGCTTTAAATAGTAAAAAAACCTTTGATATAAAGCACCCCAATAAACCAAATTATAGGTTAAGACATGCATGTGTTGAGGGTCCAGAAGCTGCAATATACGTTCGAGGAAAGTTGTTAAATAGTAATGTAATTACTCTCCCCGATTATTGGGATGGTTTAGTTGACAAAGAGTCTATCACAGTAAATCTTACTCAAATAGGGCATAGTCAAGATCTTTATGTTGAAAAAATTGAATGGGGTAAAAATATTATTGTAAAATCTGGAAATGGAACAACAATTAATTGTCATTATCAAGTTTGGGCTGATAGATTGGGTAAAATGATAATAGAGTACGAAGGTACCACACCAGATGATTACCCAGGTGATAATTCGGAATATTCAATCGCTGGTTGGACATACGACAAGAAATAAAACATGGCAAGAATTAATATCTACAGTACAAATCAACCGCCTGAGCAACTATCTCTTTTAGAGATAGATGATCTTAAGGTTGGAACAGGTGTTACCGTATATGGTAATACTGGTATTGTTAGTGCAGTTAGTGTCTATGCTCAAAATTATTATGGTGATGGATCTAACTTAGAGAACGTTGGTATAGAAGTTAGTGCAATTGATACATTAACTATAGACCCTGAAACTGGGAATGGTGTAATTAGTAATCAGATTACAAATGTAAAAGCAATACGTTTTGATACTGATTCTGGATTTGCAGTATCTGATTTGGGTGATGGTGCTGTACAAATTGCCCTTAATAGTACGTTTAAATATTGGGAAGTTGATGGGCAAGATACATTAGAAGCCGAAGGTCTTGATACTGTAAAAATAGTAGCTGGTGTTGGTATTGCACTTACAACACAAAACATTGATGGTGATAAAAGATTAACGATTACTGGAACCGTAGGTGCTCAAGGTCTCCAAGGTACTTTAAGTAATTTTCAAGGAACACAAGGATTACAGGGATTACAAGGACATCAGGGATTACAGGGAAATCAAGGATTACAAGGTAATCAAGGAACACAGGGAAATCAAGGACTACAAGGTGTACTTGGTAATTTTCAAGGAACCCAAGGACTCCAAGGTGCTCAAGGTTTACAAGGTTCTCAGGGGTCACAAGGATTTCAAGGACTCCAAGGTGCTCAAGGACTCCAAGGTGCTCAGGGTGTACTTAGCAATTTCCAAGGACTTCAAGGTTCAAAAGGATCTCAAGGCGCACAAGGATTCCAAGGTGTTCAGGGTTTAATTGGTGAGCAAGGTAATAAAGGTGATAGTGGTGGAACAATATGGAGATTTAATACTTCTACAACACAGGGAGATCCTGGTAATGGATACTTTAGATTTGATAATAATACTCCAGCAGATATAACAAAAATATACATTGATAATATTGATAGTGTAGGTAAGAATCAAACTGCATGGTTTGATGATTGGGAAATTTTAGGATCAAAACCAACTGTAGGATATTTGCATTTACAATCTTCTTCCCCAGACGGAACTATTTCTTATATTTTTGAAGTTACTGATGTAAATGCTGGTACTCAGGGTGCTTTTAATACTTATTATACACTTACTGTCAATCTTTTAACAGATACTACTAGTACAATAGGTGCAAATACAAAGATTGCATTTTTCTTCGCTCCTATTGGAAGGCAAGGTGTTCAAGGTTTACAAGGTTTACAAGGATTCCAAGGTGTCCAGAGTGCTCAAGGTCTTCAAGGACTTCAAGGACTTCAGGGTCCTTTAAGTAATTTTCAAGGAACTCAAGGATTACAAGGTTTACAAGGTGTCCAGAGTGCTCAAGGTCTTCAAGGACTTCAAGGACTTCAAGGTGTAATTAGCAATTTTCAAGGAACTCAAGGATTACAAGGTAATCAAGGAACACAGGGAAATCAAGGACTACAAGGTGTAGTTGGTAATTTCCAAGGAACTCAAGGTTTACAAGGTGTACAATCTAATCAAGGAACTCAGGGACTCCAAGGAGTTCAAGGACTCCAAGGACTTCAAGGACTTCAGGGTCCTTTAAGTAATTTTCAAGGAACTCAGGGTGTTGTTGGATTTCCTAATGGTGTACCTTATGAATTTGATAGTGAAACTCAGAGACCACTTGATCCAGGTGGAATTAGTAATATTTTATATCGAGTCGCAAATGGAACACTAAAATTTAATAATCTTTCAATTGCATCAGTTAATAGAATTTTTATTTCGGTACAAGATTATTATGGAGTATCAAGATCTAATTGGATTAACGGGTGGGATGATCCTTCATTCACAAACACTATAAAAGGATCTTTAACTATTTCATCAGCGGAAACTAACAATCCTGGAGCTGTTATATTTTATGTTACTCAAGTTGAAGATGTAACAATAAATGGATTTTCTGGTAGTCATAGATTCTTAGAGGTTTATGTTACTTATCTTTCTGGTTCTTCTAGTTTTGATGATACAGAGAGATTATCTATCTCATTTAACCCTACTGGTGTTCAAGGTCTTCAGGGTGTTCAAGGTCCTTTAAGTAATTTTCAAGGAACACAAGGATTACAGGGATTACAAGGACATCAGGGTGTTCAAGGATTACAAGGACTTCAAGGTAATCTAAGTAATTTCCAAGGAACACAGGGAAATCAGGGTGTTCAAGGATTACAAGGACTTCAAGGATTACAAGGACTTCAAGGTTTACAGGGTTTCCAAGGCACTCAAGGATGTCAAGGATTTCAAGGACTTCAAGGTTTACAGGGAATGCAAGGACTTCAGGGTCCTTTAAGTAATTTTCAAGGTGTTCAAGGATCTCAAGGATTCCAAGGTCTCCAAGGATTACAAGGTTTACAAGGTGTCCAGAGTGCTCAAGGTCTTCAAGGTCTTCAGGGTCTTCAAGGTCTTCAGGGTCTTCAAGGTAATATAAGTAATTTCCAAGGTACACAAGGAATGCAAGGACTTCAGGGTCCTTTAAGTAATTTTCAAGGTGTTCAAGGATCTCAAGGATTCCAAGGTGTTCAAGGTCCTTTAAGTAATTTTCAAGGAACTCAAGGTCTCCAAGGTCTCCAAGGATTACAAGGTATACAAGGTAATCAAGGAACTCAAGGTGTCCAAGGTCTCCAAGGATTACAGGGATTACAAGGTAATCAAGGTACTCAAGGACTTCAAGGTTTACAGGGATTACAGGGATTACAAGGACTTCAAGGATTACAAGGACTTCAAGGTTTACAGGGATTACAAGGTTTACAGGGATTACAAGGTGTAATTGGCAATTTTCAAGGTACTCAAGGACTACAAGGAAATCAGGGTGTTCAAGGTCTTCAAGGTTTACAGGGAGTTCAATCTACACAAGGAACACAGGGTCTTCAGGGACCTCAGGGTGTTCAAGGTACTCAAGGTACTCAGGGTGTTCAAGGTGTTCAAGGTGTTCAAGGATTACAAGGAAATCAGGGTACCCAAGGTCTCCAAGGTTTACAGGGTGTAAGATCGAATTTCCAAGGAACTCAAGGCACTCAAGGTTTACAGGGACCCCAAGGTACTCAGGGTTTACAAGGAGTTCAAGGAACTCAAGGTTTACAGGGACATCAAGGAACGCAAGGTTTACAGGGAGTTCAGGGAACACAAGGACTCCAAGGTATTCAAGGACTCCAGGGAACGCAAGGTACTCAAGGTTTACAAGGAACACAGGGGACACAGGGATTCCAGGGAGTTCAGGGCACTCAAGGATTACAAGGAGTTCAAGGAATCCAAGGTACTCAAGGACTTCAAGGATTGCAAGGTCCTAAGGGAATAACACAATTTGAAGTTGATGATACCGATGAAGATGTAGTTCTTTATCCAGTGATGACCAACGTTACTGTTGGATCAACTGAAGTGATAGAGGTATCTAGTGAAAAATTAGTTTTCAATCCATCCTCTGGTAGTATTGGTATTGGAACGAGTGCAATTACAAATACACTGACTGTAGTTGGAACAGCAACAGCAACAAATTATTTTGGTAATGGTGATACTCTAAGTGGAATTGTTACTCAAATTGTTCCAGGAATTGGTATTGATATTTTTGAAACTCAAGTTCCAGGAAAAGGTAAAGTAGAAGTTCAATCATATAAACCAGTTGGAAGAACGATATTTGTTTCTATAAATGGTGATGATAATAATACTGGTCTTGCAGAAAATCATCCAAAGCGAACTATAAAAGGAGCTTCATCTGTTGCATTAACAAATGATACTATAAAAGTATTTCCAGGCACATATGTTGAGGATAATCCTGTTATTCTGAATAAAATTGTTTCGATTGAAGGAACAGAACTTAGAAATTGTATTATTACACCAAAAAATCCAAATCAAGATTTGATTTATGTTAATAATGGATGTCATATAACTGATATTAGCTTTATCGGTCCAGAAATGACTGATGGAGCTGCAGTGGTAGCATTACAACCTTTATTGGGGGTTGCTACGGATAGATTCTTTGATGCTGCAAGAATGATTAGATTGAATTTAGATTATATTGCGAAAGAATCTGTAGGATTCTTAACTAGTGGATATAGTGGATTTGCTGGAAATCATAGAGAGCAAGATGCTGCAAGATTAATTGATTTAAATATTGACTATATTGCTGCAGAAACAGTAGGATTTTTAACCACTGCATACGTTGGTTCCGCTGGTCAACCATTTGTTGTTACTAATTCTTCAGGTATTTCTACAGATCCATCTAATTGTGAAGATGATATTAAAGATATTTTGCGTTCTTTATCTTATGATTTGAAAGCTGGAAGTAATAAAAAATGTGTTGGTGCAGGATTATCTTATTATGATGATGGAGGAACACTTCTCCACATTATTGGAAACGATGAAAATGGAAATAGTATTCAAGATGCGACTATATCCGCTATACAATATGCTGTTGGTGTTACAACATACATTATAGATAACAAAGATTATAAATCTCAACCTGGTGTTACAACTTATAGTCAACTTGCACAAAATGTTTCTTACTCACCAATTTTAGTTGGTGGCGGTTGCACTGCAGTTAGAGAAAAAATAAGAGAACGTGTTGGTATTATTACTAATATTATTGATAATTTTAATTATGCTACTGGTATTACAACAATTCATGGAGTAAGATTAGAAAGTGCTGATTGTGCCGATGATGTTGGTGATATATGGAGATCTGTAATATATGATATTACTAGAGGTGGTAACTCTAAGTGTGTTGGTGCTGGTAAATCATATTATGATGATGATTGGAACTTAGCAGTTGGTACATTAGACAATGAAAAAGGTGAAATTGAACAGACAATTGCAACTTTAGACTATTCATTTGATGTTGCTAGAGCAATTGTTAATAACTCTACTTGGGGAGGAACTGTAGTTGGATTTGGAACAACTGTTGTATCTGCAGATTATGATTATAGTACTGGCATTACTACAATAACTGCTACAGATCATGGATTATTAAAAGATGATGCTGTCAAAATTGAGAATCTGACATATTCATGTACATCTGGATCTTCTGGAGTTCCTGTTGGTGTTATAACAGCTTCTTACACTAACAGCACAGGAATTACAACAATTCAAACTTCTGGTTATCTACCAATATCCTCTGGTGATCGAGTTAAAATTGAAGGATTAACTTTCGAGTGTGTTGATGGAACGGACGTTTATCCAGATGGAAATCAAGGATATGAATTTACAGTTCAAGATGTTATTAGTTCTTCATCTAGTAGCACTACATTTATAGTAAATACTGGATCTACAACTTATGCAAATCCTCATACTTACGTGAGTGGTGGACAAGTATCCAAACTTTATACACCAGTATTTACTGTAGATGATGCAGATTATGATTATTTAACTGGAATAACTACGGTAACAGTTACTGGAACTGGTCCAACAGGTCCATATCTTTTCATTGAACCAGGAAAGAGAGTAAAACTTGGAGGATTAGTTTTTAGTTGTGATCAAGGTCAATCAGTTTATCCATCTGGAAATAATGGATATGATTTTGAAGTTATATCTACAACTGATGATCGATATGTTGATGCTGCAAATTTAATAAAAGCAAATAGAACTGAAATTATTGATAAATCTTTAGCTTCGATTGCAATATCTCATCCAGATTTTTATTATCCTAATGATGTACAAACAACAAGATTTTCTAGATTTAAAGATGCTTATAGATTAATACAGCAAAACAGAACGGAGATCATTAATAGTGCTTGGAATACAATGCAGGCTGGAGAAAATCCTGCAGATTCTTCAACAGAAACTAAGTGTAAACGTGACATTGGTTATTTTGTAGACGCAGTTTCAACTGATGTATTTACTGGTGGAAATAGTTATTCAATATCATTTGTTAAACTCTATTTTAATAATGGAACACCAATTTCAAATGGATTGGTTGGTGAAGAAGCATCATCTATAGATGCTTTTAATGCCGCTAGAGATTTAATGAAGCAGGCAATTACTAATCAACTTACGGTAACAGATTTAACTATTACTGCTGATCCAGTGACTGGAGATAATCAGTCATCAGATTCATGTGCTAATGTACAAAGTGCAATTGACACTTTAACTTCTTTAGTTGTTGTAATAATTGATGCAGGAAATCTTGATCTCTTAAAAACAACTTATGTTAATGCAGGTATTTTTGTTGCTGGAGAAAATAAGTGTCGTAGAGACATCGGATTTATTGTAGATGCTCTCGAAAAGGATATTAGATATGGGACTAATAAATTTATTAGAGAATCTACCAGAGCATATTTTGATGCAAATGGTGCACCAATTACAAATGGATTACTTGGAGAGGAGTCAGAATCTATAACGGCATTTAATAGTATTCGCGATTATGCTAAGAAAGCAATTACAAATCAATTAAATGTAAAAGATTTAACGATTACAGCAGATCCTCTGACAGGTGATAATCAAGATCCTAGTTCTTGTGCAGATGTGCAAACGAATATTGATAATATTATTGCAATTATAACCACAGTAATTAGTGACGGTAATTTATCAAATTACCCAGCGTTATACGTTTCTAATAAAGTTGAAGTAAATACAGGAACTACAACAAAAGCACACAATTATGTAAATGGTGGAACGTTAACTTCCAATTACACATCTGAAATTTATCCTGATGGAACTTTTGGTTATATTTTCCCAGTTAAAGATGTTCTTAGTGATGATGTATTTGAAGTAGTAACTGGCAAAACAGTATTACCTCATACATATGAAAGTGGTGGAACAGTTAAAAAGGTTAGTAACTTCCAATCTGAGTTCACTCAAGTAAAAGATTTATCTATTCAATCTGATTATAAGTCTGGATTTAACAATACGATTAATTCTTGTACTGATGTTGCATCAGCAATGAGGTCATGTGTTGGGGTTGTCACCAATATAGTTGGTTTAGGATCAACAGCATTCTCAACAATTGGATTCAATACAACATATCCTGGAAATCGTGGAGAAGGATTTGATCATCTCTCAGGAATTTCTAGTGCTGTTTACGAAAAAGAATCTGGAAAAACAACTCTTAAAGCATTAGGATATACACCTAACGTTGGTGATTTGGTTGAAATTAGAGACCTGTTATTCTCATGTTCCTCTGGTGGATCTATTTCAACAACAAGATTCCCATCTGGATATTTTGGATATGAGTTCTATGTAACTAAGGTACATGGTGATAATTCTTTTGATGTATATACTGGTGTTAGTACTATTCCACACACATATGTTTCTGATGGGTATGTTGTTAATCGTTCAATGAACATTACACAAGCAGATTACACACATACTACAGGAATAGTTACAATTACTTCACCTGGAATTAAGTTAAGATCAGGTGATTTGGTTACTTTGAGAGATATGGAATTTGCATGTTCTAGTGGAGCGGCTACTACAACAATATATCCTTCTGGAAATAACGGTTATGCATTTAGAGTATTAAGTGCAGATAATGAAAATGATACTTTTACGGTAAATGTCGGAACTTCTAGTGTAGATCATACTTATGTTGTTGGCGGAACTGTTACACCACCATATTCTAGAGGGGTTGGTAATATTGTTCAAGGACCTTATACTAGAAACTGTACAAACTTTATTCCAAATTCTATCGGAATGAAAGTTGATGGATTTGAGGCAGAACCTGGTGATTTACCAGATATTGGTGTTACAGGAACGATGAGTGTTGATTCATATACACAGTATAACCAAGGAGGAATTGGAGTTTCTATTACAAATGGAGCATATTCTCAGTTAGTTTCTATATTTACCATTTGTAACGATACAGCAATTTTCACCGCTTCAGGTGGGCAATGTGACTTAACAAACTCAAACTCCTCATTTGGTAGATTGGGATTGGTTGCTGATGGTGTCGGTGATGAAACATCTAAATCAATTTATAGATATACTGGCATTTCTTCTGGAATAGCAGAAGTTGAGCAAGATACTATAACAGTTAGTGGAGTTGGTAGTTATCGTCCTTATGATGGACAAGCATTATATTTTGGAGAGTTGTATTATACAGTTCAAAAAATTGAAGTTACTGATGGTGGTTCTGGATACATAGCACCTCCAATAGTTACAATTTCAGATCCAGAAGGACCAAATGGAATTGTTTGTGAGGGATCACCAAATATTGATGCAAGTGGAAGAGTAATCTCAGTAGATATTATTAGTGCTGGTAGTCAATATTTGACAAATCCAACTGTTACGTTTACTGGTGGTGGAGGAGTCGGTGCAGCTGCAACTACCATAATTTATCCATTATATTATTCTATTGAAAGTGCAACAAAACCTGTTGCAGGAATCTCAACTATTGTTCTAAACCAGAATCTAAATAACACAGTGAGTGCTGGAACAACAGTCTATTTTAGTAGAGTAAGTTTACAAATTACATCATCACACTCTTTTGAATGGGTTGGTGCTGGAAATAATATTTTCTCAGCAAAACCTGGATTGGGTGGAGTTGTTATAACTGAAAATGAAGTTGTAATGAACAATGGTGGTCAAGTTGTTTATACCAGTACGGATCAAGCTGGTAACTTTAAAATTGGTGATCAGTTTACAATTAATCAACTTACTGGAACAATTAGTGGTAGAGCATTCAGTCAAAGTCTGTTAAATACAGTAACACCTTTAATTCTTGCAATAGGATAAATGGCAGTAGTAGCACTTAATAAATTCCGAACAATACGAGTACCAGTAACTACTGATACTGTTGGTATATACACATGCCCAATTGGTGTTGCATCTATTGTAATATTATGTCAAGTCACCAATGTTTCTTCTGGAGCTGCATTGAGTGCATATACAGTTAGTGCATTTCATTCAAGACCAACGGAATCAACTATAAATTTTGCTTTTGCCAATGAATTTTTAGTAGCACCTAATGATGGTGCAAATTTAGTTTCTGATGGAAGATTGGCATTAGAAACATCAGATAGTATTCAAGTCACTGCAAATGAAAATGGTGTTCTTGAAATAATACTTAGTGTACTTGAAACAGCAAAACAGTAATATAAAATATGGACCTTAATTCTAAAAGAGTTAAAAAACTTGCGAGAACGGGAATAACATCCGATAGATATCAATTTCTGGGATTAAATCAAGCAGAACCAGATCTTGGAGATCCTTTAGTTGGAGTTTCTTCGATAGTCAATAAACCCATACCTGCTGGCGATCAGTATATGGTTGCTGCTGTCGATGGTTATGCTGGGGAAAGATATTGGATAAGAGCAACTGAAACACAAGGTGCTGGAATACAAGGTACTCAGGGACTGCAAGGTGCTTTGAGCAATTTTCAAGGTACTCAAGGTACTCAAGGATTGCAAGGTAATCAAGGGACACAAGGTTTACAGGGAAGACAAGGATTACAGGGTCCTTTAGGAAATTTTCAAGGTGTTCAAGGATTACAAGGACTTCAAGGATTACAAGGACTTCAAGGTTTACAAGGACTTCAAGGATTACAGGGTGTTCAAGGATCCCAAGGATTCCAAGGCGTTCAAGGTTTACAAGGACTTCAAGGATTACAGGGTGTTCAAGGATTACAAGGTAATCAAGGAACACAAGGTTTACAAGGAATGCAAGGACTTCAGGGTCCTTTAAGTAATTTTCAAGGAACACAGGGATCCCAAGGATTTCAAGGTGTTCAAGGTTTTCAAGGTATACAGGGATCTCAAGGTCTTCAAGGAATGCAGGGATTCCAGGGAACTCAAGGATTTCAAGGTTTGCAAGGTTTGCAAGGCGTTCAAGGATTACAAGGTTCGCAAGGATTCCAAGGATTACAAGGATTACAAGGAAGAAGTCACCAAGGTGTTCAAGGTTTACAAGGAACGGAAGGATTCCAAGGTGCTCAAGGTATTCAAGGTATTCAAGGGTTGCAAGGAATCCAGGGTGTGCTTGGTAATTTTCAGGGCACTCAAGGGACACAAGGTTTACAGGGAATGCAAGGACTTCAGGGTCCTTTAAGTAATTTTCAAGGTGTTCAAGGATCTCAAGGATTCCAAGGTGTTCAAGGTTTACAAGGACTTCAGGGAATTCAAGGAGGATTATCCCCTCAAGGTTCTCAGGGTGTTCAAGGAACTCAAGGTCCTCAAGGAATACAAGGGTATAGTGGAATTCAGGGACCCCAAGGTACTCAGGGTTTACAAGGAGTTCAAGGTGTACAGGGTGTTCAAGGTAGAGGTATAACTGGTTCAAAAGGTGATCAAGGTACTCAAGGTGTACAGGGTACTCAAGGATTACAAGGCAGGAGAGGTTCACAAGGAATGCAGGGTGTCGAGGGTGAGCAGGGCACTCAGGGAACACAGGGAAGGCAGGGTGTTCAAGGCAGAATAGGTTTAGGTGGTATCAAGGGTGACACTGGTTCACAAGGTGCACAAGGTGTTAAAGGATTAACATCTACAACACCTTATACATTGATGAATTTTGACATTCCAGGAGATTTGGTTGTTAATACTCAAACTGTTAGTAATAATTTAGTTGATGGTGTATCTTTTACCACTGTAGGTAATATAAGTGGCATGAGTAACACATCTAATGTTACATCTGGAGCATCAATTGCATTATTTTCAGGGACAACTGGAGAAAGATGGGTAAGAACAAGTAGAAAAGTTTATTTTGCCACCATATCTAAGATATTTTTCTATGTCAATCAAGGTGGAAGTGGATGGGGTGAACAACCAGATTCTGGTGAAGGTTTATCACTCCAATATTCGTTCAACGGCACTAACTGGACTAACATTTTTACAATTCAACCATCAGATATAACAAGAAATACGTGGGTTCTTCAAGAAGTAGATGTACCAACTGCAATACAAAATTATGAAGGTGCATATGTTAGATTCAAACAAGACAATAGTAGTGGAACTGCCTTTGATAACTGGGCTATAAGTGCATTAGCAATACAAATCACTTCTCCAAATACTGGTGGTATAGGTGGTGGAGGTGGTGGATCGGGAACTCTTATACTCGATGCAACAAATACCTCTAATGTTATGAGAGGCACTGTATATCAAAGATCATTAACTGATGCATTTTCTGATTTTGGAAATGTTTCATCAACACCATTACCTTGGATACAATCCAATGATTACGTTTTTCAATTTGGTACGTCTGGAGGTAGTATTGGTTCTACTGAAACGAGAACTATCACTACTAGAAATAAAATATTTTTAGCATCTTCAGAATTGGTTGAATTCTGGTCTCTTCCTGGTGGAGTAGGAGGTTGGGGTGAACAACCAGATGATTTGGAAGAAGTAATACTGGAATATTCTTATAATGGCACTACGGGTTGGAATGAGATTGGGGAGAGGGGTAGGTTTAATAGCTCTTCCCAAAATGGTCTTAGATGGATAAGAAATGTATTTAAAGTTCCCGATGGTGCTAAAAACTCTGGTGGAGTTTTCATAAGACTAAAGCAATCATCTAGTGGTGCTAACATCGACCACTACCTGGTGAGTTCAGTTTACATAAGATCTTATTCTTCCAATACTAATAGTTCCTTTGCCGCTTTAGATTTTTCAAATTATGCTAGTGCTTATTTTCATAACGCATGGCCAACTACTATTGCCCAATATAACACAATAGGTGCAGTGAATTTACCAACATCATCAACTGATGGTTTGATAAATCAATACACTCCAATATGTGTTTTTGATGAAGGTTCCCCTAATATTAGTGCAGATAGAAAAGTTATTACACCAAATAGAATATACTTAAAAAATTCCAATACATTTTCATTCCATGTATGTAGAAATTGGTATGAAGGTCCAGATAATGGTGAAGAATTATTCCTTTATTATTCCCTTGATGGTGTAGGTTGGACTCAATTCCACAAAGTATTACGAGTTACAAGTGGAGCTGGAACTAATGAATCTGCTACTGCTTCAAATGCTTGGACAGAAGTACAAGCAGAAATTCCAGAAAATGCTAAAGTTGCTAGTGGTGTTTACATTAAAGTTGAACAAGTACAGTTCTCATCAAGTGGTGGAGATGAGTGGGCCATAACATCGATTTTAACTGATGTTGGTGGTAGTGGTGGATCTAGTAGTGGAGCAGGGGAACTTAATATTGAGAATTTACCTACTACTAGTATTGATACTAATGACTATTCTATTGGTTTTACCAGTGTTACCTCTGGTATAACTACTATTCTTACAACTCATTCTACTAAATTATTTTACAAACCATCTACAGGAAATTTATCCTCACAATCCTTTACATCATTATCAGATGTAAGAGCAAAAATTAATATTGAAAATATTAATGATCCTATAGGAATAACGCAACAATTAAAAGGAGTTGCATTTAACTGGAAAGAAAGTAAAAAACCATCTCTTGGATTAATAGCACAAGATGTTGAAAAAGTTTTACCCCAAATTATTGAAACTAATTCTGATGGGTCCAAAACAGTTAACTATGATGCTATTATACCGATTTTAATTGAATCTATAAAAAATCATGAGATTAGAATAGAAAAATTAGAAGAAAATAGTTAATATGAATAATGATATCTTAAAAATACCTCACATTGAGGACGATGAAGATTTTTTAAATTATAAAAATACTTTAGAAAAAGAACCTGAAGGTGATGTTAAAAAAAGGTATTGTATTGGATGTTATACACCAGAAGATTGGCAATATATTCATGAAGAATTGATGAGAGATGGAAGTTTAGATGATAATATTCCATCAGATTGTTGTGATTGTGTTGATCAAAAACTCCACAGTGAAACAAGAGCTATTTACTTATTAACTGATTCGGAAGCTATAGCACTAAAAGAACATCCTAGAGTAAAATATGTCAATGTTGATACGCAGTTTTATAGAGGAACATATTTGGTAAATCCCAAAAATGTGGAATTTTCTTACAGATGGAATCACGGTGCAAAGCATTATAGAGGAGATACTACTTGGTTGTATGGTCAATTGTCATCTAGAACTAATATAGGTGAGGACACTGGAAGAACTGGATATCAATTGTACAGGATGTCTCAGAAAGAGGATCCTTGGATAAATGAATCTAAGGGTATTACATTTGCCACGGCATCAAATTTTGGTAATATATCAAATTATTCTACAAATTCACATCAAAACAACCAAATAAACGAAAATAATGGAACTGGTAGAGACGTTGATCTCGTAGTTGGTGATAATCAATGTTGGTTTGGTCATGCAGAATTCCAAGACTTTCGTACATTTCAATCGACACCAGTACCTCAAGGTTATTGGCCATATGGACCATATGATTGGGATGGTGGTAATGTCTTAAACAGTAATTTTTCTGCAAGTGCTAGTAATGGATCATGTCAATTATTAGACTTAGTTTTGGAAGCACCATATTATCTAGATCCAACTTATTTTGAAGCTGATCCTAATAATAGATTAGAGACTAGATGGGATGGAACTACTGTACCCGTAGAACAAGTCGCAAAATCGTGGTGGGGAAATGTTAACAGTAGAAGTAGTACTACAATTTTAGGGGGAGCAGTTATTTCAATTCCATCCTCATATACGAGAGCTAATTGTAATGGTACATTTCAAAATAGAAATGTACCCCAAATTCCTAGTAGTGCATCTCATGGCACATCTTGTGCATCACAAGCATATGGTAAATGGCATGGATGGGCATATAATGCAAATAAGTGGTATGTAGATGTGTATAGTACCTATGGTCTTGGATTTGAAAATTATTTTGATATGTTGAAATTATTTCATTTATATAAACCAAATAGAACATCTGATGATTCAAAAAATCCAACCGTTTCCAGCAATAGTTGGGGTTTTAGACTTCCATTATCAGCACTGCTTACTGGTTATTATTATTTTAGATCGGGAACTTTGGGTGGTGGAGGACAACAATATGATATTGATGATGGATCAGGAAGTGTAGATTGGGGAGCAAGTCCCAGATTTCTAACCCATTTCACAGAACCAAATACTCTTTTTCAATGTGAAATGGTAGATAATTCTGAATCTCAAGCAGGTGAAGAACTTATTGATTCTGGAGTAATCTTTGTACATGCTTCAGGGAATGAAAATCAAAAAATGGTGAAATCAGAACACCCAGATTATAATAATTACATCTACCCAACTGCAAATCAAACATTGGCTCAATCTATTGCACAATATGGGGGGCGTAATTATACTCTTACTGTTAATAGAAAAGGGTTTCCTGGACAGATAGGAAAAGTGAACAATAATGATGGTAGTGTTACTTACAGAACAATTTGTATTGGAGCTTTAGATTCTAACTATGATAATGAAGGTAGAGAAAGAAAAGTATACTATAGTAATATGGGAAATGCGGTAGACGCATATGCACCAGGTGAATTAACTATTGCAGCAACAGCACAGGATGGTGCTATTAGTGGTTATTCTTTTTTATATGAAAGGCATCCTGGTACAGCTTATTCTTATGATGGGAATAATCTTTCTGAAATTTCATATGATAATTCATTTACTGGTAGTAGTTCAGCATGTCCACTAGCAGCTGGTTTAATTGCAACTGTACTGGAACAAAATAGAGGATGGAATTATTCAAGTGTTCTTTTGTATATTTCAAATAATGTTGGAACACAATCATCTATTCAGTTTTACAGTGGTTCTGAGTCTACACAATATGATGATCAAAATTTTACCGATCTTCATTCTATAGAGGGTGGTTCACCAACAATACTCTGGAACGCTCCACTTGCAGGTTCAGTACCTGATGCACAAAATTATTACTCGGATGAAGGAGAATTAACAGATCACTTTATTACTGAAAAATGGTTTATAGATCAATATATTGGTGATAGATTAGTTACTACTGGTGATAATGCTTTGGGGCAATTAGGTAATGGATCATCTACAACTGATTTTGGATCATTTTATTATCATTATGATGTTAATACTCAAGCAAAGGATAGTTGGAAAGATGTTAAATGTGGAGGATATCACACACTAGCAGTAACTAGAGAAGGAGTTTTGTATAGTTGGGGAGCAGACAGTGATGGGCAGTTGGGTGATGGTAATGCTGGTGGTGCTATTACTGTACCAAACTCAACAGCTTTAGGTACTCAATTTACTCGTATAAAAATTATATCTGCTGGATTACAACATTCTGCATTGATATCTACACAAAAGATTTTATATACTTGGGGTGCTAATGGGGCTGGACAATTAGGTAATGGAAGTAATACTTCTACATCCACACCAACACCTGTTAATTTTGATGTTGATTGGGTTCAAGTTTCTGGGAAAGGATTTCATACTATGGCAATTAAAGATAATGGCACTCTTTGGGCTACTGGGAACAATACTTATGGGCAACTTGGATTGGGTGATACTTCAGATAGAAACACCTTTACTCAAGTTGGAACTGATGAAGATTGGTTAACAGTATCAGCAGGAAGAAATCATACATTAGCACTTAAAAAGGATGGAACATTGTGGGCATGGGGTGGAAATTATCTTACTAATGGTAATGTTTCTGGTAGAGAAGGAATATTGGGTATTGGTAACGATGTGCAACAATATTATGATACACCGCAGCAAGTGGGAACTAATAACCATTGGAAGTCAATTTCTGCTGGTGGATATCATAGTGCTGCAATTAAAGATGATGGATCTTTATATCTGTGGGGAAGAAATGATGATGGGCAATTAGGTTTAAATAATCAAAATTCTAGAAGTTCTCCAACATTAGTTTCTAATACATTCGTTTCTGGAAATTATGAACTTGATATTGGGCAATGGAAAGGTGTTTCTTGTGGTGAGACACATACTGCAGCAGTAAAATTTAACGGATCTGCTTGGTCGTGGGGTGATAATTCAAATAGACAATTGGGGCAAAAATCGACAATAAATACCAATAGGATTGAGTTTCCACATTTAATGGAACCTAATGCTGGTAATTCATTTAGACATAAAGCAAGTGTAAAAATGATTTCTGCTGGATTTAGACATACCGCCTTTGTTACCTCTGGGTCTGCACCAGAATATTACGTTACTTACGGATAAAAAAATGTATGCCTTAGTAAACGGATCCTTCATATTATTAGGACCTATTGGATTCAACTATCGTTTAATAAATTCAACTATAAAGGATGATCTAAATTTAGATTATAATGTAGGACCATTAGATTATATGAATGTTCCTATTAATTTTAATGATCAATTAAAAATTTTACCAGTCGTTAATAATATCCCACATCATAATAGAAAAACAGAATATCCAAATATGATTAGGTGGGAGATTGGAGAAGATCGATTAACATATTTTTATGAAATACTTCCAATACCTTTAGAAAAACTTAAGCAACGATATAAAGAAAAAATAACTAACGATAGATGGCATAAAGAAAATAATGGAAATATTACAGTAACAATTAATGATATTGAAATAACAGTTTCAACTATGAGGGAAAATAGATCTCAATTAGCATCAAAGATTCGTGCTATGAGTACAGATGTTAGAAGAAGATTTAAGTTTCAAAATACATGGATAGAATTAAATTCTACTGAAATGCAGACTATTATAGATGAAATAGATGATTATGTACAAGAGCAATTTGATTGGGAATATACAAAGCATAACGAAATAGATGCTTGTGGTGATTGTGAGGCATTATTATCAATGCCAGAATTTGATGTATCATATACAAACACTGGTGATAGTGCTGCTGTCGAATCTTCTACTACAACTAGTTAAATTATGCCTATATCAACTTCAATTCCCACAAATTTTCACATAAGAGAGTCTGATTTAGGAAGTATTTTGGTTAGTAGAGATTATCTCACAACCACATATCGAAGTTTGATTGATGATAGAACAAGATCAGATGCATACTGGTGGGGTGCAAATTTTTCAATTACTAGCCTAATACCAAAAAACAGTACTACTTACGATTTAGTGAGACTTAATTATCTTCAAAATGAATCTGCTGGATGGAATGATCCACCAACTTATGGCAGTGCTTTTTATAGAAAAGAAATTGTAGATATTAGAAATAATCCAACTTACCAGAATAATAGTAATTATGCTTTTCGGAATACATCTTTTTTAGCAAGTGATGGTACTTTATGGATGTCTGGACAGAATGGTTCTGGTGAACTTGGACAACCATATGCATCAAACACATACCGCCAGACTTTTGATGAAGGCGCACCTTACCAAGTTACAACCAGTACTGATTGGATACATTGTGCACCTGGTACAAACTTTGTAGCAGCAATTAAAAGAGATGGTAGTCTATGGGCATGGGGACGAAATGTATATGGTCTTGCTGGTACTGGTGCAGATACCAACAACCCTGATATTACCGATTGGGGACGGACTTTTGTGCCTCCAACGGATATTACATCAATGGTCACTTCTGGATCTATACTCAATACAAAATGGAGATATGTTTCTGTTGGATTTAATTTTGCCATGTATATAGATCAAGAAGGTTATTTGTACGGTTCAGGAAGAAATAATTATGGTCAACTTGGTAATTTTAGTACTCAAGATTCTGGTGGATATATGAAAAGAGTTTATGGTAATCCAAATATATCAGCATTTGAAGATAAATGGAGATATGTTCAATGTGGTACAAATGAATGGATTGGAATAAAGGAAGATGGTAGATTATATGGATGTGGAAATATGTTCAATAGTACTTATCCAATAGAATTAAGACAAACATGGGGTGATTTTGGGAGAAGATACATTCATTGTGATATTTCTTCTTCACATTGGGCTGCCATAAGAAATGATGGAACTCTATGGACTGGTGGTTTCTGGAGAAATGATGATTATCAAGATTCCATGTTTGGTCAACCTTTAGATTTTAATTTTATTTCTTCAGGTCTTATATTAAATAATCGAATAGGACCAGCACCTATAAATTCGGGATCTACTGCTGGAGGTATTTTACAGGTTTCAGGTGGACCTTATAGATTTGTTTCATGTGGAATATACTTTACTATACTTATAGGTGCAGATGGACGTTTGTATGGTTATGGCAACAACCAAGATCGTCAACTTGAATATACTTCTTATAGTTGGAGATTTCAGCCAACTTTATTAAACTATAATGTAGAGACACAATATTCTAATTGGAAACAAGTAAGAGCACAAGATTATGGATGTATAGGAATAAAATCTACACAATATATTTAAAATGGCAACTAATTATAATATAGGGTTTCCTTTTAATAACAAATATGGACAGATAAATCTTGTTACTGGATTTAGTACCACTAATCCATTTATGGTTACACGAATGGATGATGTATTTGTACCAAAAGAATTTTTTACTACTGGTGTTATAGAATCTTGGGGAAAAAATGATAATGGTGAACTTGGTGATGCAAATTCTCCAAATTCAAAAACATCACCAGAACCAACTTTTTACAATTTTGGTGATTTTAGAAAAGTTGATAGTGGAGATGGTTTCGCTGCTGGTTTAACGATGAGTGGTGATTTATATGTTTGGGGTGATGGGAAAGCTGGTATTTTTGGTGATGGGCAGATCAATTCATATGATTATCCGCGTCTAGTTAGTGGTCATAAATGGTATGACTTTGCATGTGGACATGAACATATGGTTGGTCTTAAACAGGATGGATCTTTATATATGTGGGGAAAGACGAGTTCTGGTGCTACTCCGATTACATATCCAACTCTTTTGCAAAGCAGTTTCTGGAATAATCTCCCAGATGAATATGTTGCTAGAAAAGTTTGGGCTGGGTGGTATAACATTTTCATCTTAGCCATAGGATCAACCCAATCTGATGAAGATAATGATGAGGAGATTGATATTGATGGTAGAGTTTATAGTTTGCATATGAATTATGGTACTACTAACCATATTATTGGTAGAGATGGTGCTGGTAGTTTCAATTCAACGTTTTTTGACATTGATGCATCTGGTTCTGGTTCCAACTATATCGCTCTAGATCGTCCCAGATATCCAAGAGATTTATCAACTGGACCTACTTCTACAGGAATTATTGCTGGGAATGGTACAATGTATTGGATGGGTGATAATAGATCGGACGACGGTCTTGGAGATGCTTTTACACCAGATCCTGTCAACAGTCCAGCAGATTTTTATCCAGCACTGAGAATAAGTACGGGTGGTTCTTCTAATACTGAGGATGATTGGAAACGTTGTTCTGCAGGACGTTATTTTCAGGGAGCAATAAAAGATAATGGAACATTATGGATGTGGGGACAAAATACATATGGTCAACTTGGTTTAGGAAATACTCTAAAATATAATAGACCTCAAAAAGTTGGTAACGAATCAAATTGGAGATATATTTCTTGTGGTGAGCACAGTACTCTAGCAATAAAAACTGATGGTACTTTATGGGCGTGGGGAAGAAATGACGGAAATTATTTGGGTATAAGTGGACAGAATCCACCAACATCTGTTGATACTCCACAACAAATAGGAACTAGAACTGATTGGGGTGCCATATCTACTCCACCAGTGGGTCAATCATATTATGCTTTATCATATGATAAGATCATATATCATTAATACATATTATATAAAGTAAAATAAAAATGGCAGAAGAAGATTTTCACATTAGAAGAGTTATTTCTAATCTTTCAGAATCATTGAAAGAGGTAGAATCGCGTGGTGATGATCCAGAACCTAGTACACCAGCAAAAATAGAGTACTTAGTTACTCAAAATCCAGACGGTAGTTGGACAAGAGAGAAAAGAGTCTACGAGATTTTTGAAACTCCTTTACAGATAAAAAATAAGGAGTTAGAAAGAAGTAAAGAATTAACTAATAATTATAGAGAAATTGCTAAAGCATACGATAAAATTATAAATGATTATAATACACAAATAAATCAGAAAAAGCAAGAAATACTGTCAATTTTTAATAATGCAGTTAGTGAAGGATGTACAATAGAAGATTATTCAACAGATTCTTCACCACTAATTATTGAAGGGGCTTCAGTTGGATTGGGATCTACAATTTATAATGACAAACTTACCATTTCCAGATATTTAAATATAGAAAATTTTGGTATAGATAATTTATTTGAATCAACATCAGAAGAATTGGAAGAAAATTTATTTGGGTATGGGTATGAAACAGAATCTCAACAAAATAGTGGATCTTCAATTGGAAATTTTACAAATTTAACATCTCCATCTGTTGGAGATTGTGTTGGATATGCAAATTCTATAATCACATTATCTTCGGAAATTCAATCTTTAAGATTACAAAGAGATACTCAAATATCAGCAGTAAATACTGTTAAAAATTCTTTGAATGAACAACAATTTGAGGAATGGACTACTAATACAATTAATGATACATCTCAAGAAATCAATGACTTAAAAACTACTATCAGTAATTTTAATAATATTACTGAAAATATTACTTTAGATAATTTATTTTTCTATGTTGACGCATCTAGAAAATACTCAATAAATGTTTCTCTAGACACTAAAACTGGAATTAATAGCATAGTTGGGGTTGAAAATTTAGGATCTGACGGAACTAATCTTATAATTTCAGATATCAATCCAACGTTTGATGACACAGAAGAAAGGGGAAGTTTATGGTTTAATCAATATAATTATAACACTAAATTTTTAGAATCTAGGAAAAATTATGTTGGCAACGATTCTAAAATTGCTATAGGTGATACTTCTTTTAGCATGGAATCTTGGATATATCTAACTGCAGATACTGGATTAACTTCAGATATTAATGGTGGAGGTGCAAGTATTGTGGGCGTTGCCTCTACTGCTGGTTATGGAATGCAAATTTACAAATCTGGTGATGATGTAAAAGTTAATTTTGGATCTAGAGGAGATGATAGTTTAGATAGCTCAAAAATTAATTTAAATACTTGGTATCATATTGTTTCCGTCAAAGAACAAGGAAAAGGATCATCAATTTACATAAATGGAAGTTTAGATACTAGTGATAGAAATGCCACTTTAAATATAATTGATACAGATGAACCTTTACGTATTGGATTTTCTTCCTCTACATATATTCAAAATGTATTTCCAGGAAAAATATCTCTCGTCAGATTGTATTCAAAGGCACTTACCAAAAATGAAGTTGAGAAGAATTTCAACGCCAACAAAGAGAAGTATGGGTACACTTGATCAACTGGCACAATTGACACTCATATCAAGATGCTCTATAATACGTGGGTAATCAAGGGAACCCCCCCATCATGAACAACACTGCTGAGTACGTTGAAGGTATTGTGATTGACATTTGCTCTCGTTCATTCCTTCTTTTGAGTGATCAGGGGGATGAAAAATTTGTTGAATGTGAAACTGTTGATCAGTTTATGAATGTTCTTGAAGTTGTTACTGCCAATCTTGATGAGGATCAAATTGAATATGCAGAGCTTGCAACTACCTGATAAATAATGCAACTATGAAATTTTTTACAGTGCAAGAATGGGAAGAAAACTTTGATGAATTATTTGAAAGAGTTGAAAATGGAGAAACGATAGGTATAGTCAATCAAAAGGGTGATAAAGCTGTGATGATGCCTGCTAATGACGATTTATTGAAGATGTACATCGAAGACAACCACGAAGCACCTTGACAAATCACGACTCTTACCTTATAATTACTACAGCGAGGACTTGAGACGTTCCAACCAAAGGTGCCCAGCGGTTCGGATATACCGAAACCCTGTAGTTGGGAAATAACTCCCTTTGGATATTCGGGGTGGTTCCCGTCTTATTCCGATGTGAAACTGTCAGTATACTGGGTGTAGCGCCCACATAGTATACGGATAAGTCCATCGTCATGGGACTATCGCATATTGGTTAATGCCCACTGCTTATAACGGTGTGAACTGGGTTCAATTCCCAGTAGTCCTATTTGCTATTCGCAAATAGCAAACGCTCCTTTAGCAATCTGGTGAATGCAGCGAACTCATAATTCGCCTAAGGTGTGTTCGATCCACACAAGGAGCATCTAAATACTAAATAATGGGTTTATCCTATGAGTTCTAGTATTAAAATATCTTCCAAGTATTGTTGGTACAATAATGGTAGTATAATTGTAAAAGTATTTTTTGTAAATGGAATTCCATTTACATTCGATGAACTCCCAGATGGTCACCTATATGATTTAGATCTGGTAGAAATTGCAAATTCAAATGAGTCTTACGAGATGGAAGACTTATATAAATCTTCATCATATTTGATAGAAGAAGAGGCACATCCAATGCTATTTCCAGTGGAATTGGACAATCCACAAGACTTACCAGATTTTGAATATATTGACTATGATGGTGTATGAAATAGGGAATAATTACTGAACTAAATAGATCATAGAAATAATTTTGATCCATATACTCCGATGCCTCTTAATAAGTTAGAGAATTTTATCAAGAATTATGAGGGTAGAATTCTATATGTAAATTCCAACGACTTAGATGCTACAGATAGCGTTACCAATCAAGGTAATTCTTTAGCAAAACCATTTAAGACTATTCAGAGAGCGTTGATAGAATCCGCGAGATTCTCCTTTGTTCCTGGCGAAAATAATGATAAGAACGATAGAACAACTATTCTGGTTTTCCCAGGAGATCATATAATTGATAATAGGCCAGGATGGGGAATACTTGATGGTGGTGTTGCCTTAGCTAATGCAAAATCACCTTCTGGTGCTGTTGTTAGCCCTGCATCAAATATATTTGATTTAAGTCTTCAAACTAATTTTGATTTAACGCAAGAAGATAATGCATTATACAAATTCAATAGTGTTAATGGTGGTGTAGTAATACCACGTGGTACTTCTATTGTTGGTTTAGATTTAAGAAAAACAAAAATTAAACCAAAATATGTACCAAATCCAACCGATGATAGTGTACCAACAGCATCAATATTCAGAGTAACTGGTAATTGTTTCTTCTGGAACTTCAGTTTCTTTGATGCTGATTCTTCAGAAGAAGTTTATACTGATAATCAAGTATTTACTGAGGTTTCAGGAAATAAAGCACTCCCAACATTTTCTCACCATAAATTAACTTGTTTTGAATACTGTGATGGTGTAAACATTCCAACTGGTTATGAGCAGACTGACTTGGATATGTATTATGCCAAGTTATCAAATGCATTCAACCAAGCATCTGATAGAGAAATTCCCGAAAGTCAAAAATTCCCATTATTACCAGAAGGATTCTCTAAAATAAGAAGTGAATGGGAAATTGTGGGTGCTTTTGCAACCGATCCTGTTCAAATAACAGATATTTTCTCTGGAGACAGAGCAACAGCAAACTCCACAGTTACTGTTACAACAAACGTTCCTCATGGATTTAGTGTCGATACTCCGATTACAATTCGAGGGGTCAATGTCTTTGATTATAACATTTCAACGGTAGTACAAACAGTACCATCACCAACTACTTTCACATATCAAATACAGGCAGTAAGAAATGATTTATCTGCAGATCCTGGTGGTGATGCTTCAGTTATAATCGATACAGATACTGTAAAAGGTTCTTCTCCATATATTTTCAACTGTTCGTTGAGATCTGTTTGGGGAATGAATGGAATGCACGCTGACGGATCTAAGGCATCTGGATTCCGCTCAATGGTTGTTGCTCAGTTTACTGCAATATCTCTCCAAAAAGATGACAGAGCTTTTGTAAAATATGATCCATTCAGTAAAACTTACTTAGGTGTACCTAGAACTGGTGAAGATGGGTACGAGAATTCAAAGGGTGCTGAATTGTCATCTGGATCAGCACAAACAGATCCGTCTAGGGTATATCACTTAGATGCAGATGCAATTTATAGGAGAGGTTGGGAAACTTCACATATAAGAATGTCTAACGATTCAATCATTCAGGTTGTGTCAGTTTTCGCAATTGGTTTCAATAAACATTTTGTTGCTGAGTCTGGTGGTGATGCTTCAATCACAAACTCCAACTCAAACTTTGGTCAAATTGCATTAAGTGCTGAAGGATTTAAGAAAGAATCCTTTAGTAAAGATAATTATGGATATATCACTTCGATTATTACACCAAAATCAATTAAACGTGTAGAACAATCAACTGACTGGTTAACAATTGATATTGATAAAACTACAAATATAGGTATTTCAAGTCACTTATATCTGTTTGGATTTACAACCTTAGATAATCCACCACCATCACTTGTTTCTGGTGCTAAGGTTGGTGCGAGAGAAGATGAAAACCTTAATTTAATTTTACCTGGTATTGCTCAAACTCTTACCAGTGGTAAAATTTTGATGACAGATAATGTTGTTACACCAACTCAATTATGGTCTGAAGGAACAACTAGTTCTGTTAAAGAATATCAAATATCTCAATATGCACAAGCACCCGATTACCAAACTATTGTAACTTCTAAAATACACAATATTCAAACTGGAGAAAAAATAGTATTTGTTAGTGATACTGGTGAACTTCCAGATAATATTGAACAGGGTGTAGTATATTATGCTATTAGAGGTGCTGGTGTTCAATCTTCACAATTAAAAGTTGCAACATCCTTAACAAATGCAATAAATGGTGTTGCGATAAAAGTAAACGGTGGAGCAAATTTAAGAGTACTGAGTAGAGTTATTGATAAAGATAGTGGGGATTTTGGTCATCCAATTCAATTTGATGAAAACAATTCAAATTGGTTTATTCATGTAGATGCAGCAAACACAATTTATACTAATGTTGTTGATGGTGGACAAGTAGCTTTTGATAATGAACCAAGAACAAATTCTACTTTTGTAAATAGAATTCCCGATCCAAGAAGTTTAGACGAGCGTCTTTATAAGGTTAGAATAGTAGTTCCAAAAGAAGCTCCGAATGCTAAATCTCCAGCAGAAGGATTTGTAATTCAAGAAACAAGCAAAACTGCTGCATTAGAAAATTCAGAATTTACATTATCAAATATTGGTCTGAATAACTTTGATTATAAGAGAAATTATCGATATATTGCAAATATAACTGAAGCAACTGATGTTGTAACTGTTACAACTGAAGTTCCTCATTCACTAAAACTTGGTGATAGAGTCCTTATTAAAAAAGTAAAATCGACAGAAAATACTACTGGATTAGACAATAAAGGATACAATGGTGATTTTATTGTTACAGGAATAACTAATCACAAACAATTTACATATTCAACTACAGATATTAATGGTATAGAGCATAATGTTGGTGTATTTACACAACCAACTGTACGTGATAATAATCTACCTTTCTATGAAAGAAATGATTTACAATCAAACCTCTATATTTATAGAGTTGAAACTATCACTCCATATAGCTTTAATGCTCAAGATGGTGTTTATCATGCTTATGTATTAAAAGCAGATAGAGCTATTCCAAACCATTTTACAGACTATAAGTATAGTCAAAATGTTGTGGACTTATATCCACAACAAGATAGAGATAATATCGATGAAAATCCATCGGCAGCATTCTCGTATGCAAAGAATTCTCCACTTGGTGATGTTGTAACTAATGATCTTAAAAAGAGTATCACAAGAGAAGCATTAGACACTTTAATTAAAGATCTTGGTGGTGCTTTAACTATTGATAGTGTAGGAACATTTGATTCTGCTCAAGGAACTATTGAAATAACATTTGATAGAGAACATGGATTTAATGGTATTAATGGATATACCACAATAACTGGCAATACAGGAAACTCTTTTGCTGAAGGTACATCATATAATGTACGTCTATTAAATCAAAATGCACTTTGGAATGGTGCAACAGCAACTGTTACAGTTAATCAGGGACAAGGTAATATTTCATCCCTTGAAATTTCTGATCATGGATGTGGGTATACAAATAATCAAATTCTTTCCGTAGAAGGATTTAGCCCAGTAACAATAACTGTTACAGATTCATGCATTTCAAAATCCGAAAATGACATATTAGAAATTAGTGGTATAGGAACAGCCTCTGACAATTTATTAAGAATTGCAAGTGTTACTGATACAACAACTGTTGCTGTAGCTAGAACTTCTGGGGATCCAATTATTGTCACTGGACAATATGCAACACAAGTTGGTCCATCTACAATTACTAAAGAAGTTCAATTTGATAGCAGCGTTGGTATAACAACATTTATATTTGAACATGGACATATGATGTCCGTTGGAAATAAATTTAAAATTGTAAATGATGATATTGCAGATTCTTATAATGTTGGAGATTTCTTTGTAAAAGAAGTAGTTGGCGTTCATACATTCACAGCAACTACAACTAACTCTATTGGTACAGGAAATACCCATAGAATTATGAGATATGCATTTAATGCAAATGATGCATTATCAAATGCTTCTAATGAAAATATAGGATCTAGAGGACACCACATCTATGATGGTGATTATGCAATCTTAAAGGAAGATGTTAGTGCTATTGATTCGTCTGGAACTGCAACTTTTGCAATTGAAACTGCCAATGCTGGTATTGGAACAGTAACTAGATTTGATTTGGGTAGTTATATCTTAATTAATAGTGAAATAATGAGAATATCCAGTGATTCTCTTTCTGGATCTGGAAATGACAAAGTTACTGCAATTAGAGGATATTTTGGTACAACTAAAGATAATCACAAAGAAGGTGCTTTGATTAAAAAGATCAAAGTAATGCCTATTGAATTAAGAAGACCTTCTATTCTTAGAGCATCTGGACATACATTTGAATATCTTGGTTTTGGACCTGGTAACTATTCAACAGGATTACCACAGATTCAAGTAAAAACACTCACAGATCGTGAAGATTACTTAGCACAATCCCAAGAAAGATCTGGTGGTTCTGCTCTTTATACTGGAATGAACAGTGATGGTGACTTTTTCATCGGTAATACCAAACTTAATGCACAATCTGGTGAGGAAGAAAGTTTTGATATACCAGTTGCGACAGTAACAGGTCAAGATCCATCGAGATTGAGCGTTCTCTACGATGAAGCAATTATCAGAGAGCGTATTGTTGTTGAAGGTGGTAAATCTAAACAAATCTTATCACAGTTTGATGGACCAGTCAACTTTAGTGAGAATGTAATTTATAATAGTGAACAAGTAAAGGTAAATGCTTTATTAGTTACTTCTGGATTAGTTAGATTTAATAATATAACTGAATCGGAAAGCAATAGTACTGGTTCCGTTGTAATGAGAGGTGGTCTTGGAGTTCTTAAGAACTTAAATGTTGGTGGCAATTTAGTTGTTACTGGAATTACAACGTTTGACGGTGATGTTACATTCAATAAGGGATTAATCCCAGAAAGTATTGAAAGTGCATATATTGGAACTGAAGGAAGGCCGTGGTCACAAGCATGGATTGGTGGTATTGGTATTGCTACAGAAGGTGTACCAGGGGGAACTGAACCAGAAGATAGACTTATTAATGGATGGACTGGTGATCTTTTACTCACATCATCTGCTGGTATTGTTTCCGTAACTGATGATTTAACTGTTGGAAACTACTTATTAGTAAAAGAAAATTCTGGATTTACTGGAGTTGCTACTTTCGGATCAGATTTATTACCAGCAATAGCAGCACCAAATACCGCTGATGGTAGAGAAGATGATGATGTTGGTGTAGGTATAGGAAGCACAGGAATTGCATTTAGAGATGCACACATTGGCGCAGTTCAAGTAGGTTATAGTAGTGTTAATACTATTGATACTTCTGCAAGTGATTTGATTTTAGATTCTTCCACCGATGAAGTTTATGTTGATAGTAATTTAACTGTTAACAAAGTTCTTACCGTTATTGAAGGATCAACTTTCACTCAGGAAGCAATTTTTGACCAAAATATTCTACCAAGAAATGATGATCCTGCACTAAATTCTTCAGTAGGTTCTAATCAAAAGAGATGGTCTGCTGCATATATTGATGCAGTAGAAATTGGAGTAGGAAAAACAAATCAAATCTATGGTGGTCATAATTCAGATCTCATCTTAGATTCGGATACAAATAAAGTACATGTTGAGTCCAGACTGTTTGTTGATAATGATTCCGAATTCTCTGGTATTGTAACTGTTAAGAAGTCAATTCAACCAAATAGTTCGGCGGGTGAGGGTGCTTGTGGTATTGGATCAACTGATAGGAGATTTACTGAAGCATTTATTGATGATATCCAAATTGGATGGAATGGAACAGCAGAAATAGATACTAGAACTGGTAATCTTACGTTAGATTCTGAAGGTGGAACTGTTGAAGTTGATGATCATTTAGATGTTAATGAAACTCTTAATGTTGATGGACAATCCGAATTTACTGGTATAGTAACATTCAAAGCTGGTATTTTACCAGATGTTGAAGATGGTGCTTATATTGGAAGTGCCGATAAGCCATTTGAAAAAGCATGGATAGGTGAAATTGGAATTGGAACAACGGCCGTTGGTGAAAGTAACATTACTGGAAATAGTATTGTTTCTAGAGATGGTTTCCTGTACTTAGATTCTGAAGGTGGAAGAGTTGTAGTTGAAGATACATTAGATGTTTCTGAAAGATTGCTTCTTTCGGGAACATCAGACATGACTGGTATTGTAACTATCAGAGCTGGTCTTGTTCCACATTCAAACAAGAGTTGTGGTCTTGCAACGGTTGGAAAAGCATTCAGTCATGCACATATTGGTGATTTAGAAATAGCTTTAGGTACAACAAATGGTGTTACTGAACAAACAATAACCACAAGAACTGGTTCTTTATACCTTTCAGCAAATGCAGCAACAGATGATGTTGTTTCTGAAAGAGATTTCACCGTACAGAAAAAATTAAAAGTAGATGAAACTTCTGTTCTCACAGGAATAGTTAGTGTTACTAATGGTATTTGGCCAACTACAACACTTACAGGAACTCTTGGAACAGATGTTAAACCATTTAAATCTGCATTTATTGGTCAAATCTCTATTGGAGCAACTGATACTGGAATAGATGGTGGTGATGGTGCTAATGTAATTACAACAGAAGAAGCAAATACGAGATTATTCTTGGACTCTACTGCTGGAACAGTCCAAATAAGGGATAATCTTGAAGTTGATGGAACATCAAAATTTGATCAACAAGTAGACTTTAGAGCTAATGCTATTGTTCATACACAAATTCTACCCGATGCAGATAAAGGTGCTTCACTTGGTGCAGCAGATAAAGCATTTAGTCAAGGACACTTTGGCAATATTAGTATTGCTGGTGGTGTAGATACTCAAAATGATGATGATAACTTAATCTATGCTACAGATAATGAGTTAAAACTTGATGCTGCTAATGGAAAAGTTGATATTTTAAATGATCTTGAAGTTAGTAGAAATGCTGATTTTGTAAATGAATCTGGATTTACAACATTCAGAGGATCAGTTTATTTTAGAAATGCAATTCTCCCACTTGCTAATGAAGGTAGTGGACTTGGTAATGAAGATCTAGCTTTTAATGATGCATACATTGATGAAATTATCATTGATGAAAATAAAATTAGATCGAGAGTGGATGGAGAAGGTATTGGTCAAAATTTAAGACTGGAACCATCTAGTGGTATTGTTGATATTCAATATGATGCTACACTTGGTAGAGATCTTAGTGTAACAGGAATTACTACATTAACTGGTGATGTTAACTTTGATGGTAACTTGATACCAGTAACTGATAGTTCAATAATAGGAACTGCAAATACTGCATTTGGAGCAGCATATATTGATGATATAGTATTGGATGGACATAAACTTTCCGTTGCTACTGCTGATACAAATCTTGAACTTCAAGCAGGAAGTGGAACAGGTGTAATTGATTTCAAATCAGAAGTTGAACTTAGTAGTGCAAAACTGACAGGTAATATAACATTAGAGAATTCTACTCTATATGTTAACAATGCCTCAGAACAAGCACAAATTACACTTTCTCCAACTGCTGTAGATATTAAGCAAGATGTAACTATATCAGATACTTTATCTGTAGAAAAAGTAACCATTACTGGATTGGATGGTACTAATGTTAGAACTGCTGCATTCTTACAAGTTGGAGCATCAAATGCTACACTTGCAAGTAGCAGTAAAACAACTGGAGCTTTAGTAGTTTATGGTGGAGCAGGTATTAATGGAACAGTATATGCATCCAATATTAATGCTTCAACTTCACAATCAACTCTTCATTCATTATCAGTTACCAATAGTGGTTCATACGATGGTAATTTGACTGTTAATGGCACATTAGTTGCAAATGGAGGTATTACTGGTACTGTTCAATTTGCTAATAGAGCAACTAATGTTGCGGGTGGAGCAGCAGGAAGAATACTTTATCAATCAGGATCGAATGTAACAACTAATAGTGCCAGTTTAGTATTCTATACCAGTGGATCAACAAAAGAATTACGTGTTGGTGGTGATATTGTTGCATTCTATAGTTCAGATGAAAGATTCAAGGATAATATCAAGAAAATTGATAATCCTTTAGAGAAAGTTCTTTCTATTGGTGGATACACATTTGATTGGAATGAAAAATCTGGTAAAAAAGATTATGGTTCAGAAACAGGTGTTATTGCACAAGAAATTGAAAAACTTGGATTACCTGGAGTAGTTGAAACCAGAGAAGATGGTCATCTTGCAGTTCGTTATGACAAACTTGTTCCACTGTTAATTGAGTCAATTAAAGAACTCAACAATAAAGTTGAGGAATTACAAAATCGATTCGATAAATAACTAAAACGGATTAGCAGCTAAATCTAGAAATGCCAAATTATAATAAGTCATTTAACTTTAGAAATGGCGTCCAGGTTGATGAAGATAACTTTTTCGTTAATTCAACGGGAAATATTGGAATAGGGACCACTATTCCAAGATCAACACTGGACTTGCGTGGTGATTTAACAGTAAGTGGTTTTACAACATCAGCAACCTCTTATAGCGGAATTGGATCATTTGGAACTTTATTTTTAGGTAGTGACATTCAACTGGATTCCGAATCTGGTATTATCACTGCTGCTAGTTTCTATGGAGATGGATCTACTTTAGATAACTTACCAGGATCTAAATGGATATCAGTAGATCCTCAAAATGCTAGTGATGCCATTTATTCAACAGCTGCGGGAGATGGTGTTGTTGGTGTGGCAACAACAAATCCATCACCAACTAAAAGATATGCATTTCAGGTTGGTGAAGAACCAGAAGATGCTGATCCAAATATAATATTATCTGGTGGTGTTGGAATTACTTCCAATGGATATATTAATGCAACTGGTATTATAACAGCAACTGAAGGATTTAGTGGACCAGGGGGACAAATTACTGGTATTAATGCTAGTAATGTTGCGTCTGGAACACTGAATACTGCAGTTTTACCAACTCAAATCAATATAGTCGGTGTAGCAACTATTAGTGATGTTGTTGTTGGTAATGGAGCAACAGTTGCTGGTGTATCTACATTTACAGATCAAGGATTAACTGCAAAGAATGTAACCGCTGCCGCATTTACTGGAGGAACAATATATTCAGATTCGGTAGTAACAATTGATCAGACAACTGGATATATTAATTTTACAAATGGTGGTGGTATTAGAGTTTCTGATCAAGTTGGTGCTGGTGGCAGCTTCTTAGTTGCAGATTCAACTGGTGGACTTGTTTGGGCTAGTGATTTAACTCTTGGTGGTATTGCAACAGTAGGATTTTTAACAGCTAGACAAATATTTTCAAGAGGAATTACTACTACGAGTACTCTTGATGTTACAACTAGTGCAGATATTGCAACTCTGAATGTAGGAAAGATAGTTTCTAACATACCAGCACAAACAAATGAAATTACTAGAATTACTTCTGGTATAATTACTACAACTGATTTTAATGCAACTACTTCCGATATTGGTGTAGGAGAAGGAACATCTCTTGATTTAGAAAGATTGGATGTTAGTGGCATTGGAACTGTTGCAAATTTACATGCAGGTAATATTAGAATTAATGTAGAAACTGATAAAATAACTTCAGAATCAACATCTCTTCAAATTGGAGGAGAAGATGATACTGTAACTGTTGGTAATGATCTCGTAGTTAGTGGTACATCTAAATTTACAGGTATTGCAACATTTGGGGCAGGCATAGCAGCAAATACAAACAATACTGGTAGTATTGGTGCAGAAGGAAAGTCATTTGGAGAAGCATTTATAGGATCTATTGGTATTGCCACAGATAATGATACCAAAATTGATACTTTAACTGGAGACTTAAATCTTGACGCAGATAGTGGAAAAGTAAATGTTAAGGTTTCTTTAGAGGTTGATAAGTCTCTTATTGTAGAGGAAACATCAAGATTTACTGGAATATCTTCTTATGAAGCAGATTTAATTCCTTTCAGTAATCAAGGTGCTTCTTTAGGATCTTCTACCAATAAGTTTGGTGCAGCACATATTGATAATATTACAATAGGTGAAACAGATGCTCAAGAGATAAAAACTTCTACTGGAGATTTAAAACTATCTACAGCAAATGCAGGTAAAGTATCAATTAGTACAAATACTACAATTGATTATCAATTAACCACCAAAAATTTAACTGTTAGTGCAGCTTCTAGTATTGGTGGTGATATTGTTCCAATTGAAGGAACAGATCCTGCACCAAATTTGGGTGCGAGTGGAAGAATTTTTGGTTCTGCATATATTGGTAATACTAAAATTGGTGCATCAGATCAGAACACAATAGATACGTCTTCTGGAGCTTTAAATTTAGATGCTAATAGTAATTTGGTTCATGTAAAATCTAACTTGGAAGTTGATAATCACTTACAAGTTGATCAGGGTGCTACTTTATCTGGAATTTCAACAATTGTTACTGGATTAAAGGCAGATAGTGATAAAGGTGCATATATTGGCGCATCAGATAAAGCTTTTAGTGCAGCATATATTAATGAATTAACAATTGGTGTTTCTGGAAATACTGGTTTAGTTAGTACGAGAACTGGTGATTTAACATTAGATTCATTTAGTGGAACGACTGATATTAAAGGAGACGTAACTGTAGCTGGAGAACTTACCGTTAGTGGACTATCAACATCAAGTGTTAACGGTGATCTTGAAGTAAATGGGGATGTTTTTCCAAAACTTAATACAGATGTTAGTATTGGAAAAACAACAAAGAGATATGCAGCAGCATATATTGATGATATCCAAATTGGACACAGTGGTCAAGGAACAATTGATACAAGAACTGGCAATCTTACGTTAGATGCTCAGGGTGGTACCGTAGATTTAAATGCCAATTTAGATGTACAGGATCGTCTTATTGTTGGTGGATCTGCTGATATATCAGGTATTACAACTTTTAGGTCAAAAATTCTTCCCAACACAGATGCTTCGAGTGATACAACACTTGGAGCATCAGATAAAGCGATTGGAAAGGCATATGTTGGTGATGTACAAATTGCAGATAATACTGCAAATGTTATTAATACGAGATCTGGTAATTTAGTTTTAGATTCTACTGGTGGTACTGTTAATATACAAGATCAATTAGATGTAGATGAACATGCAACATTTGATAAAGGAATAACAGTTACTGGAGTTTCTACATATACGGGTAATTTATTAGCATCCACAGATGAAGGTGCTAATATTGGTTCTCCAACAAAAAGATTTAATGAGGGATATTTCTCTAATCTAACTCTTGGTGTTGATGGTGAACATATACTTGGATCTACAGTAGTTAATCTTGGAATAGGAACTGTTGGAAATATGGTTTCTGTTGGTGGAACATTAACAGTAACTGGAAAATTAACTGCAAATGTAGAAAGTAATTTAGGTGGTAAAACTGAATTTGGCACTGGTTTAGTTCCAACTTCTGATGTTGGAAGTTATATTGGAACTACTGGAAAGAGATTCTCCGAAGCTCACATTGGAAATATAAAAATTGCTCAAACAGATGACCAAACAATTTCAACTAAATCTGGTGAATTAAAACTCACATCAACAGGTGTTGCTGCAACAACTAGAGTTCTTAATAATTTAACTGTTGATAAAACTTTAACTGTTACTGAATTATCAAAATTTAGTGGAATTGGATCATTTGTTGATGGATTAATACCAACAGCATCAAAGGGAGCTTACTTAGGATTAACTGGTTTTGAGTGGTCGGAAGCTCATGTGGATGATATTACACTTGGTGTTGATTCACCAACAACAATTAATACTATACAATCAGATTTAGTTTTAGATGCAAATACTAATCTTGTTGTAGTAAATGCTAAACTTTCAGTTGGATCTGGATTAACAGTCAGTGGTGATATTGATGCTGGTCCACTTTATGTAGATGATACTAATAATCGAATTGGTGTTGGAACAACAGCACCAACAGTAGATTTAGAAGTTTTTGCAGATGGAAATGATTCCACTTTACGAATCAATTCTTTAGACGATAGTTCATCTCCGATTTTGAGTTTAAAATCTGGATCTAAAGAAGCAGTATTGAAAATGAATGATGATGGTAATAGTGAATTACTGATATCAAATACAACTACTGGTCCAATCATAATAAATCTTGAGGATAATACAATTAATGGTATCAATACTGGTAATTTTGTATTGAGACATAAAACAGATGATTTGCTGACTGTAACATATGAGGGATCGGTTGGTATTGGAAGTGATATACCTAAAGAAACATTTGATGTTGTTGGTACATCAACTGTTTCTGGTAATTCTTTCGTTGGTGGTAATTTAGAAGTTGATGGTGATATTAGTTTTAATGGTACACTTAACTATACTGTCCCAGATGGTGAAAACTTAAGTCTTGGTATTGTAACAACAGGCAGACTTAGAGTTGGTTCATCAGGTACGTTTACCGCAGAATCTGCAGCATATTTTGAAGATGATATTTTCTTACATGAAAATGCATCTATAAGGTCACGTGTAACTGGTGCTGCCGTTTCTATCAGTCAATTAAGAGTTTTAAATGACTCGGAATTCACTGGTGTATCTACATTTAGTGCTGAAATAAATGTATTTAATAACTCATCTATTATATTATACAATGATGCAACAGTTGCAGCTGCTACAACCTTTGTATCAATAGAACCAAATAGAATTGGTGTTGAAGAACTAGTTGCAACTGAAGTAGATTCTACATTAGTTACTGCTGATAGTATTCAGGTTGGAATCACAACTATTTCCGAATATGTTGATTTAAATGGTGATCTTGAAGTAAGTGGTATTGTTACCACTACAGGTACTAGAGTTTCTTTGGGTGGAACAATATATGGACCTGATGGTGAATTGTTTATTGGTGGTTCAAACACTGTTCAACCATTTGTTGGAATTGGAACCACTACAAAAATCAATGCAGTAAATTTATATAATGATAAACTTTCACTCTTAGGAAATTTAATCGTTGGTGTAGGAACAACAGCTGTTGATGCTAATAGTGAAACATATAGTGCTCCTCTTGGATCTCCTGTAGATGTTTTAGGTGGTGGATTTAGTATTCTTGATAAAAATATCTATACTCAGAATTCAAATATTTTCCTTGATATTGGAACAAAAATAGAATTTAGAAACAACACAAATCATAATGTGAGATCTATACTTGATAGGTATGGACATGTGATGCTTGGTATTGGAACAAATAATCCAGCTGGTGCTGTTGATTTTAGATTTGCTGGACATGGTGTTAACGATAGTGCTGTTGGTGCTTATGCTAATGAAGTCAGATATATGTTACCACCACAAGTTGATGATGATACAGCAAGAGCAGGATTATCTACTGTTGCTGGAGCGATGATATTTAATGTTGGTGCTGGTAAACATCAAGCATACGACGGATCTACATGGCATGATCTTTATTGATAAAGGGGCTTGACAAGGTGCTCTACCGTTGCTAGAGTGCCTTTGTTAAGGTTAAAGAGAAAGCTTTAGCTTTAATTAAATTCTTAAAGGGAGACCGTTTGGTTTCCCTTTTCTGCTATAATAACCCTATTCTGAGTTCCTAGAAGACTCCCAATGGCAACGAACATTTATTTTATTGGTCAAAAAGATAAACCTAACTGGTTTGGTGTTGGTGAGACTAAAGGTCCTCTGATGATTGAGGAGTATGGTATTCCTCGTCGTGGTTCTGATTACAACAAGTCAAGAGATGCTTGTGTTGTCTATACTGAAATATCTTTTTGGAAAAACGTTTCAACTCGTAATGATATTGATGTAAAGCATGACAAAATAATTCATGATTGGTTGGAAACTATTCCTGGTATTACCAAAGTAGGCACAGAATCATTTATAATTAACGCATATGGTTTGGGTATTGGTCTGACCCATGAAAAGATTGCTTATATGATTGAGCAGGAGTTTTTCCCCAAAACACCTAAGACCAAGAAAGATCTGACTCTCAAAAAGCATCAGCAAGAGTTTGTCAATAAAATCCTCTCTACTTGGGAAGAGTGGAAAGAGTTTCTGCTGTTTGCTAAGTGCCGTGCTGGTAAATCCATTATGGTTCTGTCAGCAATCGCACGAAAAGGTGTCAAGGTAAGTCTGATTGTTT